CAATAATCATACACCTCTTATTTCCAAAACCACGTGGAATATTATTTGCAACAATTCTGAGTTTTTAGAAAAAACAGTATCAGAACATTCTAAAAATGATTTTTATTTTGACTACTTTGGTTTCAAAACACTAGAACGCGCTTATCTTATGAGAATAAACGGTGTAGTACAAGAACGCCCTCAATATATGTGGATGCGTGTATCGATTGGAATACACGGAGATGATATGAAGAAGGTATACAATACGTTTGTTTTGATGTCTGAAAAATATTTTACTCACGCTACTCCTACTCTTTTTAATGCCGGTACTCAACGTCCACAGTTAAGTTCATGTTATCTTATTGCAATGGAAAATGATAGTTTGGATGGAATATTTAATACCCTTAAAGAGTGTGCAAATATATCAAAATGGGCTGGAGGTATCGGTCTTCACATTCATAATATACGGGCTTCGGGTAGTTTAATTCGCGGAACAAACGGAATGTCTACAGGAATTGTACCAATGCTTCGTGTATTTAATAATACCGCTCGTTATATTGATCAAGGAGGGCGACGAAATGGAAGTTTTGCTATTTACTTGGAACCATGGCATTCTGATGTCCTCGATTTTCTAGAACTGAAAAAAAATCAGGGCGACGAAGAAACAAAGGCCAGAGATCTTTTTTATTCGCTGTGGATACCAGATCTTTTTATGGAAAAAATTAAAACAAATGAAGATTGGTGTCTTTTCTGCCCCGATGAATGTCCAGGATTAGCCGATGTATGTGGTGCTGAATTTAAAAAATTATACGAAACATATGAATCACAAGGAAAATATAAACGCAAAATAAAATCTCGTGACCTTTGGTTTAAAATTCTAGATAGTCAAATGGAAACCGGAACACCGTATTTATGTTATAAAGATGCGTCAAATATGAAAAGTAATCAAAAAAATTTAGGGGTTATCAAGAGTTCAAACTTATGTACAGAAATTATCCAATATTCTGACAAAGATGAAACAGCCGTTTGCAATCTTGCAAGTATTGCACTTAACCGATTTGTTGCTGTGAATCCAGATACTAGTAAACCATATTTTGATTATAATAAACTACATTCTGTTGTTCGCGTTGTTACTCAAAACTTAAATCGCGTTATTGATGTAAACTATTATCCTACCGATAAAACACGCGTAAGTAATATGCGTCACAGACCTATTGGCATTGGTGTACAAGGATTGGCTGATGTATTTTTCATGATGAATATTGCTTTTTATAGCGAAGATGCATTGAATATTAATAGAATGATTTTTGAAACTATATATCATGCTGCTCTACTTGAGTCAAATGAAATATCCAAAGAAAGAGCTATTTATTTTGCATCAAACCCTGTAACTTCGGTATATGCAAATGATAACAAAGAATTTCAAAATAATACAAAATTTATTCTTACACACGAAGAAGAAGAAAAATTAAAACATAAACCAGATTTATTAGGTTGTTATTCATCATTTATAGGTTCACCTACATCTGAAGGGATTTTCCAATTTGATATGTGGAATATCCAGCCTATTCCTGGAAGATATGACTGGGCACACTTACGTAAACAAATTATTCAATACGGGTTGCGTAATTCTTTGCTCGTTGCTCCCATGCCTACCGCAAGTACATCGCAAATATTAGGAAATAATGAATGCTTTGAACCAATTACAAGTAATATTTATATGCGTAGAACCTTGGCAGGAGAATTTATTATGATTAACAAATATCTTATAAATGAGTTTTTAGAACTTGGAATCTGGAATGAAAAAATAAAAAATAATATTATTGCAAATCGCGGAAGCATTCAACAGCTTACCAATATTCCTGGGTTAACAGATCATATAAAAAATAAATATAAAACAGTATGGGAAATCCCAATGAAACATTTAATTGATATGTCAGCAGAACGTGGTGCATTTATTTGCCAGAGTCAAAGTCTCAATTTATGGTTAGAAGAGCCAAATTATAATACGCTGACATCTATGCATTTTTATGCATGGAGTAGAGGACTTAAAACAGGTATATATTATTTGCGTAGAAAACCAAAACACCAAGCTCAACAATTTACTATTGAACCCGAAAATCATAGCTCTGATAAAAATAAAGATACAGTAAATGATGACAATGAATTTAATTCATATGTTCAAGGTAATTCTCACAATACTAGTAATCCGAGTACTATAACTAACTCTGATGATAATGTATGCGAAATGTGTTCAGCATAGGAGCGTGAGTGTGGTAAACATTAGCAACAATTTTCACGAAATAATATTCGAAAATGTCTTGAATCAAGAGATAAATCCACGCTGTGCGCGAGTTTGCAGTAACATTTTAGTGTAATAATTGTGTCAGCTAGCGAGTTGTGTAAATTTTGCGGAGCAGGAATGCCAGGAAACAAATGAGCATATAATTCCATTAATTTGGGGAACTTGAAACCTTTTTCGCCATTTGAAAATGTGTGATCAATTTTGCAAATATCTTTGCTATTTTTCATAGTACAATAGTCTGCTGGAAAATTCATTCTTATATTGTTTCGAATACCTTCGACTATTATAAATCTTTTATCGAACGATACATTGTGTCCAACACATAAATCAACTTTACCAAGTGCATCGCGCACACGAACCAGCGCCTCTTGAATTGCTACACCCTTTTTATTCATCATTTCTCGAGTAATTCCATGAATACCTTCGGAAACAGGGTCTACAATAACCCACGGATTCAAATTTATATATGTATCATATGTGTCATCTAGTTCTCCCGTTTCGGTATTAAATATTATAAAACTTATTTGCATGACATGAGGCCATTTGTCGGTATCGTATATTGAAGGGTTGCGTTCCTTAGGTAATCCAGATGTTTCAGTGTCGAAAACGAAAACTTTCATTTTTTTTTGTTGTTTGATGCTTGTTTGTTGCGAAACCTTTTATAAGGTTATCTTTTTTGAATGGTGTATATACTATATACATATATATACACCATTATCATTTCAATTTATTAATCTGTGATAATTATTTTGTAAAAATATTGTACTACATTATTTTTTGATCACGAAAATTCTCTACATATTCCAAAACTTTTACGGTGCCATTTACTAATACCATGTTCTTTTATACCATCCATGTGTTTTTTTGTACCATATCCTTTATTACTTATTAAATCATATTTTATATTTAAATCTGCGTGTTCTTTGCACATTTCATGTATATATTCATCGCGTGATACTTTCGCAAGAATAGATGCAGCCGCAATTGCTGCGTACTTATTATCACCACCTTCTATACACAAATGTGGTATTTGTATATATGATTCATTTGATAGTTTCATCATAGGTATAAAATCATTTCCATCTATTAACAAATATACTTTTTCGGATGTAGTTTTTAATTTTATAATAACATCATTGATTGCTTTGTGCATACAATCAATAGTTGCACGACGAATATTTGATTTATCAATCTCATCGTGTTCTGCATATACTACGCTCCATGCAATTGCATTTTTTTTAATATACTCAGCAACTTCTTTTATTTTTTTCTCGGAATGAAATTTTTTACTATCTTTCATTTTTGAAAAATCAAATTTATTATGATCTTTAGGTAAAACAACTGCTCCAATATATACACGCCCAAACATAGGACCGCGTCCTGCTTCGTCTACACCTATTTCTATAAACGGATTAGAATAATCCACTTTAGTTTCATCGTTATTGCTATTTTCAAAATGTGATTTTTTTAATAATGTAGGGATATTTTTTATTTTTTTATTTAATTTTTCATCATTTGGTTGTTCAACATCTTTTTCTTTTAGGTGATCTATTTTTTTCTCCACTTTTGAATCTTTTGTATTACCATTTTCAGTTGATTGTGTTTTTGGCATAATAAAAGTAACTTCCGTTTATGTTTTAATTATATAGAATAATATCTAATCAATTTTTTATATTTTAAATATTTAAAATATTTTAATATATTTTTATAGTATATAACAGCACATATACATGAGGCTTACAAAATTTCACATATTTGTACTAATTTTACTAGCTTTGATTTTGTGTCCAACTTTTGGCGTATGTTATAGAGAAGGGTATGAAATGCGTTACCCAACAGATAATACTACTTTTACGGGTTCAAGAACATTTAGTAGTTATGGTGGTAAAGGTGGATACGACAGGGCAGTTACTAAGGGTACTACACAGGCAGATTACTCTGTGCAACAGTCCCCATCCGGTAACAGTTACACTGTAGATCAAACAACATACAGTGGCGGTCGTGATAAAGGAGGTGTTTGGGGGTGGATTACAGGTATTTTTCGTTAAATTTAAAAATAGTAAATAACAGAACACAATATAATATATTGAATTGTTTAGTTAAACGTCTATTATTTTATAATGATTCATTACAATATTATAAAATAAACTTTTTTCCATATATATAATATATTTAATATGAAACTAACAAAACTTCATGTATTTCTCATATTATTAGTTGCTCTTACTTTATGTTATACTTTAGGTATGTGTAATAAAGAAGGATTTACAAAATCATCAAAAAGCCCTGACAATTTTGTTCGTCATCCTGTCGGAGAAACATATCGTCATGGATATTCAGACTATTATGCAAATGAGGATGATGCAACTGTATCTGCAACAAACGAATCAAAAGGGCTTCCTGACTTTTATCGTAATAAATATTATAATCCCAACGATAGATCACACGGTGGTTCCCGACGACAGTATAATAATGATAATAACGGTGATTATAATAATGATGATGAGATGAATGGTGGCGATGAAAATGATCCATCAGATATGATAACATCCTCATTCAAGCATACAAAATATAATAAAGCATATAATACTTCTTCTCGACGCGAAAAAACAAATAATAACATGTATGACTCTGTATCTCAAGGTGCTATGAATGGATCAATGTATTCGAATTCAAATTCGGGATCTGATTCGTCTAATGGGTCTAATGGGTCTAATGGGTCTAATGGAATTACGCGTGACCAAATCCCAAATGGTCAAGAAGACATGTACATTCTTAAGTCTCAAATTGTAGCACCAGTATGTCCCGCATGCCCTCCACCTCCCGCTATAAAATGTGATAATATAGGAAAGAAATGTCCTCCATGTCCACCATGTGCAAGATGCCCTGAACCCGCATTTGAATGCAAAAAGGTACCAAACTATAGTAGTTCAAGCTTAATGGGACAATTGCCTATCCCATGGGCTGATAAATTATAAATAAAATAATATTAATAATTATTGAATACTTATTATATCTATCTATTGTTATATTTCATAATTTGATAGTAAATATTATTATTAACAGGCATTGTTAATCTGTTAATAATATTTGTATTTTTATTATTTTGAATTTCTTAATTTCTCACGCTTCTCCTGTAAGCCTCATTTTATAATTCTCCCGTTTATTTAGCCTTACACTTACCCTGATCTTTCTGACTGTTATCCAATACATCGGATTTCACTTTTATACATTTATTATCAACTACAAATGATGGTGTTTTTTCTTCTTGCGGTACTATTTGAATAACACATTTTGCTTTCTTACCGTATAGTGGTTCGGTACATCCTTTCTCTTTATTTTTACGCGTTTTATTAAATTTGAATAGTTTAAGACCATCATTTTGTGTACAACGTGATCTAAAATGTTCGTATCTTTCTCTTACATCACAATATGAAAGACCCGATTTTTTACCCAACATTCTATTTACCATTTCATGTAAGTTGTATATGTATTTTGAAAATGTATCCCGACTTTTCATATGACACGATTTTATCGGATATGCTTTAAAATTGTTTTTTAAATTTATTCTACAATATTTACATGGAAGAACATTTGATAAATTTTCTACAAACTCTTTGTAATGTTTTTTATTTTCTTTTGTAGGATTTACAGGATAATTAAAACTAATTGTATGTAATAAATGCCACGCAGCGGGTCCCCAAACGGTAGTTAACATTCCATCTCCGCTCATATAATCTTTACGAGTAAATGTATATTTTTTAGTTTTACCGAGTTTAAAACGCTTAGTTTTGAACCGATTTTTAATTGTTTTATTATGATATATTCTTTTTTTTAATGTTTGAATCATTTTATGTATATTATTATATAGATATATAAAAATATACCAACATTAAAAATGTTAACAACTACACTTGAAATAATGAATAATTTTTTTGACTCTACAAAAAATACAATATACTTTATGTTTCTAGGATTTATTCTTATTTTAGTAACTTTCGGAACAAGTATTAAAAATAGTGGATTTTTAACGCTGATTATGAAAATAGGAATAGTCGGAATATATTTGTACGCATTTAATATTCTCTATAACTCTCTTAAAAATATATTTAATATTAATGGACTATTCGTAGATCAATCTATGTCTAAAATACGTACATTCTTTTTATTATATGTAGCATTTGCTTTTTTTATTATTATTTTAGTGGCATATATTTTATATACTATATTATTCTGATCACGCGTGTGCTTTTACACCTTTTCTCATTTAAAATGCCCAATTTATATAGAAATATTACACAAATAAATAATACTTGAAATAATAAAAACTATTGCGTTAAATATATCAAAATTAAATATAAATAAATTATATATATGTCAAAACTTTATACAAATTATTTTTACAATACTTATTCTAAAAATATTTATTCTCAAAATGGTGAAGATGGAATAGTAGAAGAGCTTCTAAAAAGATTAAATATAAATAATGGATCAGTGGTTGAATTTGGAGCATGGGATGGTATTTACTTATCAAATACTTTCAATTTAGTTAAAAGGGGTTTCAATGCCGTGTTTATTGAAGGAGATGTAAATAGATATAATGATTTATTGAAAACAGTAAACGAATATAATAATATAATTCCTATAAACGCATTTGTTGATTATAAAGATACTCAAAATTCTTTAGATAATTTATTGAATAAAACAAATATACCAATTGATTTTGATATATTATCTATAGATATTGACTCCTATGATTATCAAATTTGGAAAAGTTTAAAAAAATATAAACCAAAAATAGTTATAATTGAAATAAATTCTTCTATTAATACTGATGATAATAATTATATTCATGATTCTGATAAATATTTTGGAACAGGATTTAAACCAACATTTGATTTAGGAATTGAAAAAGGATATAAATTTATTTTACATACAGGTAATATGTTTTTTATTAGAAATGATTTATTTGATAAATTAAATATTCATTACGATAATCCTCTTGAAAACTTTAGAACTAATTGGGGTGGTAGATAAATATATAAAATAATTATGATGTGGGCGTTTTCAATGAGAAAAGGTGTAATATAACTTCATAATATTCGTTATCGCATATAAAATTTTGTATTTTTATATCTATCAACTTTCCATCACAGCATCGTACAAGCATAATAGTTTGATAACTATTATTGTTAAATATATCTTATATTCATATTCAATATATATATTTAAATAGTTTGTTAATATTTAGTAGATATGCATTTTGAATAAATAAATATAATATTCAATATTAAACATTCGTTTATTTTGCCAAACATATTTAATCTTTAAATATATATAATATAAATATGACCGAGACAGTTTTCAAGTTTAAAAAGGTAATTAGTTCTCTACCAACCATAACTAGATTTATTGTCATTGCGGGGTTTGCTGCTATTCTCATAGCATGTGCTTATTATATTTACAAAACATATATTGCTCCAACATCTGATCGTTCCTACGTAGAGGGATACGCTAATGGCATGGATATGAGATCTCAAGAACAAGATCCTGATATTGTTACGTTGTATTTTTTCGGTGTTGAATGGTGTCCTCATTGTAAACACGCTAAACCTGCATGGGATGAGTTAGTTAGCGAATATGAAGGTAAAACGCTTAATGGTAAAACAGTAAATTTTGTAAAAGTAGATTGTGATAAAGATTCAGAACTTGCAGATAAATATGAAGTAACAGGTTATCCTACGATTAAATTAGATACTGGTTCAAATGTAGTTGAGTTTAAGTCTAAGCCTGAAAAACCTACACTTGTAGAATTTCTTAAAAGTTCATTATAATCGTGTATTATAACGTTTCGTATTAATATATGAATTTCGTAATTTCTCCCGCTTCTCACATATCATTCATTTTCCGATTCTCTAAAATATTGTCATCTAAAGTCTCTACTAACAACATGTACTCTTGTATATTGAATGTTATCGTGTATATGTATATACAATAACATTATTTGGGGTTATTTAGTATTTTAGGTTTCGTCTACATCTTGATGTATATTATCTTTAATAAGTTCTTGTTTTTTTTTCAAAAAAGAGTCATATATATTTTTAGAACATTCTATACCATAGTTAATTAAGTTGGCTCTATGTTCGGAAGATATTGCAACATTAATCCATCCTTCATAGTTACTATATTCTGTCATATCACAATCAATTTGGAAGACCATATCTTCCAAATATTTTTCATCACTTACTGTTTCCATTGTTTTAATGACTAGTTTTTCAACGTAATCTATAATACTAGATTCTTTTGTTATTTTATAATTTTCATTACTAGAAAAACTTTTTTTTTTAATACCTAACACTTCGTTTTTTTGACAACCTGTATTTTTTAAACAAATATTTACAGCATAGTTACTAAATATACCTCCATCAATGTAGCACTTATCATCAACAATAACCGGTTTAAAAATAACTGGAAATGCGGATGTCATAGTTATAGCCATAATTAGTTCGAGATCAGGATGTGTTTTATGAGATAATATAACCATTGAAAATGAATTTGCATCAGCAGTAATCATATTAAAATCAATACCAGTATATTCGTAATATTCTTTTAGTGTTATATTAGGTGAAAGTCCTTTTGCATCTAATAGAATATTAAATTTTTTCATGTATATTGGATAAATATCAATTAACCCTTTTTCGTCATAGAGACTAAATAAATTTTCAATACCAATATCTTCGAATATTTTTTCCCATGGACGTTTTACAATATATTCATAAATATAGTCATAGTCATACCCTAAAGAGATATATATACAGACAATACTACCTATAGATGTGGCATACATTGTTTTAATATTTTTTATATCCCAAAATTTATTATCATGTAAATGTTTTAATGCACCGAAAGCAGTCAACCCGAATGGTCCTCCGCCGCCGATAACTAAATGTTGAATTGTCATTTTATTGATATATATGAAGATATTTATAGTTATAATAATGATTAATAAGATATTATGTTTATATTTTTTTCTTGCAATGATTTAAATATAAAATATAACAATGGACGAATTATTCAGAAACAAAGAAGATAGCGATACAATAAAGAAAATAAATTTAGATGAGTTATATGAAAAAAAGAAGACATATGATTTATCAAAACTTTCTATCTTCAATAAGATATTAAACCGAATACATGAAAGAATCAAAATAACATCACGTCAAAAAGTAGATACACATTTTTGTTGGTATGTAATTCCCGAAATTATGTTAGGCGTTGCATCATACGATAGAGCTACTTGTATTAGTTATATTTTAGAAGAACTTTCCGGTAATGGTTTTGTTGTACGATACACGCATCCTAATCTTATTTTTGTATCATGGCAGCATTATATTCCTACGTATGTGCGTAATGAGTTTAAAAAAAAGACAGGTCTCATTATAGACGAACATGGTAATCGTATTCAAGAATATGACGAGTATGGTAACCCTATAGAACAACCACAACAAGCCATAAATAATCCATTAAGCAATAATACACTTGATCCATTTAATATGGGACTAACACGTAAAATAAATAACACCAAAAACAACCAAGACGGTCAAGGATCGAAGAAAGAATTTAAACCAATAAATGAATATAAACCAACCGGAAATCTTGTTTATGGAAAAGATTTATTCAAGAAAATCGAAGATAAGTTCTCCTGAAAAAATTTTGGAGAAATGGTTTTAGCCCTTTTTTGCGGAATGTATATTCGGCGAAATGGAGCATAATAGTTTTGTATGAATTATCTCGAATATTTCGAATACTTCAAATAATTATAAAAGATGTACTAAAAATGATAGCTCATCTTTTATAAAATAATCAACCCCCTATTTTGAACAATAAATTATATATTTTCCCTATTTTATATAATGACAGCATAATGGTTTGCACGTGACCGCCACGCGTACGCCGGTTTAGTAGCATAAAGGTAACCCCGCGAATATTGGGAGGGCGGATGCTGAATGAATGAATGCAATGATTTTTTCAAAAGTTTTTCACGATTTTTGAAAAATGGACATTTATTTTTGTCCATTTTTGGAAAAAGGCCTCCGAGAGTTGAAAAAAACATTGCATTCATCACTCAGAGCATAATGCTCTAAATCGTATTTTTAAGTTGAAAAATTTGTTACGATAATTTTTTTAATATTTATATATATATTATAAAAAGGATTTAGGCATTTTTTATGTCATCATTATATATGATGACAATGATGACACAAAAAAATGCCGATTTTTTTGCCTGCGAAAAGTGTGACTTTGTATGTAGCAAGAAAAGTAACTTTGAAAAACACCTGTTGACACGAAAGCATAAAAATGATGACAAAAAAACGCCAAAAAATGCCGAAAAAAATGTCTGCAATTGTGGTAAGACTTTTAAACATAGACAAGGATTATATGTACATCGAAAAACTTGTAATTTGGACAAAAATATTGAGAGCATAACCAGTGTTAAAAATGGACAAATTTTAGAAGATAAGATTGATAGTAAAACGGACAAAGAATTGAAAGACCTTGTTAAGGACTTAATAAAACAAAACGGCGAATTAGTTAAGACCATAAATGATATTGTACCAAAAATCGGGACTACGAATAATATTACAAATAATAATCATTTCAATCTGAATTTATTCTTGAATGAGAAGTGCAAAGATGCTCTTAATATAAACGATTTTATAGAGTCCCTTAAAATTACATTAGAAGATCTTGATTATTCTAGTAAGAATGGTATGGTTCGCGGCATAAGTAATCTTATGATAAAAGGTTTGAAAGAGCTTGACATACACAAACGACCAATACATTGTACCGACTCAAAAAGAGATATAATGTATATAAAGGATCAGGAGAAGTGGGAGAAAGATGATAATCATAATAAAATACGAAATACAATAATAAAAGTTGCGAATAAAGAGAGAAATTCTTTGTATATGTGGGTAGAAAAGAATCCTAATTGGTTTGATAGTGAAGATAAACAAATAGAATATCTTACGATTATGCGTAATATTTGCGAACCCGTAGAAGACGATGAAAAAAACGAGAAAAAAATAATAAAAACAATCGGAAAAGAAATACTTATTGATAAAAAAGATGCATAGTATTATGCGGAAACACCATATTTGTTTGTTATCTAAAATAACAAACAAATAATTAAATATATATTTTTTGTTTAAATGTGTTTATGATCTATATGCGTCTTCAATACATCTGTAGCACATTGAGTATTAGGAGTTGACAGTTTAACGCCCTTATCTGATATTGATTTTGATTCTTCATTATTTTTGAATGCTATAGCAATTCTTATCATAAGTTCATCAAATGATTTTTCATCTTGATCTGAATTTTTATATGTTTCTTTAAGTTTCTTAACAATTTGAAGTATATCTGAGTATTCTTTCCATGAACTGTCACGTTTTGTCGTTTCTAATTTATAATCGTCTGATATTATCTGAAGTCTTCTAAGTTCGTCTTCATAATTATTACGATCCGACTTAAGTTTATTAGCGTACTTGTCATAATGGTCAAGGAATGTCTTTGATAGAAGAGCTGCAGACTTATCAGTGGATGTACGAACATCATTTAGTAATGAAAGAAGACTCTTCTTATCGTCGCCTTCTACAATAGTAGTATGAATGCCACTCTTAATATCAACAACTTGTGATTTAACATTTTCAAGAGAAGAAAGGAATTTTGGTTTAAATATTTTTAGTTTAGCCAAATATTCAGATTCTAATTCTATAGCAGCATGGTGTTGATGAATCGTCTTATTTAGAATGGTTAGTTTTTCAAATATTTTTTCTGCATCAGAAACAAATGTTGAATATCTATTGTGCAAATTTTTAGCTTTATTGTCAGCATCAGTTACAAGTTTTTTATCAGCATCTACCTGTTCGAGATGTTTTACTTTAAGATCATCCATCATAGATTTGAACTTTGTATATAACTCACTCATCTTGGATTTGGTATTTGCAGATATTTCAGAAACTTGTTTCTTAATCTTTTTAGTTGAAGTTTTTGGAAATATAGGAGGTTCGCATACTTGATGTGTGTGTGTGTGCGATGGTGTAGGTGTAGGTGAAGTTACAGGCGCGGATGCTGCAGATGGTACAGGTGTAGGTGAAGGTACAGGTACTGCAGGTTCGGGTGCAACCACTGGTACAGTAGTAGGACTATTTACTCTTGCTCTTGTAGAAGCAGATGGTAAAACGGATGGTACAACAGATGGTGTAGGAGATACAACAACGGTAGTCTTTCGTGTTTGCATACCACTTTCGCAATCTTTTGCAAAATAACATTCACTTCCACGAGGTTTCCATGCAAGTTGCCATTTAGATAGGGGAGAATCGGGACCATTATAACCACTTCTTTCCCATTTTTTAGCACCATGATTTACATTCATAACAACACCATTCGGATCAGCATAGTCGTTAGCATGTTTAGTGCCGTCGGCATTGCCACATATACCTTGCATCTTTCCAAAAAATGCAGTAGGTACATTAGTCTCTAAAACACCGCAGTATCCTCCCGAAATCATTACAGAAAATCCGTTAGGAGTTGTAAGTTTCAAACCAGCCGGTTGCACCTTATTTCCCTTCCATTCAATAACTTGTTTCCCGTAACGTATTTGAACGCCGCCAAAAGTTAAAGTGAAATCTTCGGGGAGATCCATTTCCTGGCCATTAACGAGTATTTTGCCAAAATTAGTTACGTCAACTTCGATGTTCATTTGTTTATAGTGAAGAACAGCACCAGTCATACACGATGGTACGCCGGGTTTATTTTTTCCATTTTTACGCATTTTCTCTTGAATTTCAAACACTCCGTCAGGCGTACGCGCTACAGTGTATATTCCGGGTTCTTGGATGTGGAAAAGTTCACCATCATAGTTAGTAACATGAGGATCACCTGATGCAACACAGTACCGTTTGTTTGAATTTTCATGTCTTTTGTCTAAAAACTCTTCGGCTGCAAGTGCGCTCTCTTTTGCAATTGATTTGCTCTTTGTTACACGAATATCTTCGATACATCCGTTATAAATATCTGGTTTGTTGGAAATATCGAGAGATTGGCAAAACTTAACTGCATCTTGTCCTTCGGTAGTAACTACCCATGTAGAGAAAGCAGTTTCAAGCTTTTTTGCAATTTCTTGCGAACGCTTTGAAAGTGTTTTACTTACAGATGAGTACTTACTCGTGGTAGTAGATTTGGGAGCAGGTGATGCTTTTGACTTAGAAGACGATTTAGATTTAGCATGAGCCTTTGGTGCAGGTGCAGGTGCAGGAGCAGCCTTTGGAGCAGGTGCAGGTGCAGGAGCAGCTTTTGGAGCAGGCGCAGGAGCAGCTTTTGGAGCAGGTGCAGGAGCAGCCTTTGGTGCAGGTGCAGGAGCAGCCTTTGGTGCAGGTGCAGGAGCAGCCTTTGGTGCAGGTGCAGGAGCAGCCTTTGGTGCAGGTGCAGGAGCAGCTTTTGGAGCAGGCGCAGGAGCAGCTTTTGGAGCAGGTGCAGGAGCAGCCTTTGGTGCGGGTGCAGGAGCAGCTTTTGGTGCGGGTGCAGGAGCAGCCTTTGGTGCGGCTTTAGCGTGACGTAAAAGATGCCTTGCATGAGTGTTTACATCATCTGAATCATCATCTGAATCATCATCTGAATCCCCCTCTAAATCATCGGCTGAATCCCGAGGATCATAACCATGATCGTGAGAATTATCATATGAATCTTCGTGTTCATTATCTTCTTCAATAGAATCATTATCTGGTTCGTCACTATTTTGAAGTAGTTTTCTATTTTCAACAATTGCTAAATGTGGACGATGTTTGGTATTTAGATCGTTAGTATGATGTACCGTCGAAACAATATTATCACCATTATCACTATTATTTACGGGAAGTATGGCATCAAAGACACCAGACCGCGTTTCATTCCCATTATGCGGCACTAACATAATAGCTGATGCAAATGATAAACTTGCAATCAACAGGAAGGACTTCATGAAACTGACCATTATAATATATACTAATATTTTATCTTTATGCATTTTACAAATATATTTAGATGATACTAACAATAATAAACTCCGTAATGGTAATAAATATATCTATAAGTTACTTAAAATAAAGCGTAAATATGATTTATTAAGTATAAAATATAATCAATTATTGCGAAATATTTAAAAAATAATATTTATATAAATTTTTATTATAATTATAATATATGATTTTAGAACAATGACAAAAAAAAATAATATAAAAAAAAATAGACTTAACAAACAGACTACTAAGTTGTATAAACGAGCAGGTAAAAAAACCAAAAAAAAATATAATATAAAAGACGATAAATATAATATATACGAAAATACGAAAGGTAGTGATAATTTTAAATATATTAAAATGCCATATATTGAAACTTCAAAAATAGATTCAAAAGATCTTCTATTGCCATTGAAAAATATTGAGACAAATAAAGAAAGTATAAATACAGAGAAGAGTGTAGTAAAAATACTTGACGAGACTGAAAAATTAGAAAAAAAGAAAAAATTAGATCCAAGGAAGGATTTTTACAGTTATGTGAATTATACATGGATGAAACAACAAGACATTGTGCTAAATTATGAAAAATATTATTTTATAAAGTTAGATAGTTTTAGATTTGTACAAAATACAGTTAATTATCGTGTTGTTCAACTAGCAAAAGAATATAGTACAAATAATAATAATGAAACAGCAAAAAAAGTTGCGAATATTCTTAAATCTATGAACCACTCAAATCTTACTATGAATAAGTTAAAACCTCATATAAATGATATGATTAAAAATTATGAATCATATGTAAATAATGATGATTTAATAGGATATTTATCACATATAAATAGGTGTGAAATAATATCATGGGGGTGTCCTATTTCGTGGTCAGTATATCATGATGAAAAGGATGCAGTGCATATAAAAAGTCATATACAGTCACCCAGTCTATCATTTTATGATTATGATTTATATATTACGGGTAATGAAAGTGATAAATATACAAATAAATTTAGAGAAGAATTTGCAAGTAAATTTTGTGAGTTTGTGGAGTCATTATATGATACGATGTTGGGTAAAGGTCATGGGTTAAATCCGAGAGATGTGATAGAATGCGAAATAGATATACTAAAAGCAATGGATTGTTTTTCCAATGATGATTCGCCTGATTTTTACAATGTTGTTACAAAAAAAGATAGTATGAATTTATATAAGTTTGACTGGGTTAAATTTGCAAAAGGACTTGGATATACAAATGTACCAGAATCATATATCACTGGCAATAAAAGTTATATAAAATGTATTATATCCAAGTTAAACTGCGAATGGAAGACACCAAAATGGAAAACATATTGGTACTATATGTATTTAAGACAGTTATGTTTATATGAGAAAACTCTACACAAATTACGTTTTAAATTTTTTAAAAAATATGCAAAGGGGCAACAAGGTATAATTCCTGAGTCATTATTTTCTATATTTGCATTGTCGTATTGTTTTAATACATTGATATCGAGGTTATATGTAGAAAAGTACGTGAATGCGGAGTCGATATATATAACTAGGACAATGGGCGATGAGTTGCGAAAAGTATTTATAAGAATAATAAATGAAAATACTTGGCTACAACCCGAGACGAAGGCAGAAGCATTAAGGAAATTAGAGTCAATTTCGATAGAAACAGTATATCCGAAGTTTATGATAGAAGACTTTGACGTAGACTATCCAAAAGATGATGCATACGGTATAATGTATACACAATCACAAGCAATGAGAGAATACTATATAAAAAATGAAGGCAAACATTTTTCGGATGTTCCTACGTTAGACTTTACAGTGAATGGTGGGTTATCGCTGAGCGGAACGCAGCCATATATAGTGAATGCATTTTATAATCCTGTTAGAAATAATATATATGTTCCAGCAGCTACATTACAAGAACCATTTATTAAATTAAATTCGAAGGGTTTTGAGTACAATTTAGCACATATCGGATATACATTTGGGCACGAATTTTCACATTGTTTAGACAATACAGGGCGTTTATTTGATCATAAAGGGAATATGAGAAATTGGTGGAAACCGGAGGATGAAAAGATATTTAATAATAAAGTAAAAGATGTTATTAAGCAGTATCAACTATTTGCATCATGGGATGGTATAGATATGGATGCAAGTACGATGGTTGGGGAAAGTATGGCAGATATATCGGGGTTGGAAATATGCATAAATTATTTGAATAATTATTTAATTGAGACAGATGCAATAGAAAAGGTAAAAGAAACGTCATTTAGGGAGTTTTTTATATACATTGCATATCAATGGAGAGAAGCTATATATAAACAGTCAGTACATTTTAATATTAAGACAAATCCTCATCCTTTAGTGAAATATAGAACAAATTGCCCATTGTCGCGTTCTATGATATTTAAGCGATTATATAACGTAAAAAAGGGAGATCGTATGTATTGGGATAATGATACAATATGGTCGAATAATAAAAATTGATATATTTAGAAATATTGTATGAAATAACAATAATAAATAATAATCATTTTTATAATTAGTTGTGTAATTACTTATATAATTATTTTTATAATTATTTTTATAATTATAAAAATATTTTTGATATATTTATTATCTATATATTTAGGAAATTAATAACAAAGATATAATATTATTATCTATAAAAAAAAATTTTTTTATATGTTATATATATATAAAATGGCAAGACGTTCACGTTCAGTTAGGCGCGGTATGTCCAAGGGTGTTCGCGCAACTCTTAAACGCACAGCAAGAAAGGCATCCGCTTTGAAGCAGGCTGCTAGAAAGGCTAAGACTCAGACTCAGAAGTTACAGCATACTCTTAAGCAAATGCAGGAGCAGTCTCAAGGTTTTGGAGTCGGAGTTGGTGTTGGTCAAGGTCAAGGTCAGGGACAGCACGGTGGTCGCAGACGTCGTCACCGCAAATCTCACTCTAGGCGCCGCCGCCATTAAATGGTGTGGTGATCTAGAAAATATTAAAAATTATAAATTTATGCAATATGATACATTTATATTGCATGAATTCAAACGATCTACGATATAATAAAAGGTTAAACTTATTTAGAGATATTTTAACAATATTATGTTAATATGCGTTCTCAATTTCTCGCTCTAATTCTTTCACTTGTCGCTGACTGGTCTCCAGAATTTGCCCCTCAATAATTGCTTGTAATATTTTTAGCGCTTTAATAAAATCCTTCTCGCACGTTATATATAAATTTAATATAATTCTTCTTGCGTCTACTATTAAGGTATCCAAATCATCATACGTTAAATTTGGATCAATTATAAATTTAGTTTTAACCGATTCATCCTTATTTGGCGATTCTAATACCGGAGATGAAGGAGCGGATGCAGATGATGGATTTACTATAAATACACGATCTATGATTTCTAATAATGAATTTCTAATCATATTAGATTCAAATATCATTTTTTTTATTTGTTCCACATATTCTATAAATAATTTATCCTTAGTTGTACCAATATATGTTTTATTAAAAAGCGATTCTGGGTTATCGCACTCAATTGTGTCATTAAATGAATGCAATGGGATGTCCTTAAAACTTCGAATATCTTTAGGAGGATTTCTATTTCCTGTAAATAGAGTATACAATAATGCAACATTTCGCTTCTTTTCATTCTCGCTTTCACTAGACATTCTATCAAATCTGCCTTTGCTCACATTATATTTATCATAATATAACCGACTAAGTTCTGCAAACCCCGGAAGATCATATACTGTTTTAGTACGGGAATATCCTTCATTGTTATTGTTCAAATTAGAAGAGCATAACTTTGTTTTTATCTTAATAGTTGAGTCTATTGTTTGACCTGGAATTAAATTCTTACCATCAACTAAATCTACAATTTCATCCATATCTATCAAATCAGCAATACGCGAATTACAAAAATTTAAATTCTCTACTTTTACTTCTTTTACCATACTCGGAATATATTGCTTGTTTTCTAATGTAGCATATCCTATCTCTTCATTTATGTCATCGGTATTGTCACCTTCACCTCCATCCATATCTTTCATTACACTATTTGGTTCTGATATAGTAATATCTTCATCTTTTGGTTCAGATAAACTATAAAATTCTTCACCGTGTTCTATGTGTTCTACAGGTTTTACAGATTCTACTGATTCTATAGACTTGGTAACAGGATTACTTGTAACTACTGAATCATTTTTATCTATAACTTTAGGAGTTATACCAAGATCTGTCATATCATTTATTATATCACTGTTTGTTTCGCTAGTAGTTTCACTTATATCTTTACCTAGATCCGTGTTTAAATCTATATTCAAATTTTGATCCGAACTTTGATCTGTATTTTTCTCAGATACAAAAGGCTTTAAAATTGCACGAGATGATGATGCAGATGTTCTCCACGAAAATACTGGATTTAATGTTGTTATAATCGCGGCAAATAAATGTGCAATTTTAACATAATATTTAGCAATATCTATACACATTTTCTTTTTTTGCTCTTTATCTATTAAATCTCCTAACTCAATATCTTGACGATTTAAAAACATTGGACTTTTTGTATTTCTTTGTAATTCACCTTCAATAAATGCTTCATCGCTATTATTAAACATTTTTTTATATGCATATTGTATTTGCTCAGCACTATAAGACTTTTTCAATATTTTAGAAGTTATAATTACTAAATCGTCGCAATATTTAGAATTAGTTAAGCGAATCATGTCTTGAAAATTTTGACCAAGAATATAATTTGTAGCAATTTCATTTAATTTAGTAAGAAATTCAGCATTTGATTCATTTAACTGTTTTAATGATAACTCATTTTCTTTAATATTTAATCCTGTACTTGAAGTATTCCCCATTTAGTATATTAATACTTTATATATTATTGACAATTTTTAATTTTATTTATATTTTTACTTACTTATATTTTTACTTATATTTTGATTTTAGAATTAACTGCAATAATTATAATGTGAATAAAATTGAATTAAAAAATATGTAATATAGTTTAAGACAACGAATGCCTGAAACTTCTTCATCGCGACTACTTATACCAATAACACATAAAACATATAAAAATAAAATAAATGCTAATAGTAATAAAACAAATTTGTGGGAAAAAATCACCGAATCATTTCAAATCGATTCCGAAAAAAAAATACAAAATGCTATGGATGGTTTTAATAAAGACAATATAGAATGTATTTATAGAAGTGCAGGCCAACGCGAAAATTGCGATACATGTAACTCTGCAGTTTCATTGTCCGACGAAGGATTTCTAGTTTGTACAAACCCTAAATGTAGTATTATATACATGGATGTTGTTGACCAGTCGGCAGAATGGAGATATTACGGTGTTGACGATAATCAAACAAACGATCCAACAAGGTGTGGTTTGCCAGTGAATCCTTTATTGGTTGAGTCATCATTTGGTTGTAAAATATTATGCGATGGTATATCGTCATATGAGATGCGAAAAATACGGCGATATACAGAATGGCAATCATCGCCTCATAAAGAAAAAACGCAATATAATGAATTTCAACATATTACGATTATTGCAAATAATGCCGGTATTCCTAAAATTATAATAGATGAAGCATTGAGGTGTCACAAGAAAATATCCGAACATCAAACATTCCGAGGGTCAAATCGTGATGGAATTATTGCTGCATCTGTATATGTTGCTTTTAGAATTCATGACTGCCCAAGAACAGCGAAAGAAATTGCTACAATATTTAATTTAGATAATACAAGTGCGACAAAAGGTTGTAAAAATGCGGTATGCATTATTAATGAGATTGAAAATGATATGCACAACTCTGAGAAGACTAGTTTCTGCAAAACGCGCCCGGAAGCATTTATTGAACGATATTGTACACGACTACATGTAAATAGCGAACTTACAAAACTGTGCCAATTTATTGCATTACGTATAGAAAAGAATAATCTTATTCCTGAAAATACTCCACACTCGATTGCTGCTGGGATTATATATTTTGTGTCGCAGATATGTAATCTTAATATTTCGAAAAAAGATGTAAATAAAATAAGTGAAACGAGTGAAGTTACAATTAACAAATGCTATAAAAAATTGGAATGTATTAAAGAACAATTAATCCCACGTGTAATTTTAGACAAATATTCGCCAAAAAATTAAAAATATAAAATTATAAATATTATATCTATAATTTTACTATGACCGAGATTGATACTAATGTAGATTCAAGTGTTGAAACTTGTACTAAGAATGATGAAATAGTTGAAAAAGTAATTCCTAAAATGGTGTTTATAATCCCATATCGTGATAGGAAAGAACACAAAATATTTTTTACATTATACATGAAACATATTTTAGAAGATATTCCAAAAACTGACTATGAAATATATTTTGTTGAGCAAAAAAATACACTACCGTTTAATAGAGGAGGAATGAAAAATATTGGATTTTTGGCATTTAAATATAAGTACCCAAATGATTATAAAAATATTACATTTATATTTAATGATATTGATACTGTACCATATACAAAAAATATAATAAATTATGAAACCACCCATGGTATTGTGAAACATTTTTATGGATTTACATTTGCACTTGGTGGTATTTTTTCGATAAAGGGTGGTGATTTTGAAAAAACAAATGGATTTCCTAATTTCTGGGCTTGGGGTGGCGAGGATAATTATATGCAAAAACGAGCGGAGTATGCGGGGTTAATTGTCGATCGTTCATGTTTTTTTAAAATTCTTGATAAAAATATAATACAACTATGTGATGGTGTTAAAAGATTAATATGTAGAAAAGAAGTAGCAACAGTAGTTAATATGACATCTATAGATGGATTAGTTACGATTCGTAATGTAAATTATGATTTTAAAGATGAATATATAAATGTATATCATTTTGAAACAAATACTGATCCTAGAACTTTACGTTTTGAAGAACAAAATATTGCAACCGAGAATAAAATTAAATTAGAAAAACAAGATATAAAAACTGATTGGGAAAGAAAAAGTAATCATGATAAAAATTACATAAACCATCAAATAATTCAGCAACAACAAGTACATCGTCCTGTTACGGCACCTAGTCCTATTGCACATCCGCAACCACAACCGCAACCGCAGCCGCAACCGCAGCCGCAACCGCATCCGCAACCGCATCCGCAACCGCAACCACAACAAATTCGTCAATACCAAATGAGACAACAACAAATGAGACAACAACAAATGAGACAACAACAAATGCGACAACAACAAATGCGTCAAAGATATGGTAACAGTTTATTTTAATAAAATAAACTTAATTATAACTCTATAATTAAAACGCAGCATTAAAATCAAAAATGTTATCACTTTTTGTTTTCTCAGAAAGTGCATACTCGCTTACACGTTTTTCAAAAAAATTAGTCTTGCCTTCAATACTAATCATTTCCATAAAATCGAATGGGTTTGAAGAATTGTATATTTTTTCATATCCAAGCTGTAACGATAAACGATCTGCGACAAATTCTATATATTGTGACATCATTTTGGAGTTCATTCCAATTAATCTACAGGGTAATGCATCACAAATAAATTCTTTCTCTATTTCAACGGCCTCTTTGATTATTTCATGTACTTTTTGTTTGGGATATTTTTTGTTCATTTTATTGTATAATAAAACTGCAAATTCTGTATGCAATGCTTCGTCGCGAGAAATAAGTTCATTGCTAAATGTTAAACCGGGCATTAATCCTCGCTTTTTTAACCAAAAAATAGAACAAAATGCTCCCGAAAAAAATATACCTTCAATACACGCAAATGCTATTAGTCTAGTATAGAATGAACTGCGTTTATCATTTATCCACCGCAAAGCCCAGTCTGCTTTATTTTTTATACAAGGGAAACTATTTATACCGGAAAATAATTTTGTTTTTTGTTCATCATTTTTAATAAGTGTATCGATTAATAAACTATATACTTCACTATGTATATTTTCCATCGCTATTTGAAACCCGTAGAATGCACGCGCTTCGGCTAATTGAACATCGCTCATAAATCTTACTGCTAGATTTTCCGTAACAATTCCATCACTTGCTGCAAAAAATGCAAGGATCATTGAAATAAAATATCGCTCATTGTCATTTAATGTATCACTATTCCACTCGATAATATCTTTCGACAAATCAATTTCTTCCGCTCGCCAGAAACAGTCAACTTGTTTTTTATACATTTTCCATATTTCATTATCTTGGATCGGAAACATTACGTAGCGAGAATCATTTTCGGTGAGTAAAGGTTCACATGGTTTACTAGTAGATGATGGATTTTGTTTTACGGACATTCTAAATATTTATATACAAATATAATAATATTTTTATATGAGTACAATTTATCTTTTATACTTTATCTTTTATCTTTTACTAATATAGTAACATTTATACAATAATTATGGAAAGTCAATTTTCAAAATTTGCATCAGCCATGGGCGGTGAAAAAGCCGGACTTTCTCAGCTTGGTAGCATAGGCGATATAGGAGGCGGAAGTATGGGAGGTGGAATGCCATGTGAATACGAACTTCCTATGGAGTTTTTCACAATTTTTGTAGGTACATTTCTTATTTATTTTTTAGTATTTGGATTCATACCATATGAGAACATCGTAAATACAATTATTAATTATATTATGCCAATCCCTAAAAAAATATATTCTTGGGCAACCGGAATGATTCCATCCTCTATCAAAGACAGAGCATCAAAATCGAGCCCATCTTTTGTTTCAAATTTTTTTAATAAAACATTGCCAAATATGATTGAAGCAGAAAAAAGAAAACTGCTTACACCTCTACAAGTAAAACTGCAAAAACTTAAAGATGTAGAAAATAAAAAACTACAAGATAAACATAATGCATCGGGTGGCGATTCTTCTTCGATACAAAATAAACTAAACACATATTACACAAATGGAAAAATTAAATTGTTATCTATGTGGGAAACATTTAGAGACAAAATTATTCCCGCCGTTGTCATATCATTTATTTATTACATAGTATGGTATGTTTCATTTGTTATTATTCCGCAGATATTAAAATATTGTATTAATATGGCGATGCAGTTTAAAAAATAATAGTACAATGTATATCATAAAATATATTTTATACTTATAATATAATTATAACTATAAATATAATGGTAGCAGTAGGTTTTATATTAAATATTATAAAAAAAATATTATTCATAATCCTTTTTATCGTTTTTATCCCAGATTTTTTCTTTGAAATCCCAAAAGGTGGGAGTAAAATAGCAGTAGCTGCATTACATGGATTAATATATTCGCTACTATTTGTACTTATAGAGGTGATTTTTAGTATGAAACGAATTATAATGTGTTCTGCTACTGGAGGTATGGGTTCGGTATGATGTTTGACACGACAATACAAATGTATAATTATTAGTATAACATACTACAAATATAATCTATACAATTTATATATTCGGTAGATTCCGTAATGGTAAAAAAAAATAAATATTCACATTCAGGATCTCGACGACATACAAATATAAATTCAACATCGCGATCACGGTCAAGAAAACGAACACAAACACGAAAGCGTACGCATATATCATATGATAAAAATGATGAATTTATGAACACAAATGAGATTAGTCCTCAGTTGAATTATAATATTTTGTCGAATTCTTCTATTTCTCCCGAATCTCTCGTATCTCCCATTTTCGAACAATCGGCATCTCCTACATATTTATCAGACTCAGACTATAGCAGCAATGAGAGTGGGGATGACGTACGAGAGGCTCGGGAGAATATAGGAAATTCCGATGAAAAAATAGAAAATCCAAATCTATCATACGCATCTATAACATCTAATAATGATATGAAAATATATAAAATGAAATGTTTATTAGATGAAAAGAAAAGGAATATTATTAAAAAGAATAAAGAGGTGAAAGAATTATCAAAACAAAACGCATATTTAGAAAATGTAATTAGTGATTATGATAAATTACATATTGATAATTTAGACGAAAAACAGAAACAAAAGAAAGCATTAAAAATATTATCATCACATATTCGCAACATATCCAAAGATATGAAAAAAGATCATTACGAATTACATCGTGTAAAAAATGATCAGAAAATGATAATGGAAGAAATGGAAAAATTAAGAGATGAAATGAGTGATATATTAAACGCAACAGATATATCCGGGAAAATATATGCATCATCGGATGATAATTCAGACAATAGTGATGAAAATTGAATTGTTTTGATGTACGTATATGAATATATAAATATTTGAATATAGCAATATTGCAATACCTTTTTTCTATGTCATATATATATAATAAATAATATGAAATCTAAAAAGTCCTCATTCACATTCAATGGAAGCGGTCTCGACTTTCTTCACAATAAATATGTACTATACATTTCTTTCTTTTTTGCCATTTTAACCGCAGCTCGTTATTTACTTGCAAATAATTTAGAAGCAGTTGGTATTTTTGTCATTGTCGGATTTTTGACGACATACTTTAGTAAAAATATGATTATTGTTTTATTAACAACTACTATTCTTACAAACTTCATCGTTATGGTTCAAAATAGAAAATCTTCTATGATTGAAGGAATGGAAACAAAAGCAGATAAACCTGTAGATGATAAAGCAGCTACACCCGAGAAAAAAGGACTTATAAATAATAAGCCAAGTGGAGGTGGAATAGGGCGATCTACTGGTACTGAGTCCGGAACAGTATCTGCTGCAAATACTGCTGATGCATCAAAAGTTGTACCATCGAGTGAAGTTAAACCTGTCTTAACTAAAAAAAAAAATACTGAAACTATGTCTCAACTGACACCCGCATCTGTTGGTGCAGAAGCCGATGATCCTATGATTGCATTAAACCCTACTGGAATGGCAAAAGGTTACGATGCACAAAAAGAACAAGCATATAATGCATTATCAGGATTAGCTGGTGGTGTTGGTGGAGCAAATAATAGTCAAATGCAAGCAGAGATGATTAACAATCTTAAAACAATAGAACCAATACTTAAAACTGCGGAAAATTTCCTTGACAAATTTGAAAACAGTTCTATAAGCAAAATGTTCGCAAATATGGGGAATATTCCAGGTATGTCTCTCTTAACCGGAGGTATGGGTTCAAAGGCTAATCCTGCTCCCGTTGGGGCTGAGTCATGAAAAGTTGAATACTTTGAAAAGTAGATGAGATAACACGATAAACAGGAGAAGCGTGAGAAATTCGATAATTCGTCCCGTATATATAAAAATATAATATACATATTTTTATATACTATAATGACCAGAAAATGTCCACCTGGAGTTATATGTTTTGAAAATATAACACTTGTTATATTCATAGGAATTGCATTAATAGTTTTATATTTAGCATATACACAATATAGTAAAAATGACGCCAATAACAAAAATGAGAATACATACAACAACTATAAAGATATAAGCGAATACAAAATAAATACAGGAATGGGAATGGGAATGGAAATGGGGGGAAGTTTTCAAGATCTTATTCCGCGAATAGGTACTGGATACACGCGAGGACCCGCGGATGTATTGTTAAATCCGTATACACCTCCACTACGTGATGATAGATATTTCAACACTATTGGTCTTTCTACAAATATGATGGGAGGAATAGCAGGAAATATGGGTGGTGATGTACGCGGTGGGATACCTATTAATGTTCCCACACGATCAGTGAATGCAGCATATAGACAAGTTGGGATACTAACGCGCGTCAATGGCCCCGAAACTATACTATCATTAATGGGGAGACCATTATTCCCAAGCCAAGATAAATGGCAGTTTTATACTATGAGCGATAAAAATCAATCAGTAAAATTACCAGTTACTTATAAAAAACGTAGTTGTACAAGTGATTTGGGGTGCGATAATATATATAACGGGGATACAGTATATGTCGAAGGATACAATGATGCATTTAAAGCAACAATATATGATACTGCTATGCAGTATTCTATTCCTTATTTTTGAATATTTTGAGATCTATAAAATTACACAAAATAATAACAATAATATATTTATAATCGATTTAAACATATTGCTTTATAAATATATAACCAGCATTACTATATAACCCACAATAACTCGTCGCAATAATGTTTCCATTTCCTAATTTGAGTGGTATAGGCGATATTTTATTAATACAAAGTTTAAAAACAGGAAATTATTACATAGATATAACAATTATTCTATTATTTTTATGTCTACTACATCATAATGAGATATATAATCATTTATTGAAACTTATTAATTTTATATATTCGATGAATAAAGACACAGTTCATCAAATGACGGTAAATTTGAAAAAGGGCGACATGCATCGAATTTTTTACCAAGGGACACAATTTATTAATAGTTATTCATCAAGAAATGTCGTAATAAATTATCCTGATCCAATTATTCATATTCTAGATTATTATTCAGACATGATTGAAGCAGAAAATAAAATCATGACATTGACAACAACAACACCAAATACATCAAAAATCATTACAAAAAAGCCTTTATTAAAATCAATTGATTCAGATGATTCGATTGATGCGGACAGTGTATGTGATACATTAAATACAAGAATTGTATGTTCATGCGATGTAAATAGAATGATAGATTGTTGTTATAATTGCAACTATAAGATAGAAAGTAAACAAGAGGCGCGAGAGAAACAGGAAAAAAAAAATAAACAAAAAAATAAAATTGCAAACTTAAAATATGTTGAAGTAATAGATAAAAATTTTAATACTACAAAACTATACACTCCTCGTACAAATCTGCCTATCGAAGTCGAAGATGGAATTTATTTGATGATTGAAAAAATATTAACTAACAGAGATTCAAAAAACAATTCAGAATGCATGGATTTCAAAAAAATTAATTTCACTATCATGATGGAAAAAAAAAGAAGTTTAGAGATTCTATATAATTTTATCAATAAATGCGAAAAAGTATACAATAAAAAAATAGAAGATAGAATGACTGATAAAATATTTATTTATGAATTTTTACAAAGTGAAAATTCGAACAATCAGCGATATAACGATGATAATGATAGCCCAAAAGCCCAAAAGTCTACGAATATTGTATGCTCCGAATATTTATTAAATACAACAAAGGATTTGAGGAAGAATTGTTTTTTTACAGATGTTGATAAAATAATAAAACGTATTGATTTCTTTATAAACAATAAAGCATGGTACGAGTCGCGCGGAATACCTTATCAACTTGGGTTTTTATTTTATGGTCCACCAGGATGTGGTAAAACCTCAACCATTAAAGCAATTGCGCGTATGTTAGATCGTCACATTGTAAATGTAAATGATATAGATAAAATCAAAAAAGTATCAGACTTGAAAAATATTTTTTACGGTAATTATATTAATGGTCGATTTATACCAACTCATAAGAGAATATTTGTTATAGACGAATTTGATAAAATGTTGGGTAGTATTGAAGAAAAGCCATCTATTGCGACTGCTATGGGTGCAATGAGAGCAAATATTCTTACAGGCATGCTTGGTATCGACGTATCAAATAGCGGTGTTATTGCATTTGATAGCGATGGTAGCGAAGGGGGTATTGGTTACACCAAGAAAGATACTGGCGGTATTTGCGAATCAGTCGATGATGACGGGGATAAATCAAAGAGTGATTTTGGGAGCGGAAGTGGCGGTGGTGGTGGAAAAAAACGAAAAGGCAAGAGTGATGATGGAAATATGAATTCCGCATCACTTATGAAAGGAAAGTCGGTAATTAGCGATGCAGATATACTTACTATTATGGATGGATTGGTGGAGTCAAGCGGACGTATAATTATATGTACTGCAAATAATCCGGAGAAAATTAGCGAACCATTTAAACGCCCCGGACGACTTGACGAACATATCGAATTTACAAAATGTACACGAAAAATGATTATTAATTTACTTGAATTATTCTTTGATACAAAACTTTCTGATACACAACTCGAAAAATTAAATAACAAAGAAAATGATATAGATTACAAATTATCACCTGCAGAAATAAATAAACTTTGTTTTAGTAATACAGATGATCTAGAAAAAGTAATCCATGACATCATATGTTTAAATAAATAAATTCTATATATATGGTTCTATATATATCACGCTATGTATAGTTATCGTATAATGATTAACGCAAATTAATCATTATATAAATACACCAATAGTTATTTATCGTTACAGTTTATGATGTCTTTACAAAACGAACATGTTTACTTTTATTTTTATAGGATGCCATTTTTTTGGTTTTACGTTTAGAAGATTTTTTATTTTTTTTGGATTTAGATTTACTATTTGATTTATGATTTTTTTTTCTATATCTGCCTCCTGTTTGTGTTCTAAATACTTGAATTATTTTTTCCATTAATTTACTTGTATTATCTTTAAGCATGGTTGTTAGACTTGTTACTAGTTCACTAATTGATTGTTTATTTATACCTTGAAGTTGTTGAATATTTTCTAGAGATAAATTATTTACGATTAAAAGTAATAATTCATGGTTTATAGTTCCATCAGATGGAATCGTTTTGGATGATCCAAGTGTGATAGCATTAGTATTTAAAGATATAGTAAAAATAGTATTAAAAAAAGGGTCTAATGTTTGTTTGTCTACATTAGAATAACCATTAAAACAATTATTTAGAGCACTAATAAAAGTATTTTCATTTATTTCAGGTCTTATTCTTTGATGTGGATAATTATCAGGTAATAAACACGCTGTAAATTTTTTATAAAATTTTCCATACTCGGCCATTGTAGCCTCATCGGCTGCTTTTGCCTCAGCGGCTGCCTTTGCCTCAGCGGCTGCCTTTGCCTCAGCGGCCGCCTTTGCCTCAGCGGCTCCCTTTGCCTCAGCGGCTCCCTTTGCCTCGGCGGCTGCCTTTGCCTCGGCGAATGCACTTGCTTCAATGATTTTGGAAACCATCGGAATTTTTTCAATTTGATCTAACTTAGTACTAAACTGTACAACTGCAATATTTAGTTCTGCCTCATTGAGTGTAACAGGGGGGAGTGACGCGGTGGATGATTGTAATTCTGTAATATTGCTATTAACGTATTCAGATAGTTTTGATTTTGACGAAAATTGAGACGCAACCTCTTGTAATATTTTAATTAGTTTTTCTATAGGCATCGCTTTTTGGAGAGCATCTTGAAATATTTTTTTAGAATTTTCTATTTGTTGTACAAGAATTACTTTATATTTTTCATCATCTTTAGAATATGGGCGATAAATATATCTACCACTGTTTATATCTTGTGGACTCTCATATTTAAAATTGGGACTCTCGTTAGTGGATCCTCTGCTACCAAAATCGTTAACAATACAGTCGGATTCATTTTTTCTACAATATCCAGACTGAGATGTTTTTGTACCGCACAAAAATGGAGTAGTACTTCTACATACATCTTTATACTTGTTATCTTGTGTTTGTTGAGTATCAACTGTTTCAGTAGGTAAAGCATCACCCTGGATATAGTCTTCTAAATCTAATTCTCCCCCCATTTGCATTAATTCGTCAATATCATTAGTACCACCCCCTTTAACAGCATCTTGATTTTTATCAACAACTTTACCGTACAGATTATAATATCGAATATATGCTTCTTTTGCCGATTTTTCTGATTCTGATACTTCCAAATTTCCTGATATAGGTGAAGATAATGGATTTATGCTCGATTGAGTTGAGTTGTCAGTAGTTGTTAAATCTCGTTGGGCTTGAATACCTTTACTATTACTACTAGAATTACCATCATTGTTAAGTGGTGCAATTGATACGCTTGCCGATGTAACTGGTTGTTGTTGTTGTTGTTGTTGTTGTTGTTGTTCTGAATTTTGATCGGGTTGATATATAGTCGATCCATATAAACTCCCACCATTTTCTTGACCAACAACACCATTAGAAGGAAAACAATTATTAAGAAGATCTTGCAAATTAATTTGAACTTGTATTATTCCATTTTCATCACACATAACTTTGGCATCTCCACATGAACCCGAACCGATTGAAACATTACCTGGCTGACCCGAACTACTGAATAATGACTTAATCATATTTGTACCTTGTGATGCTAATGCGGAACCTTGTGACGTTAATGCAGAACTTTGTGACGCAAGTGCAGATGTCGCTGATGTAATTTTTTGTTGAATTCCTGAAAATTGACCAGATTTTGAAACTTTAGTAAGTGAAGCCAATGATGCATTTAATGCCTCAGGATCATGCGATTGAGAAAATGCTGATTCTAGTCCGGAAGAAAGTTGATCTATTATTTGTGTAGGGAGTAATTTTTGACTCCTTATTATATCAATAAGAGCATCAATTAAATCTTTAATATTATCACCCGATGCTCCGCCACGTTGTTCATCGTACTCATTTGCGCCACCTTCTGTATCACCACCAATACCAGTTATTATTTTTTTAATTGTACCATCATCGGTCGCAGATAATGCAGAAAATATTAATTTCATACTTGTAACATAATCCGGTGATTTTAACATTAAACCGTATATTAATTTAGGTATTCGTGGATTGGTCGCAGGTATATTACCATAAATAGTATCTTGTAATTCTTTATCATTTAACATATTTTTTAATAAATAGTCTGAAATAAATTTATTACTCTTATTAATATCAAACCCACTAGGTTGCATCTGTGAATTATAGTTACGAGTCGTGTCATCAACTTTACGTTTAAAATTAGCAGCGATTTGTAAACTTGTAGCATCAGTCAACTTCATTCCAAAACGTCCACAGTCATCATTTAAACTATATCTATTTATTAACCCACTAAGTTGCTGTATATAATTATTGTTAACTCCATATGGTTGTAATTTTTTTAAGTCTAGAGAAAATTGTTTAAAATTAGAAGGTAAATTAACCTTGTCTAATGTCATATATGCTCTAAGACTATATTGTATTTTACCGTAGTTACCTAAACCAAAAGGTGTTGATTGACCGATCTTAAATGAATCAGCGAATGCAGAAAATCCTTTTGCAAATGATGATGCGGAAGATGGATTATATCCGTTGGGCAACATCCATAGTTCTTTATCTCTATCACAATTAAATTTAATTTTACCATTACTGTTAATAGTAGAACTAGATGCAGATCCAGAAGTAGATTCAGAAGAATCGTCACAGTATGGATATCCATTATCATTATCATATTCAAATTCAACATATATGATTCCGCGAAGATTTATAATACTAATTATTTCGTCAATTTTAAGTTTATATAAGTCAGCCTCGTTATCCTCGCCTACAAATGAAGAAGAACTTGTCCAATAATCTTCTATATTTATATTAGACTCAATAGTGCCTCCTAAATATTTTTTTTTACCAGATTTAAAGCCGCATATAACACCATAAATAATTTTTCCATCTTTTACAAATCGAATAGCATCGCCGACTGAAATATCTATTTTTTTTAGTTTAAAATTTGAACCACTTTCATCATTTTCAGCACCTTCGCTCTCAAGTGGACTCGTGTCAGCAGCATCTTCATCTGATTCACTTTTTTCACAAGGTTTTATTAATTGTGTAATAGTTACAATCATATCATTAGGACCCGTTTTACGTTCGGATATTTGCATAGGAATTATTTTTGCATAAGCCAAGTATTCATTATCCGCTCCACCATCTTGCGATACAGGTACAATATCAGTATTATCATTCATACCCCCTATCATCATAAGTTTTTTTTTAGGATTTAATTGCATTTCTTTTAGAGCCATTTGTTGTAAACTCTGAATAGTAATATTTTTAGGATCTTGGTCTATATTTATATTCATTATCTGTGTAAAAAAATATACAAAATCCTGAATACTTAATGGATCAAAACATGTTGAGTACTTTATAATAGCATTTTCAAAATCTCTTTTTGACTCAGAAGGAGATCTGCATAATGTATCTTTTGCACTATTAATGGCATTTAACGCTGTTGTTATGCTGCCACAGTTAATACCTATAAAAAAATACATGTATAATAATTGATACAATGATTTATTATCACCGAATATTGATTCTCCAAATTTTTCCAGAATTGGGGATTGAGATGATATAGGATTATATACAGTTATACTAGTATTAACTGCCATTTGTTTATCACTAGAAATATACCTTTCATATTTTTCTGCATTTTTCAAACATGCAGTGGCAAGTTCATTCGCGTTAGCGGATGCTGCATCTAGATCATTTATAAGGTTAAAAGTGAGTCTTAGTTGAGGAGGTTCAATACTTGATACATCTGGTTGAATTCTTAAGTTTTTAATAGTAACTTTAATCCACCCTGTTGGAAGTAATGTTAATATACAATAAGATTTTTTACCTAGATTGTCGCGTTGAAAATCTGTTAATTCATTTTTTACGAAAGGAATATCGGTTATTATACTTTGTTTATTTCCAACATTTGATGCGGGTTGTGTAACAAAAAAATCAAATTCCCAAGAATCAGTAGTAAAACTACCTGTTAATGCATTTTTACCATCCTTACTGTATTTACCTACTGTTGTAAATGGATTTTTTTGAGATGAATTATCATCATGGTGATACATAATAAATTTGGCTGAGTCGTTATTATAAATTTGAAAACATAAACCTGCGCGATTTGCTTCACTACTATTATTAAGTGAACACTCTGGTAGATTTTCACCATAATCTATAATAGTTTTGTTACATTTTAATTTTATTTTAAGAAGTTTATTAATAGATACTGCGTCGATAGTATTATCAGAAGGTAATAAAACATTTAATGTTAAATTATAAGAATTGAAAGCATCATTAATATACTGAAGTCTTACACCTTCTATTTGAATTGCTCCTCCTTCTTGTGTTACTGATATGTTTTTACTATTTTCTATATCTCGAGGGTTCATTTATATAATAATATATATATATATTTAATTAAAATTATTATTTATAATTTATTATTCCAAATGTCTTAATACTTTAAAATATATAGCAATTATAATATAAAATAAAATATTTTAATATGATAATATAATATCACGATATATTATTAAAATATAGAATAATGTCAACATGTCAACCTACTGCTCCTATAAATATTGATACAACTGCAAAGACACCGCAGTGTAATTTAATATGTTCATATAATTATAATTACAATGATAGTACATGTACTATTACAAATAATGGAACATATTTAGAACTTAGTTATGATTTAAAAAATAGTGGTACAGAATCACAGGTTTTACTAAAAGGCACTGATAAGTATAACACACATAATATAAGAATATATCAGCCATCCATTCATACATATAATGGGAAACATGCAGATATAGAACTTCTTATTTATCATCATGGTCCCAAAGATCCTAACAATAACGGTAAACCAAAAATATTGATTGTATCTATACCATATGTAGCGTCTGGTTCTAAATCTCCAGCATCTAAACAAGGTGGACTCATATTAGAAAATATAATTTTAGAATATGCAAAAAATAGAACCCCAAATCCATCGGCATCTACATCAGGGCAATATACAGATAAATATATGGTGCAAAACGTAAAAAGTTATAATATGAATAATTTTGTACCAAGAAATACATATTATTATTATATAGGAACATCGCCAGATGCAGAATGTAGTCCGGGCGTAACTTATATAGTATTTGATATGATCAATAGTGGCCAAACAATAGGAGGATCTGCTGTCGAAAAATTAAAAACATTAATAAAATATACGAGTCAAATTTATAGTAATAGTGTACATTTAAGTTCTGGTATGCCGAATCCTACTGGAGCAATAGGAGATGATAAAATATATATTGACTGTCAACCAACAGGGCAAGACGGAGAAGAGTTATATAAACAAAGTAAGGATTTAATGGGAGGAGAGGCTGAGGCAACATATGGGGTAGATTTATTACAAAAATTAATGAATTCGGGTACACTACCATTTTTATTGTCATTAGTTTTAGGATTTTTAATAATAAAATTAAGTAAAAAAGCATTCTCGGTATAAAATTATTAAATTATTATACTTACATGTATTACATTAAGTATAATAAAAGTGGAAGAATGGTGTAACAAAGCGTAACAGTTAAACAACACCTGTATAGTTTATACTTGCAGCACTATGAAGATTATTCAGAGCGGGATAAAATGTCTTAGGACCCATCGCGGGACCAGGTTGTAATGGAGCCATTTGTTGTACAACCTCTTCTTCTAAAGTTACAGGAAATTGATTAAAAGCGGATAAATACTGGCTTTTAACATTTTCTGTAGGCAAAAATTTAGTCATAGCTAGAGAACCTGTTGCGATGCTTGAACGCTTAAATAATAAATATAAAGCAAATACACCGACAATAGTTACAATTGGACTCAAGTTAACTGCCATTAATGCAAATAATGCAATAATAACAACATAACCAAAAGTAGAGTCAATGATAGAAGCGATAGGCTCTGGTGTTCTCACGTTAAAAATGATATAAATGACAAAAATAATTAATAACAAGAATTGTCCATGCATTACATTATTTGTAGCAGCGTTTTTTTTAAACATTTCCGTATATCATAATATTATATTTTTTATTTTTGAAATATTTTTTTTGAGATTCTAAAGAATAATTTAATTAGGTAGTTAATTAAAAAGTATGTAAAATTGAAAATACCTAAATCATAAAATATATAAATATAGAAACATATAAGTAAAGACAATAAAGGCAACAATAATAACTAATGAACGCAACAAATAGTAGCAACGGGAATGCAAAAAAAGAAACAAAAGGAACAAAAATAATGAAAGAAATAAATAATACATCAAGAAAAACAGAAGAAGTATTAAATGAAGACAGCAGTCAAAATGGTAAGAATAATAAAAGTGACAAAAATAAAAGCAATGATGAAAAAGCCATGAACGCCGCCAATAATAACACCGACAACAACAATGACAACTATTCTACATATTTAGGCGAGAAAGGATATTCAATATTCAAGGAATGTTTGTCCATAGAAGAACAGCACTATATTAGAAACGAATTAATAATGAAACCATTTATTCCTAAATCGCCGATACAACCTACACCTTTTCCTATATATCTGGAATCCCCGCTTAAATTGTACATGCCTCGGTATTTTGGAATAAACACATATGGGGAGCCGGATCGTATTTTAATACAGCCTGGAAATAATATATCTCTATCATTTAATGGCGAGTTGAGACCGTATCAGACTGCAATTGTAGATAAATATATAAAACATGTAGGTAAATGTGGTGGTGGATTATTAGATGTTGATCCTGGGAAAGGTAAGACGGTTATGGCATTGAATATAGTAGCGCAACTAGGAAAATGTACATTAGTAATTGTTCATAAATCGTTTCTTCTAAATCAATGGATTGAAAGAATAGAACAATTCCTTCCGGGCGCGCGTGTCGGTCGAATTCAGGGGCAAATCATTGATACTGAAAATAAAGATATTGTTATAGGGATGTTACAGTCTTTATCGATGAAAGAATATTCAAAAAATACATTTCGCCAGTTTGGGTTGGCAATATATGACGAGTGTTTTCCGCGAAATACATTGGTTCATACATCTCATGGTCTAATAGAAATAGGCGCGTTATATGATATGTGGCTTGAATGTAGCGTATCGCGCGGTATATCATGTAAGTATGTTAGACTAGAAAAAGAAGTGGAGAAATTGGTAGATACGATACCAAAAATTCTAAGTTTTAATCAGTCAACACAAAGGTTCGAGTGGGCACAGATGACGCATGCGTGGAAAAAACAACGAAAAGAACTTGTGAAAGTACACTTAATGTGTGGATCGTTTGTCTGTACACCTGATCACAAAATATTGACTACGAATGGATATAAACCTGCAAATAAGTTAATAATAGGCGATTATATTGAATGTATGCATAATGCCAGTGATAAAAATGAAATAAGTAATTTTGAATTATATAAAACATTATCGCCAAAAGGTATGTTAACAGCAACAGCATTCTTATATACCGAAAATTATATACCACCTTCAACTCCGGAAGATGATAAAATATTTGGAAAATCGGAAAACGGATACGACGTTTTTGATATTGAAGTAAAAGACAACCATAATTTTGTATTAAAAATGTTCGATGGAATGCGTCTCTATCCAATAGTAAGTAATTGTCATCATATGGGTGCGGAGGTATTTTCACGATGTATGATGAAAGTGAATACAACATATACATTGGGACTATCGGGAACTATGGAGCGAAAAGATGGACTTACAAAAGTGTTTGAAATGTTTATAGGACCCGTGGTACATAAAGAAAAGACAGAGTCGGAACACAGTGTGCTTGTAAAGGGTATAGTATATAATGTAGATGATGAGGAATTTAATGAAACACAATATGACTACAAAGGTAATCCTAAATTTAGTACAATGATATCTAAATTATGTAGTTATAATCACAGAAGTGAGTTTATATTACGTATAGTACAGGCTGAATTAGAATTAAATCCGGAGCAACAAATTATGATATTAGCACATAATAAGTCATTGATTACATATCTACATGATGCGATTGATCATCGTAAAATAGGCGGAGGATCAGTTGGGTATTATATAGGAGGCATGAAAGAGGCCGCTTTGAAACAAAGTGAGAGTAAGAAAATTATCATAGCAACATATGCAATGGCATCTGAGGGTTTAGATATAAAGACGCTTACAAGTTTAATACTTGCGTCACCAAAAACGGATGTATGTCAATCGGTAGGACGAATTTTGCGTCAGAAACATAGTTCGCCTCTAGTAATAGATATAATAGATGCACACGACATATTTATGAGTCAATGGTATAAACGTCGTAAATATTATAAGTCGCAAAATTACAAAATTTTAGTTTGCGATAATACGGATTATGATGCTGGATATAATAAAGATATATCAAAATGGAAGATATCATGGGAGCAAAAAAGCAAGGACGGAAGTAAAAGTGTATCGAAAAAGATACACCCTACTGGTGTAAGTAAAACAAATCCAATACAAAATATCGCACTTCAATTGAATATTGCGCCAAGCACTACGAAAAAAAAGGAAAGCGAAAATGACAATGCATCAGATGAAGAAGAAGAAGACGATGAAAAAGAACACGAAAAGAAAAGAAATGAAACAAGAGGTAAGTTAGGACTAAGCGGGAAAGGTTGTTTAATTGATATGAGTATATTTAACTAAATAATTAACAGTAACAACCATGACAAAACAAGGACAAATAAAATCAAGAATTACAAAATAACAATGATAATGTAAATAATAAAGTAATATTTTTTTACCTTATTATTTGCTAAATATTTTTTAAATTAAATTTACCTACCACCTGGGCAGTTTTGATAGGGTATAAAAGGTGCAGGATTTGCAAGTGCGCTTAAATTTGATGGTAATGGGAATCCGGGAATTCTTTGACCTAAAGTAAATGCAGTGTTACCCATGTACTGATGATAACCACCCGATTGTCCTCTTCTACGACTATAACGGCGAGACCGAGAACGAGAATGCTTGGAATGCTTTGAACGCGTACCATACTTGTGCGAACGTCTCATTTTCATTGAACGTTTTTTTCTATGAAGCTTGGAACGACCGCGACCACGACCACGGCGTCCGCTTTTACGTGTTTTTCCACCACCACTCATATATTTTAACAACATATTATTATTATTTTTAAAATCAGAACCTCCAACAACCATTCTAACATTGTTTCCTTCTAAAGCTGCCGGACTACCACCTACAGATGTAAATTGTATATTATTTGAATTAGGGCTAACAGCTGTTTTATCGGTTGTAAATGCACCTCCATGAACATTGTAAGAGTTTAAATATTTTGTTGGTGCTATATCAATCATTTTTAATAAAATAATATATATTTACAAAATATATTATTTATATAACATACTAATTACATAAAATAATAATTACATAAAATATTTTACATAAGATACTAGTTAACAACTTGCATAGGTACCCACTTTTTAAATTTATAATTAAAACTACAACGCATTTTAATAATCTTACTTAAATCGACAAACTTATCAATCTGTATATTTTCAAATTCTTCTTCTTCATCACTTTCCTCTAAACTATCTAAATTATGATTTTCTTTAATATTTCTGAATAATTTATTCATAAAAACGCTAGTTTTATAATCAGGTATATGTGCTATATCTTTTGATATTATTGAAAAACACGTAGAATTTGTATTGATACTATCTGTAACATGATATAAGTAATAAATATCATTTTGTATATCTGGTTTAACATAGAATACTTTATATATATCATTTGATAACTTTGGTTTTTGTTTATGTTCTTGATCCTGTTTTTTTTCTTGTTTTTGTTCTTCCTTAATTACTATTGAATTTTTACTTGATACAATGATATTTCCGGAAGTAACATGCGTTATAGTATTATTCACTCCTGATATACCACTACTTATATTAGTATCTAATTTACGATCGGAATGAAAATTATTTTTATTAAAAATATAATACTCAATCATTTCTTGACGATCAAGCATAGTGTCGTTATTTTTCAAGTACCTATATTGTATTGAATAAACCGAATATGGTAATTTATCAGCACACATACATGCATTTAAAAAATCAGTCTCTATAATAGGTAACCCAAAAACAATACCTCTTTTAAAAAAAGTAATATTATATTGCAATTTTGTTTCAAATATATCCCGAAGTATATTTAATTTTTGATCATAGTTATATCTCTCTATATTGTCGCCTTTATAATAATGAATATTTTCAACAGAAAAAATTTCATTATCGTATACACCTGCTTCAATATCTAGAGTCGTTCTAAATAATGTTCCATATAATATAGTACCATAAGACAATGAATCATGAAAAGATACATGACGATAAAACATGTTTGTTATTTGATGGTGTGAACCTATTTCCATAAAAATACACACATTTTGTCTATTTCGATGAGTAAACCATGCAAAATATTTTTTACCTTTTGGAATAATTACATATAAGTCAGATAAAACTTTCTTATGAGTGCTTCTTTCATAAGAAAATTTAATTGTTGAAGGAAACAATTTTATAAGTTCGTCTTGTTCATTATACGATATTGCATACGGAGATACCAATTTTCTATTATTCACATGACTCGTATTGCTATTATATCTTTCATAGTTATGTGTCATCTCAGAGTTCTTCTTAATTTGACTTTTAATCTATATATGAAATAGTCTTTAACTACATTTATATATTATATTACAGCGTTAATACGGCGAATACGACGAAGAATAAGAGGATGACATACTAGGAGTACCAAAATCAGGTAAAAAAGATGATGAAGACTTAGTAGAGTCTGCCATAAAATTAGGAGTATTATGTACACGTGTAGATATCCCATTTGCGCCTACACCACCGATAATATTTGCCGGAGAGTATACGCTAGTTATTTCATTTTGAGCGTCAAAATTATTAGTATGAATAGTATTATCGTTATTTGTAGCAATACTATTGTTACTATTGTTAACGATTTTATTATTGCTAGTACTTTCCATATTTCCTACATTTCCAGAATTTGATATCTCCTTTAAATATTTTTTTAATTCATCTTTCATGTTTGAGGTAGATAAAACACCAGAATTAGAACTATAATTTGGTTTATTATTGTGGGAATTACGGGATATTGTTTCATCATCTCCTAAATTTATGGACGATCCATCACTTGCACTTTGAAGTGATTTATATATTGTATTATACTTTGTTTGAGGCTTATTTACTAAATCTTTTAATTTAGGAGCAGTTAACGTTATCTTAAAAAATGAATATAAATAATGAAGTAAAAATATTAATAATAATGAAATTAATGTAACCTTTATTATCCATGACCACATTTTTTGTATATAATTATCTATATAAGTTTAACACCAATAAAAACGATATTATATCTTCTTTTAAAAATGTATTCAATTCTATTTTATTTGTAGCCAATGATTCTATTTTATTTTTTACATTCGCGTCTCCACTATTCAAGTCATTTGATGTTGTTAAAATATAAAAATCATACACTGTATCATTTTTCATTTCTATTATAAATCTTGTATTTGATTTAGATGTAAGTTTATATGTTTTAATAATCTTTTGCTCAACAATATGTTTATATGGTATTTGAAAAGATGGAATGCTAAAACGTTTCATATACGACATATCAATTAATATATTTATTTTAATTTTATCAGTATCTTTTTCAAACAGCGATCTAGCAACCGGTTTATCAATAGGATATACTTGATATATATTATCATTATGTACTTCTAATATCCCCGTAGAACCATATATTGTAGTTTTTATAGTTTCATTTACTAAATATTTTGATATCTTTGAAAAAGTAGATAACTTGGAATTTTTATTATATAATGACTCATGTAGTTGTTTTGGAGATATATTTGGAAAGTATATTTTAACAGGAACAGCTGTACTACTATTACCTTTCGGTTTATTTTGTATAGAACTAGAATTATATGAGTTTTTTTTAAACCGATTTTCTGTTTGCATATTGTCTTGATATTTAGGTACAAGTTAAGTTATACTTTATATATTATATTAGAAACCATTTAAACCGATTACACAAAATGATATAACCAGACAACATTATCCAAGCAGTTAAATAAAATGACAAAGCAAGAATCAAAATCGGCATCAAATGAAAAAAAGTCAGATGATTTACAAGAGAAGATAAATGTAAAATTAAATAAAAAAGTTATTAATAAATCCGCTGAATCATCATTATTATCGAGCGAAGATAAATTTAAATCAGTAAAAAATAAAAAAAAGAATAGTGTTATATGTTTAGTTGTAGAAAAAAATGGCGATTTAAGAGAAACGGAAATAAAAATAGATGATATATGCAAAGAAGAGTTATCAAAAAAGTGTAGATTTAAAAAAACAGACAATTTTGAAAAAAGAACAGAATGGAGCTATTCTTCAAAACATAATGATAACGATAACGACAATAATACTTCAAAGATTATTGTTGATATGTGGGCAAAAGATGATGGAATGGCAAATCATGAAAATAAGTATGAATTTCCTCCACCCGTAGATAATGAGTTATACTTTGGAGCATGTATGCTTATTGCTCGGGATTCTAAAAATAACTATGTAGATCTGACAGAAGAAAAGTGGAATAAAATATACGAATATTTATTTGGAGGATTTGAATCTTTAGTCGGAAATGAAGACGACGATGAAGATGAAGAAGACGAATTAGATGCAGTTCCTGCAAAAAAGAAAACAAGAGATGGGTATTTAAAAGATGGTTTTGTAGTTGATGGTACAGGCAATATATGCGATGACGAATCGGATGATGGCGGAAATGATAGTGATACAGATAGTGACGATGAAACTGATGAAGAAAGTGATGTAAGCGAAGATGACAGTGACGTAGGAGAAGTAGATAATGATGAGGATAATAAAACATATAAAAAAAAGAATAAAAATGAAATAATTAAGAAGAAAGTATTAGGAAAAGGATCAAATAAACATTTAAAAGATGAAGACGACGATAATTCAGGATGGAAGACTGATGAATCAAGTGAATTAAGCGAGGAAGAATATTCATATTCATAGTAACGTTTGTATTCATAATTGTAAGAATATGAAATATTTTAAATAAAAAATATTTATATTTAAAATATTTTACTAACTATTATATATAGTAAGATATTTACGTAATGGCAAACAAGCTTTGTACCCCCTCACAAGTTTATCTTGTAGTTTCTCTAGTTTTGTTAGTTCTTTCTTATTTTGGATTATCTGCAATTTCGCAGCAGATTCGCTTGAATCAGACAAATAATGAACTTTTACAAAGTCTTAATTTTACGTATCAAAAAGATTCAAATACTTCTTATGTTGTTCAAGTACTATTTATTATATTATGGACTTGGCTCTTATCATTTCTTTGCGATAAAGGTTATACCGAACTTTCATGGTTTTTAGTTCTTCTTCCTTGGGTTATTATGTTTATTGCTTTTTTTATGTATGTAGTCGAAACTATTAAAACGATATTTTTTACTACGACAAATTCAGTTTCTGCGGCACTAAATCTACCATAAGTGATTATTTAAACTAAGTATACAATACAAGTATACAAACTAAATATGTAACAATCAATTACATATTTAGAGGTGTATAATAAATAAACGTTAATTAAATATATTAAGAAAATTGAATAAAGACAATTCATTTATATTAATATAACAACAAACCATACAAGCATCGCATTATATCATATAACACACATACACAAACAACAAAACATGCATCAAATCAAAGATCCTCAACTATTTCGTGAAAATGTCAGGACTAAATTATCTGATATAATACTTGATACAGAAACTGTCACCAATCTTGAAAAAGGAATATTTAATAGTTCTTTAGCAAAAGCTAAGGAAAAAGGTGTAGTAAAAAAATGGGATAATAAATATTTTGTTATGATTTATCTAGATCTGTTACGCACTATATATATAAATTTAAAAAATGAAAGGATATTAAATATGCTAAAAAATCGCGAAATTCAAGCACACAAACTGGCTTTCATGACACACCAAGAAATGAGCCCCGAAAAGTGGGAAAAACTTATCGAAGAAAAGAAAATTCGAGATCAAAATAAATATGAACCAAAACTTGAAGCATCTACTGATAAATTTACATGTAGAAAATGTTATTCAAAAAAATGTACATATTATCAATTGCAAACTCGTTCCGCGGATGAACCTATGACAACATTCGTAACATGTCTCGACTGCGGAAAGCGGTGGAAATGTTAGAGAATAACTTGCAAATCTTCAAGATGCCAATATTCAGAACCACGGTTTGGTAATGGTCTTCTTATAATAAATGGTATTTTTTTCTCTTCTAATTCCTTTATCGCAATTAAATATCCATCTATTACACCTTCAGGCACTTTTACAAATGGTGTTGCGCCGTCATTTATTTGCTTTGCACGTTGACCAAGAATACGTGTTTTTTCATACTTTGTTAGGAATGGCAAAGTTTTATGCAATTCGTCAATAATATTTCCATTTGCATCACGAACAACACGCGATAAATTATAAATTTCATCATAGTTTTGTACAAGACTCTCGGGATGAAAGTTCACTAAATAGTCATTTCTCAGTTCCCTGTCAAACTTTTTAAATTTATTATCCAAATCGTCTTCGCTTTCATATTCGCCTTCCTCTAAACCCTGCTGTAGTTCATCGTCTTGATTAAAATCATGCTCCTCACCGCTAAGTAAAGTCTTACCTCTTTTACCTCTACCTTTACCCTTACTGGCAGTTTTTTTCGACGTCTTGGTCATACTTTCCAAAGGATCTACTTCCGATTCAGCGGCTCCTTCTTTTGTACCTACGCTCCCCATAACTTCACCTAATTTACTTAATAATGCATCTTTTATTTTTACCACACCGGACTGGAATGATGGTTTATCTACTCCGCTTTCATCTTCATCTTCTAGAGCACCTTCTTCTCCCTCTGTATCTCCCCCCAACGTATCTGAATCACTTATATTTGACTCATTTTCATCTTCATCGTCACTTTGAGCTTGGTTTTTGGGTAATTCAGTATCTGATTCTTCTTCTCCTGATGCGTCTTCAACATCTTCTACGTCACTTTGATATTCACCTTCTTTTCCAACATTCTTTGTACTTTGCATTATTATTTTGAGGTTGTCTTGTGTCTTATATATAATATATTGGTTTGATTTTATTTCAATTTTATTAAAAATATTATTATTAATAAAATTAAAAATTCTAAATATAGCTTTACTATTAAAAAAATATAGTATTATATCACATTATTATATTAACATATCATATAATTTATTACTGCGCTGATTGTTCAGTATTCCAAACAGTATCACATGTTGCACATAAGTATACAAAATTCATATTGACATCATCATATCTAAGATAAATAATTTCGCGTTCCTGTTCCTTATGTTTTGATTTTATTTTTGGAACACTAAGTTTTGTTGCATCCACGGCTACAGCTGTACCTTCTCTTTCCATCGCTACATCTACTTCTAGAACATCTTCGCCATGACTCTCTACACGAGATCCTTCTTCACCACCATTACTTATACAAGATTGATTTGGACATTTTATAGTATTGATGCGCGGTAGTGTAGGATCCATTTTAGTATATTTATTTATAATCGAATTATACTTTTGTTTTGCATTCTTAAAATTAGTCTTGGAAACAGTGACACTATCCAACGAAATGTTCTTGTTTTCATGTCCACAATTTCTGCAATAATACACAATCGAGTTTGGATCCTCTTCAGATAGACGAATGTAATACATGTTGCTACAATTAACGCAAAAGTGCATTTGAATGTTCTGTCGGTATATTATATTATATTATTATTTGTTTATTTCAATTTTATGTATTTTATTAAAATTAATATTCAATAACCAATATTTAATATTTAATACTTAAAACATTAACTAACACTATACAATATACACTATTAAACATCTATATTATGTTTTTTTGCTTCTTCTATTACTTTAACAAGCAATTCATCAAAATTAACTAAACAAGACATACCATATATTGAAGTAATTTTATAAAACTTACTAATATTTTTTTTAATTGCTTTCTTAACTACTTCAACTATAGCGTGTATATTTTTTTTAAATGCATCTACCATATTATTGTAAAAATATTCTTTGTATACCATTTCAAATGCAATTAAATTTGTATTCATAAAATCTGTCATCAACTTAATACACGCAAAATCAATATTCTTATACAAAATTATTGTATGATAATTATTATAATCAGCATGTGCTTCCGTAACTCCTGGCTCATGCAACATAGGAGTACTATCCATAATAGAAGACAACGTAAGTAATACTGACTTTATCGTAAGACAACTAGTCCACTGTTCACCTCTCCACGTATTTAACATCGATAAGCAAACTTTACCCATTTTATAAAAATTTGGATGAAATCGCGTAATTGTATCATTTGTCAAATACGTAAAAACGGGAGGAGCATATGGATAATCTACTGGAAAATCAATCATGAAAAAATAATACCCGCCAAAATATAATGTATCGGGTTGTCCAATTATCATTACGTATGCCTTCAAAATATCCGTCTCTGAATGCATATAAAATATACCATCATTTTCGAGCGAAGAACTAACCATATCTTTTATATCTTTTAATAAACGTTCTATGGTTTCTTTAGGAATATGTATGCGGGGTACATTTATCGGGTCGACCGTTGTCGGCGTTTTTTCTGAATTTACATCATTTACATGTTGATCGACAATATTAATATGTTGATCATTTTCAGATATTTCTTCAACAACAACCAAATTCTCATTTATAATTTCATTATTTGGGGTTTTTATTATACCACCACAAGCCTGTTTAATCTTTTTCATTAAGTATTAACTAACCGCTAGCCAATATATATCATATGAGTTTATTTTTTATGTCAGTTTTATATATATATTAGTTTTTATTAATCATGGTTGTCTATTTTTTAGGGATATTTTGAAACTTAAAAAATTGACATAAAAATATCTTTCTTTATAATATACAAATGGAATCCCGCAAAACTCCAACTTCACAAAAACAAGATATAAACATGGAAGCATACGCCAAAGAGTACGAACAATTTATGAAACAATGTTATATAAAAAAAAATGACCCAGCGACAGCGGGCTTATCATTTACACATACAAAAATACCGAGTCCGGAACATGGAGTAGCAGGAGGAACATTTTATATACCATCAGAAAAATTACACGAATTTTGGAAAAAATACGCAAAACACGTAATTATGAATAGACGACATGAATATTTGACCGAGAAACAGTTGCCAAACGGTGGAGCAATATTAATTGATTTAGATTTCAGATATGATTCACAAGTTGATTCACGACAACATTCAAAAGATGACGTGGAAAATATACTTGGGCTTTATATGGATGAAATCTCCAAGTTACTAAATATAGAACGCGGAGAAAAGAAAGAAATAAGTGTATTTGTATTTGAAAAACCGAATGTAAATACTGACGATGAAAAATATACAAAGGATGGCATTCATATTATTATTGGAATTCACGCTGACCGCGTTGTCCATCATATGTTGCGAAATAATGTATTGAAAAAAATTCCGGATATATTAAAACATCTCCCAATAAAAAATAGCTGGGACGATATACTTGATGATAATATTTCAAGAATGGTGAACCCTGTAGGGTGGCAATTGTACGGATCGCGAAAGCCAGGACACGAAGCATATGAACTAAAATATCAATACAATTTTACATATACAAAAACTGAAAGCACAGAAGAAGACGACGGAGACACGAGCAATCATGTATCAAAAGAAGAGTCATGCAACTATAACTATGATGACGACGATGAAGATGGAGGTGAAGAAAACAAAAATGACAATACTGTGTCAGCCGAAAACTACATTTGGGAATATGATGAAAAAAATGCAACATTCTTCGACTACGTAAATAATTTATATTTGTTGTCTGCACAATATGATGGTCATCCTGCTTTTGAAATTCGCGAATCAATTCGCAAGGAATATGAAGACATTAAAAAAAATAAGATAAGAAAACCACAATCAAAATCTGGAACAATTATGCGGAGACGAGCAACTACTGCATTGACTGACATAAATGAAATTACTAATCGTCAACAACTTACGGATGAAATTGACAGAATTTTCAGTAGCCTTGAAACACGCGAGTACTATATTAAAGAAACGAGCGAATATGCAATGTGTCTTCCAGAGAAATATTACAATCAGTACAGTTTGTGGATACGTGTTGGTTGGGCTCTTAGAAATACTAGCGATAAATTATTCTTGTCGTGGATGCTATTTAGTTCACAGTCGGAAAAATTCAGCTACGACAAAATTCCTGAATTCTATGAAAAATGGCAAACATTTTCGATGGAAAACGAAGATGGATTAACACGTCGTTCTATTGTATATTGGGCACAAAATGACGCAAAAGAGAGATATAATGCAGTGTACAAAAAGACAATTGACTATTATGTAGACATTACACTGTCAAATGAATTGGTAAACATCAATGGAAAATCGGAAACAACTATTGTAGATTTGGCAGTTGTCTTGTACAACATGTATAAAAATAGATTCGTATGTGCTGACTATGGCGACAATGTATGGTTTGAATTTGAAAATAATAGATGGGTTGAATGCGACAGCGGCATTACATTACGACAGATGATTTCAACGGAAATGTACAATGTTTATATATCAAGGATCGGATCAGTAGGAGGATTTGCAGGCGGTAATGCGTCTAGTAGTGGAGGTGGAGCCGGGAACAGCATTGCAAATGTATCGCACGGAAAAACAAACAAACAAACGGCATCTGCGGCTGGTGGCGGCAATGCAGCATCAAGCAATGCATCTGACGATGGTAAACCAAATCAGTTTCAACATAGAATATCGGATATTTGTTTAAAATTGAAAGCATATATAGCAAAAGGACACGTTATGAAAGAGGCACAAGAATTATTTTACGACAAAAACTTCTTGCAAAATATTGATACAAAGACACACCTTTTATGTTGTAATAATTGCGTAATTGATTTTAAAGAAAAACGTGCAAGAAGAGGACAACCCGATGATTACATTACAAAAAGTACTAAAATAGACTATTATCCTCTTGATCCTAAAAAACATGGAAAAATTATGGATGAAATCAACGACTTCATGAATAAACTTTATCCAGAAGAAGACATACGCAAATACATGTGGGAACATTTGGCATCTTGTCTTATCGGAGTTAATTATCCTCAGACTTTTAATATCTACACTGGATGCGGAAGCAATGGAAAGTCAAAACTTGTCGAATTAATGAGTGTTGTTTTAGGTGAATACAAGGCTGTTGTACCTATATCATTGATTACAAGCAAACGCGCTTCAATTGGTGGAACATCATCAGAAATTGCACAGTTAGTCGGTATTAGATATGCGGTTATGCAAGAACCTTCAAAGGGTATGCGACTTGAAGAAGGTCCTATGAAAGAAATTACCGGCGGTGATCCGATTCAAGGTCGCGCCTTGTTTAAAAATATGATTACATTTCGCCCTCAGTTCAAACTGGTTGTATGCACAAACACAATGCTTGATGTAAAAGCCAACGACGAAGGTACTTGGAGGCGCATTCGTAAAGTAGATCACAAGGCTGTATTCTGTGATAATCCAAGAAACGATGACCCCGATTCGCCATATCAGTATTTGATCGATAAACGTCTAGATGAAAAATTAAAAGTATGGGCGCCTGTATTTCTAGCAATGCTTGTTGAAAAGGCATTTCATACCGGCGGAATGGTAAAAGATACGCCTGCAGTTATTGAAAGCAGTGAAAAATATCGCAATAGCCAGGACTATATTAACGAGTTTATTCGCGACAAGATACGCAAAGTTGATGGACACTATGTCAAGAAAACAGAAATGTATGAATCATTCAAAGTTTGGTACATCGAGCACTATGATAGAAATATTCCAAAAGGTAATGAAATTTATGAAGTATTTGACAAGAAATACGGAAAATATACTACAAAAGGTTGGAAGAATATTTCAATCATTTACAATCACGATGAAGTTGAAGAAGAAAATTAAGTATTTATATATATTTAACGCTACATAGATATATTTTTACAAATACTATATTTTTGCTTTACTACGCAGTTACTCTATTACGTACTGCAATAAATATAAAATTCCAAATCATATGAATTTTATCTAATACCCACAATATAATAGACGTTGAAAAATATGGATACAATATTAATCCTACTAAAAGTATAATATTTTTATATGTTATATTTCTTAAATATACTAATACTATTCCTACCCACATAATAAGCAAAGTCCAATAAACAATACTAGGAATAACAGTCCAATTTTTTACACCATCTCTTAATTTAGATTCATATACTGATTTTCTATTAAAAGTATATATATCAGTAGTCCTGCCATTTATAAAGTCGGTTAACTTTTCATTTTTATTTTCAAGATTATCTAATACTATTTTCATATTTGATTTGCCAATTTCTTGCTCTCTAAGCATTAAAATTAAATCATTAATTAAATTAATAATGTTAACATATTTTTCATTAGTTTTTAGTAATTCATCTTCTCCTGACTTTTTATATCTGTTTGTTAATAAATCATTATATGTTCCATCTCCTTTAATATTTCGAATGTAATTTTGTTCTGCAACATACATATTAAGATCTGCGTTACTGGCTAATCGTTTTGCACGATCATAGTCAAACATTAAATTCATTTCTGTCGCAGCACCATTTAAAGGTGAAATAATACTATTTTCAACCTTTGTTGCAATATTTTGAACCGTCGATAATGTGTCCATCATTTTATTTGTAACATCAGGAGAAGGAGCACATCCCCCTGTTCCTCCATCCATAACGGCTTTCATATTTGGATTTGAATCACTCGTCTTTTCTTTTATTTTACTTGCTAGTTCATCTAAACTTGGAGCCATATTTTATTATTTTATTATATTATTATCTATTATAATATAGTATTTTATTTTCAAAAATATTATATTATAACAATTTAATTACTATTACTATTAATATACAGTAAATCTTATAATGTGTATATTTGATTACTATTATAATATGTATCAGTAGCTGGCAATGGGCAACCGTCATCATATTTGTGATATCTATTTCGCATATTTCTCATTATAAACGTTTCAGTAGAAGCAGCAGAACCTGTTCCTACACCAACACTTAATCCTGAACTTAACATATTTCCATTAGAAGGATCGCTGGTAGTAAGTTGCGACGAAGGTACAGGTACAGTGGAAACATTTCCATTTCCACTACCATCACCGTTTCCTGTATTTGATCCAGCATAAGAACCCATCTTTTGAACACTATCTTCTACAGTAGCTGCAGTTTTTGTTAAATCGCTACATATGTTTGAAATTAACATCTGACCAGGAGCTCTTTGTATAGTTTTATCAATATGATTGCGAGTTTGTTTTGGTATATTTGATGGATCATTTGGATTAAACGGAAAAGTATATTTGTCAAAATCTATGTTACTACGCTTTGATATATCCCACACTTTACGACCTATAATTATAGCACCAATCGAAATAGCAATAATAATAACAACACTTGATACACTATCACTAAAAATTCCGATTTTCATCAAAAAAATTGAAAGTATTATTATTCCGCAAAAAAATACAATATATTTCATAACCGATGAATGTGCCTCATAACGTCTTGCATAATAGTTATTAACACCAACCATTCTTTCTGAATTATTTCGTAGTGTCAACATTTCATCGAGAAGTTTTCTTTTATTTTTCAAGTCTTCCTCTATAATTTGAAGTGCAGCCATACTGTCAACTGCTACACCTCTTGTTGCATCAAGTTGTGATTGATTAAGATCATATGAAGATGTACTATTTACGAATAAACTATTTTTTAACTTATTTATCTCGTCGATTTCCTGTAACTGTTGCGTAATTTGAGCTTGACTATCTACAGAATTTGCAGAACTTGCTAAAGTTATTAATTTGTCATATTTTTCTGTTTCAATGCGTTGCAGATTACTAATACTTTGTGTAAGAGAATCTAAATTATTTTGAAATTTTTTCTCAGTGTCATCCGTTTTATTATCCATGACGTTACTCATTTATTTTAATATACAATATTAAAATAAAATAAATAATAATAGTTGATTTATTTACTGAATGTCTTAATTATAGTAAATACTTTTAACATAGAATTATTAACTAGTTCCAACTCTAAAAGCTTTTATTGTACCTATAGATATCAACACCGTTATTATACCCCATACGATATATCTATAGTTATCATTTATCGAAAGTAGTTCAGAATCAGTCTCTGCCGCTTTAGATGTAAAAACATTATTTTGAATACCTTCTATTTTTTTCGTTATATTTTTACTTTCTTTTATGTAATGGCGTCCATCGGAGTTATTATTTTTTATGCTATTTGTTACTTTATTCTGCTGCGAAAACACATTTGAAAGTTGGTCTTTTATTACGTTCCCTTTAGCTATTGCAATATTATTTTTATTCTGTAAATTTTGCATCTGTTGGTCTATAACTACTCCTAAACCACACTTCATATCTGGAACCATATTAGGAACATTATTCATTCCACCTGATGGAATAAAATTATTATATGTAGAACTATCTATAGGAGTAATTTCTTTACTACATGAAGCACTATTCATTGCATCAGTTATTTTTATATTTTTTATATAAGTTGTCGAACCAGGGTTATATATTCTATTACCATTAGGAAGAAGATCGTCTGCCTTGTATAAACTACATGATCCCGCGGTATTAGATGCATCAAAAGTATATGCCGCACACATTGATGCATTACTACATCTACTTTGACAATCTTCAACGCTAGTTGTAACAGATCCTATACTAGCATACGATGGTTTATAATCATTCATGTTATAATATGTGCTATCAATAGGATATCCATCCGTAGGTTTTGGATAATTTAATAAATTATTATTAAGATCAACGTATGAAAGTTGTCCAATATTCGAAGAATTTAAACCATTGATAGAATATTGTGCAAAAGATGATGGATCATTGCCTATTAAATATCCATCACTATCAGCCACTACGTCATATAATGAATACTGTACTTGTAACATAGTTGTACCAGAAGAATCCGGTACCGTTAAATACAATCTACAATAGCCACTAGGCGAAGAAATAAATGTAGTAGGGGTGAGTATTGATTGTGTAACTCCATCTGATAATAATCCAGGAGATGTATTCCCACTATAACTATATTGTGCAGATGCAGAAACCCAGTCGGGTCGTGGAGCATTTAAAACTATTTGACCCAACTTACCTTGTACAATTGTTTGCTGTAGTGTTGTGTTTGTCTGCCATATTATACTATTGTCTGCAAGATTAGTTACAGTAATAATACCATTGTCCGCAATAGTTAAGGTAAAAGGGCCATATTTACTCATTATACTAGAACAGTCGATTGGGAAAGAAGCACCCATGCTTATATTTGTTTTAGATATTTTGAATGTTTTCTTACCACAGTTATAAATTATATCTGTATTTTGAGGTGTTGTAATATTTTTTATATATGTAACTAAGTCACTCATCGAAAGAATAGGTACAGTTTGTTGAATAGTATTATTAGTACAATATATGCGCGCTAAAGGATCCCATTCATGTCGAGTAAAATTAGGTACCCACCACGGCCAGTTGCAGTCATACGTTTGAACCGTAGTCGACTTTACTGTATTCAGTGTTGCTGACGATTTACCATTTATATTACTATTGTTTACGACACTATCATCAAATAACATATTATTTGTATTACTCGTCCCTAAATTTTGACCATAACTCGATGTTACGTTATTAATTGTTGAACCAAATAATGGATCTACATTATCTTTTATATCATTTGGTAAATTAGATATTAAATTGGAATATTTACCGTCAGGTGATCCATTATATAAACCACCATCAGCGCCAAAAAATAAAAATCCAGTTATTTTTACGCCATCACTTGAGTCTGTAGATGACGCCGACGATTGTGCACCATTATTATTAAATACATTTTCTAGTACGAATTCTTTTGTATAAGCGTATGTACCTTGAACGTTCTGTGTTCCAACATAACATTGTCCTACAACTGAATTTTGCGTGTTTCCAGAATTTGTTATATACGCTGATGCAGTAGCACTTGATCCCGCTTTATCTACTGCACGTCGTAAACATTGCTCCGCGGTAGCATTTTTTAAATCATTTTGTATAGATGCATCCGCTGGCGAAAGAACAGAATTTTGAAATTTTACATTATTAAGATCTAGTGGTTTAGGCTCGTTTACATAAATATTTTTTCCAGCATATGTACCTACCTTAGACTGAGTATCAGGAAGTAAACTTGTGTTCTGCCCGCGCAGTGCCACTTGGCTACCAGACCCTAATAAAGGATACGCCATACCGTCACGGTTGTTTGAAACATCACTGGTAAAATTAATATTAGAATCAACAATATTATTCGCGTCATTCATAGCCTGAGACTGATCATCATATTTAGAAAATATACCCATATTATTTACAGCACCATATACAGAATCCGTTGTTCTTATATTTTTATTTTTTAAAGATGATTGCCCATCTACATTCAAGAATGTTTTTGCAATTGTTGAAGTAGTAGCACTTGCATTTTTAGCATCTTTTGATGCACTGTTAACAGAATTTATAGTATCGCGCATCGCATTATTTTGTGCTGTGTTTAATGCGTTAACTTGTGTATCGCCGTATTTTGAATCATTTATACTAGAACTCGTAGTAAATGGCTCTATTGTTCTTGTTGACGACTTTAAAGCATTATTATTCGATCCCGATAATACTCTATTTTTTCCTTTCAATATTCTTGTATTTGTTTGAGACTTGAATAATTTTCCTTGATTTATACTATTGCTATTAAATTCATTTTCAAACATTTCTTAAATATAATTATAATCAGATAAAATATTCATTACAAAGTTATTTAATATTCAGCGTACAATAATAAATATATTATTATAGTTATTATTTTTTAAAAATTGTAAGCATTTACTAGCCAATATAAGTTATGATGTATATTTAATACTAACTAAAGGATCGAAGTTAAACATGCTTTTAATGTCATGCTTTATACCTGATAAATTTATAGAACGTATATCGTTATCTATTCTATTCGCATATGAACTCCATGTATTATAAAATAACACTACAACTAAACCTATAAGTAATATAATACTCAATAATAATGATGTAAATGAAGATTCTGGATTAATTAAGTTAGATACAGTTATATATAAAATAATAGCAGTTATAATAAACCACATAATATAAACATAATATCTTTGTCTTGAAAGAATTGACGTTTCTTGTTCTTCTGCAAGCGGTGTTTCATAGTCAATTAGTTTTTCTTTCTCTGTTATTTCCTTATCAATGCGTATTAACTGTTCTCTTGTTTTACTTATTTGTAATCTAATATTATCATATTCTTCAAAATTATTTTTTGCACCTTTTGAAATTGCATTTTGTAACTCAGTATATATCATATTTAATCTTTCCCCTAAACTTTTTAATTGGTTTAACATTGCGTTTCGAAAAGCAATAGCAGTTTGGTTTTCTGTTGATGCAATACCTCCACCATATGATGTAGTAACATTTTTTAATATATTATCATATGCTGCAGACACTGCATTAAACTGTTTTTTTATGTTATCAATATTTTGTGTATTTGCAGATTCAGTAGACTGAGACTGTCCAGATGTTGTATTTTGTGTTGATAATGAAGCAGCGGGAGCAGCAGGAGTAGAAGTGTCTGTAGATGTCATACCTTCTATTATGCTTTCAGAACCAAGAGTAACACCATCCGTTTGCTCAATTAATTGTAAATTTCCAGTTAATGCATTTTTGATCATAATTTCATTTTTTAAAAATTCGACACCCTGTACAATACCTGGGTCAGAATATAATTGAGTTCTATATCCATTCTTTGAAATTGGGGCTAAATCACTAAACATATTTAAAAAATTCATAATAATTACTTATAACATATAACTAGAAAATGTATTTACAATTAATTAATCATTATTTTTACTTTTAAATATAATAGTTTTAATTCCCACTATTTGTATCGGGTTTTAATAAAAAATTTTTAATACGTTCTATTTCCTGGTTTACCCACGATTCTGTTTTATCTCTTTTACAACTGTCAGCAATTCTACTTATTTCCCTTTCTGTCTTAGATTCTTTGGACGTAGGCTGAGCTCTTCGTATCAAGTAAATTATAAAATAAAATACAGCAATAACCAAAATACTCACCATTATTAATATTATCATGTTTCTAGCCATTGAATTATCTGCTGGCGCATTTACATCATTTTGTAAACCACCTTTTACATTTCCGACCACAGCAGCAGCTGCATTTTTCGTATTTATTACCACACTAGATGCCGCTTCGGTAAACGGCGTTGAGCTTAACAAATATAAAATATAAATAACACCAACAATAATAGAAATCAAATAAATAATAGAACGATAGTATAATAGCCTTTCATCGTGAAAAAAAGGTTTAGCTGCTAATCCTGCTTGTTTCATATGCGTGGCTTCATCGGATAAACTTTTATTTTCAGCAGTCAATTCATCTATTTTTTTTTGTATACCCTGAACAGACTCAGAATTTATCGTAAATTGCAATTTTAAATCTTTTACTAATTTTGAATAATCAATATTTAATGATTTTAAAGTATTAATTGTTTGAATGTACGGATCGTTACTATTCTGCATTTCAAAATCGGCGGAATTCAAATCTCTAACATCAAGTCCATATTTAAATTTACTTGTTTTAAAGTTAACATAATTATTTACATAATTTTTAGTGCTATTTGAATATATATCGTTTAAGTTATTTAGTCTACCTGAATAATATTCTACTATAGTTGTCATATCTATAATATCATAATAAAATATTATTTTTATAAATAAGCAATAAAAATAAAAAATATTTATCATGATATTATATTTTTTAATTAATTATATACAATTCATATACACGTCGGATTCGGGTAATATATAAATAATAGTGATTATAACAAAACTTGAGTACAGTATCTGTAATAATTTGAAATAACGGCTGTTTTACTAGGACGCTCTATCTTACAAATATCACCAGGTCTCATTCCGATTGCTTGTGCAACAGGATCAAATCGTGAAATATCTGGCAAATTTTTAACATCTGTAATATTATATCTCTTAAACAACTCTTTTCGTTCATCTTCATTTAAAATAACATGCTTAGGTACATACTGGTGTTCTAATATATTAAATTGTAACCGGTCTAAACTAAACAAAACTATAAATATCCCATTTCTATCCCAAAATTCATTCAAAATATTCATCAATGTTTGATTCATATCTTGTTTTATTACTATAACTAACATATCTGACTCTTTTTTAAGAATCTGTTCAATATTAAACAAATCATCTACATAGTCTTGTATGTTTTCAACACGCAGGGTTTTTCCTAAATGATATTTTACATATACACTTTTACTTTGTGTCGTTCCCTGATTCGCAGTCATCATCATATCTAACTGTTTTGGTACATCTTTGTTTGTATACATTGCATGTATTTCATTTACACCAAAATTATTATACTCGCTTGTATCAAATCCTTGTTGGTTTAATAAATCAAGAATTGTTTTTCTAGATTTATGAATCATTGTAATCATTCCACTGGACGTTTTTTGTTGTGTTGACATTTCTGCAGACTTTCTCTTTCTTATATTATTATAAAACAATAATTTTAATTCAATTTTATTATTGTTTTATTGTGAAAACTAATATTAAAAATAACATTAAAAACAATATTAACACTAAGATAATGATGATTGAGATATTTGGATAGTTTTTGTCGATCCACCAGCTGTTGTATCATTTGGATTATTTATAGGAGTATCTTTATTTACGGCTAATATACTTCCACCTCCCATATTTGGTTGTATTTTAATCGGTATCAATGGAGATGGTACAATAATTCCCCCACCTGTTTGTTGTGGTGATAAATATTGCACTCCATTAGAAATAATACTACCACCTGATGGTGTAGTCGGAGAACCCTCGGGACTTGCTGCAGCTGCCGCCGCTGCTGCCGCCATACCATAACTCATAGGCTGTCCAGGTATCACCATACCAACTACTGGACTAGAAGCAGTATATGGTGGACTAGAAGCAGTATATGGTGGACTAGAAGCAGTATACTCGGGAGAAAGTAGACCATAACCTGGAGGACTTGCTTCACCAACTCCGAGTTCTGCGGCATTTCCTTGCTCTGCTGTACGCTGTGCTTCTTCCATTAATCGTTTTTTATACATTACTTTTGAATATTCTTGATAAATATTTATAATAGAACTTATCCAGTTGTTTGGCGTTTGATTTCTTGCCAGTTCGTTTGACATCACTTCATCGGGTATTCGCATTCCATCGGAATATATAAGATCTTTTTCTTGCCAACCAACGGGGTGTTTATTCGGAAATTTATCATAACCTCCCGCAGATTCATCCCATAATTCCGTAGGAGATCCATTTTCATCTAATATTAATGAAGCAAAAATATACTTGTATTTATTCGGAGATGGTTGGTCTTCTTCTACTCCTTCAACTAATACACGTTGTTCAAGTTTCCATCCTAGATTTTCAATGTCCTTCAGCATCTTTTCTTGCGCTTTTTGATTATCGAGCATAATAGCATTTGCATTATCCTGTCTTTTACTGAGTTCAGTCTTTCGCGATTCTTTATCTTGAATATATCCTTTCATAATATTTGTTTTACTATTCTCAATAACTCTCGAAATAATTCCAGTAGTATCCGGATTCTCATCAAATGTCAGTTTATTAATTGTATTTGAATATGACATACTATCGAGTTGATCAATATTATCCTCTGTTATAATTCTCATAGTGACGTTCATTGTCATTAACTCTTGCAACAATAATTTAAAAGAATATGGTACACGTACAATACTAAATGAACGCCCAAATCTTGTTATTTTTTCAATATTCATCTCATTCAATAAATTACCAGTAAATTTAATTGGACCATCTGCCATAGGACTTATAAATAAATTACGCATACTATTATATATTGCTATGGTTCCAGTCTTATTACATATTGCCATATAGTATTCATCGCCGCGTATCATCATCGACTCTTGCAAAAAATGACTTATACCATGTGCTATAATCCCATCACGTTCCATTTCACCTACACGAAGACCACCATCGTTTGCACGACCTTGTACTGTTTGACGAGTAAGAAGTGTCCGCGGTCCGCGAGCGCGATAGTTAATTTTATCCTTTACCATATGTTTTAGACGCATATAATAGGTAGGACCAATGTATATATCAGACTGTATTTGTTCACCCGTCATACCATTATACAAAATTTGTGTTCCGCTCGAATGATACCCTTCTTTTACTAATAATCTACCAAATTGTTTTTCTTTAGGACCCGTATTTAAAAATGCAGTACAGTCCCCAAAGGTGCCGTATAATGTACATGCTTTACCTGTTAAAGTTTCAATCAACTGTCCAATAGTCATACGCGACGGAATAGCATGTGGATTTATTATAATATCTGGCCGTATTCCATCAGCCGTAAACGGCATATCTTGTTCGCGTATAAGTACCCCAACTGTACCTTTTTGACCCGCCCTTGATGCAAACTTATCACCTATACTTGGCATACGCTCTTCGCGAATACGAACTTTTGCTAACCGGGTACCTTCCTCGCTCTCTGTAATAAATGTTTTATCTACGAAACCCAATTGTCCCTTTTTAGGAAATACTGATTCGTCTATTGATTTATTTGGATCAATAGAACTTGTTTTTACTTTACCAATTAATACTATTTTATCTGTTAATTCGGTATTTTCTTTAATCATACCATAAATGTCAAGATGATCATATTCATAACCAGGTTTAAGTCCAACTACGTTTGATTCATTTTCTATATTTACAATGTGAGATTCGACTATTGCATCCGCCCCTTTGACTGTCTCTTCGCGTGTTTCATAACTATTAAAATAAGTTGTACGAAACATTCCACGTTTTACTGATCCTTCGTTAAATAAAATAGAATCTTCTACATTATACCCCGAATAACACATGATAGCAACAATAACATTTTCACCACACGGATGTTCCTCATTATTTATGTATTTTAAATAACGACTTTTTACAAGAGGTATTTGTCCATAGTTCAACATTACTCCCATTTTATCTATCCTAGAAAAGAAATTTGTGCTGTATAATGATACAGCCTGTTTTGCTTGTCCGCATGCAAAAGCATTACGAGGTAGTGGATTATTTTCGGGATATACAATTTGATTCCCCATAAATCCGTACATTAATGAAGGATGAATTTCTACGTGAGTATATGGTTTATCGCGAGCAAGATACGATAATGTAATAAGCGCAGATTCTGCCTCGGATGTGTCAATATATTCTATTATGTCGGGTATATTTGCGCTTTGAACTGTTCCAATATCGTCAACACCATATAACTGTCTTGGTGTGTATATTATATTACTATCTATTCTGTACGTTTTTATTATTTTTGTATCAGTACATCCAATTATATTATGCCAGTTAAAATTTCCAGATTCCAACATCTCAAATACTTGTTTTGAATTAAATGAATATTCGCTACGCACTTCATCATAATAAAAAAGTGGTCTACATAAACGTCCACCATCCGTAAAAATAAATACTTCATTTGTTTGTATATCCCAATTTACGCTTATAAAAGGTGATATTAATCCATACCTTCTATACATTTTTACACCCGATACTATAATACGAGGATCAGATGCTACACCGACCCATGCCCCATTTACAAATATTTTAGTAGAATTAAATAGGTATTTTCTTGGACATTCTTCTAGCAATTTCATCTCCAATACGTCTCTTAACCACTTAATTATGGGTTGTCCCGAAATACCTGTTGTAATATGACAAGTCAATGTCATATTTTTATGTAGACCACAATTTGCACCATCTGGTGTATCGACGGGATCAATGATACCCCATTGCGATCCGTGTAGTAAACGCGGTTTAATTGACTTAGATGATGAATCCATCGGCAAATTTATTTTTCTAAGACCGGAAATAAATGAATTATATGAAAGACGATTTACATCTTGAACAACACCGATTTTTTTATTATGTTCTACGGAACCCCAGTTCCCTTTAAATGCACGTTTAAATCCTGATTCTACTACGCGGTCTTTGAATACGTCAATTTCATTTAATCCTATCAAAGAAGGGAATGTGTCAATAGTATTGTATCTTGATGAATTCATATTATATTCGCGATCCATAGCAAGACTAATATTCGACTGTTGAAGAGAATAATATTCTTTAAATAAATCATAAAGAAGTCTTCCTGGAGAATCTACACGTTTAAATTTAAAGTTATCACGATCGGTTGGTTTATCAACTTTTGTATATACTAGTAATAATTTGTATACAATATAACCCAAATAATAAGCTTTATTTATATAATTTAATTCACCAATTTGCGGCATAAAATAATTCATAAGAATATCATGAGCATGAGAAACCGTTTTTGATTTTGTAAAAGTAGCAATAAATTTAAGTGCAATTTCTTGTGTAAAAATTTTATTAGCATCATGAATTGATGGGATAAATAGATCTATCATATCTTTGTTTTTTTCTAGATCAAGAATACAAAACTCAATAATATCTTTATCAGATAGTACACCTAGTGCTCTCATTACTATAAAAAGAGGCATAGGCTTTCTAACATTTGGAATAAGCACGACAATCTGCCCATTTGAATATTTTGCACCTGGTGCTATAATTCTTACGGACATTGTACGTTCGGGCTTTGATGCGTCTTCGGATACTGTCCTAATATCAGCAGAGTGACTATATAATTCATCTTCGTCTTTATATTCTCTTATGTAAAGCATATTATCTGCAAATTTTTCTTGTGAAATAATGAATTTTTCTTTCCCATCTATTATAAAATATCCACCATAATCATTTCGACACTCGCCCATATTAAATCGAATAGACGGATTTAAACCATTTAAAATACATAACTCCGACTGAAGCATAATAGGAAAACGTCCAAGAAAAATCTTCTCTAATGTTATAGTATTACGTACTATATTATCCGCAGAATCTCGCATTATATAATCCACCTCAATATCATAATGAATCGTAGTAGAATATGTCATATTCCTAAGCCTCGCTTCATTCGGATACATAAAATGAGAACGTTTTTCTAAACCATTATTTTCTTCGTCAAATATTACCGGTTTTCCGTAGTATATTCTGTCACCCGTTTTACCCCCTATGTATATTTCAGAACGAAGATTGAATATATTGGTTTCGGGATTTTGATCTTTTTGAAAAACAATCGGATTTTTCTCTTTAAAAATGCGTTTTATCCCGTTTGAAATAAAATCATTATATGATGCCAAATGGTGTTTTACTAAAATGTTTGGATTATCTTCAAAAAATTTGTCTATAACGTTCCATGCTATTTCTGCATTCATCTTTCTTAAATTATACTGTTATATTATATATTTTATATAGTTAGTATTTTTTTATACTTTTTAAATTCATAATGTTCAAATTCATATTGTTCAAATATTATTTATATTTAATGATTACCAAATATAAATAAATGTGTATTTAAATGTGTACTTTTATTTTCTTGCAAGATTAGAAACCATTTTGAATAAAAACAAAAATACAACAAACATTAGTACATATGGAAATAGTAACAAAAACCATGATAGTTTTGTCCATCCATATCTGCAAAATAAATTCAATATCCATGACCACAAAAGAATAAAAAATACATTTAATAAATAATATGATGGTTTATTTTTTACTTTACACTTAACACTTCCTAAACATATTTTATCTGAATCATTTGTTGTTATATCATAGTATAAAGAAATTGATAATAAAACAATTCCTACTACCAAATAAATTTTTGATGGTGTACATAAATTATAAAATAAATCCATATAAATAATATACTACTAGTATATTATTTATATATATAATAATTATTGTTGATTTTTATGTTTTATATTACTTTATTACTTTAAATTTGCAACATATGAGTCGGCATTTTTATATATTGTAGATAAAGGTGTTCTACTCGCTATTACATTTGGCATACTTGGATCTTTACCTAGTGTTAATCCTCTTGGAAATTGTCCCATTGATGGTAATGGATTCGTGGTATATATTTTATTAGACACACCAGCAAAACCATTAACTATTTTTCCACCTTGATAAACCAATTCACGCCCCATATTTTGAATATCCGTTAGTATGCTGCCACCTCTCATTCCTTTCCGATAATGTTTATTTCTCAATTTTCTGCTATTGCTTCTATTTTTTTTTCCACCACCCATTTGATACAAGTGAGGTGAACGAACACCAGCAGCAGACCAACTTTGATGCTTTGGTATAGGATCATCGCCTGCAGTACTTCTAGGAGGTCCTAAACTACTCGAAGGTGTTATTCCATTTGGTGAAGGTGCTAATACATTGTAACCTTTATGATACCCCACGGCTCCAGGATTACTGGGGCTCCAAAATGGTTTTAAACCTAAAGTATCCCAAAATCCTCCACCTTTCATTCCTCTACGTTTTGTTTTATTCTTACGCCTTTTCCCACCTTTTTGTAAATATTGTAATGGCGGTTCAGTGCAAACTTGGCCTCCGCCTGACATTACGCCTTTATTCCATGTAGGCGGCCAATCAGGCAAGGGTGTATTTAATGAATATGCACCTTGTGCTGTAGTGTTATCGCTTCTACATCCAACACATGATGAAGAACTTGTTGGATTAATATAACGGTTTAATGAAGCACTTACTACATTTACATTTAATCCGTTACTACCTCCGCGCATTTTTCTAGTTTTACGACTCGATCTTTTTGTACGCTTTGACACTCTTTTTTTTCTATAGGATCCCATTTTTATTTTTTATTAATTTATATTATATCGTGATATAAAATAATAAAAAATATTATTAAAAAGTAAAAATATTAGATCAATAAATAGTGCGTTTGTTTAATATTTTACGCGTATAAACAAATCAAATACTTGTTACTCTATATCAACGTGTGATAGAAAATGCCTTCTGCAACACATCTTTGTTAATTTTAATTCATCCAAAACCATTCCTTCGGGTGTTTTATCTCTAAATTCTTGTGTCAAATATATCACTCTGTCATTTTTCATTTCTTCAGACATTTTCTTTTTTTTCACTTCAGCAAGATAATAACGATACTTGTCGCCTATTACTTTTCCACATGTAAAGCACTTAACGGGAATGATCATTCTTTTCTGTCTTGTACTACTTTCTTATATAGTTATTATATACAAATTTATAAATCAATTTTTTATACTTATTAATATTTTGAAAAATACCACAAACAACTAAATATTGTAATATAAAAAATATTGCAATATTCATTATATATTAATATTCGCTTCTTCTATTAAAAAATGCTTCTTCTACAGGAAATGGGGTTTTATATTTTTTTACATGTTTTTGTTTTACACCACCACCTGAATAGTCGTCCAAAAAATTATTATTTGATTCACCATTGTTATCATTATCATTATCGTTAGCATAAGTTTCAACTACACCAACTTCGTCTATTGGTGACATATTTTCTGTAGTATTAAAACCGCTATCTACATCAAATCCTTCCACTATTTTTTTAATTTCTATTTTTTTAATTTCTGTTGTAGGAGGAGAACTCAAAGGATTACTTCCAGAAGAACCTACCATTTGTATATAAACTAAAATACCTATTAAAATAATAATTACAATTAAAATATAGATTATATTTTGAAAAAACGATTCTTTTAATTGGGGTAGTCCAAGCATATTTGCTAAACTTGTAAATGAAGATTGCACAACTTGGCTAATAGAACTACTCGCTTCTCCCACCGTTTGTACATTTTGTTGACCACTCATTTGTAATTATATTTGTTTTTATATTTATAATATAATAAATATATTATAAAAATTTTATTATGCGTAACATAATTATGCGTAACATAATTATACATAATATATTTATATATATGTATATTATGGTTGGATGTAAATATTCTGCTAGTGTTTTGAATAAAACATTATTAACTATTTTGCATTTATTAAATATTAATAAAATAGATAAATGGTTTATTTGTTATGGAACATTATTGGGAATGGTTCGCAATAGTAGTTGTATAGACGACGATGATGATATTGATATACTTTTAGACTGTTCTCACTATGATAAAGTAAAAAAAATATTACTTGATAATAATTTTAATGTTATGGATAAATATTTTTCTTTAGAACTTGATAGAAATATTTTAAAAACAGAACAAAATGATGAGTATGCATCGATTGATATATATATGGCAGATTTAGAACAAGATTGTGTAGTTGATAAATGGAATAAATTAAAAATTATGGACTGTTATTTAAATAAAAGTAATTTTACTTTTATTGAAAAACTATATTGTGATGAAAAAATATATTATCCTAATAATTATGAAAGAATATTATTAAATCGTTATGGAAGAGATTGGATGATAGAACAAAAAATAAAAGTGCCTCAGACAATGACGATATTATAACTAGTGTGTATTACTTTTTGTTACTTTTTTACTATAATAGATCCATTTGTTGTCATTACTTTTTTATGTTCTTCTCCGTTTATATGAATTAAATTGTGGCATTTTTCACAAACAGATGCTAAATTTGCTGCATGATTTTTATGAAAGTGTTCTATAAAATTTAAATCATTTGCATTTTTTTGATGCTGTAAATGATGTATTTCTGTTCCTATTTCTTTTTTACATATTTCACACATGCTTCTTATTTTTTTAGAATTATACTTACTAGATTCTAATGAAAGTATACTTTGCTCACTATTTCTATATTTTAATCTTATTGTATTTGCATATTCAAGAAAATCATCCGGTAAATGAAGCGACTTACACACTTCAAGACCATACATACTAAACCCTGAACCATCTTTAAGTTTTCTGTCATATACTAAACTATCTGTTTCTTTATTGTATGTTACTTCTAAATGTTTCATCGTTAGCTTATTTAACTCTCCCACCTCATCATACTTATTAATTTCATGCATATGTGTAGCAAAAATAAACGAACAGTTTGAATCATGTAACTTTTTAAGACCAGCAACAAATATACTTATAGCTGAATCAATTTCTGTACCTGAACACAATTCATCTCCTAAAATAAGACTAGTATTATTTGCCGACTTTAGTATAATACGTAATTCGGACATTTCAACCATGAACGTCGACATACCCTTGAATAAATTATCATTACCTAAAATCCTAGTAAAAATACTTTTATATGGTATATACTCAAATGATGAACAAGGAACATACAATCCCGCCTGAGCCATATGAACCGCAATCCCTAATGCTCTAATCAAACTTGTTTTTCCTACTGCATTTGTTCCATATAGTAAAATACCATTCTGATCTGTATTATCACCTAACTCCACATCATTTGTTACATATAGTTCATTCGTATTTATATGCTCAATAAGACAATGTCTAAGTTCGCATGCTTTTACATACGACGATGATGCAATGTCACCACTACTATGTGTTTTAATACATGGTTTGCAATATTTATTTTTTAATACAATATATCCTTTATTTTGTAAAACATCTACTAGTGTTACTGTATCTATTATTTGCTGTATTTCATTTTCAAACTCATCTTGTATTCTTTTTATAAATTGTTTAAACACGTTCTCTATTTCAATTTTCATTTCATTTTTGGATGCAATAATTGTGCTACATATTTTATATATTTGCGTTGAATGTATAGAACAATTGCTTCCTGTAGAAACGGGATATGTTAGTCCATTAAGTTCAATTAGTAAATTAGTTTTTACATTATTATATGATGTATATTCTACTAATATATTTGCTTCTTTATCCTTTGCACCTCGCGTTTGTTTTTTAATCTGGTCTTTTACATTTTCTTCTAGTAACTTGGCACGACGTTTCGTACAAACAAGACTATATCCCATTTTTTCAGTATCATGTATTTTAACATACTCGTATTTTTTATCCGTCTTTGATTCTTTTTCAAATACTAGTCCGTCAAAATATCCTTGAAGTGTTTTCAATTCTATATACGAATTTTCATAATTATATACAAGTTCGTCTAACTTTTTACTTACATTTGGTAAGATAAAATTCTCGTCATAATTTAAATTATCGATCGTACTACATTTTTCCATATCAAAAAATGATCCCATAAATCGTCGGATAGTTTTACAAATAACCGATATGTCGAATACTTTTGTAGCTGTATTGTTTTCTAATTCTTTATTTATATACGAAATAATAGTTTTATCTCTTTGCAATTTTTCATACATATTAGAAATTATATCTAAATTGGAATGCAGATGAAATAGACTTCTTGGATTTATTTTATTATGAATAATTTGACGATGTAACTTTTCAATATCTTTTAATTCGCCAAGTACTGTTCTCCATTCATTTATTTGTGTGCCTCCCCCATTTGTAATCAAATAATCTGTTATATCATATTCTCTATTGAGTTTCTCAATATTAAATATAGGATTCAAAATTTTATATTGAAAATTTCTCATACCCATCGGTGTTATGCAATTATTCAGAAATTTCAATACAGATGAATGTTTCCCATTATAATTATCGTCGTCTATTATATTTAATTGTTTTAAAGAATGATTTGCTAGAATAAGACGTTCGCTTAAGTTATCAAATACGGGTTCGCGAATTTTATTTACAAGATTTGGATTATGCTCATTCAAAAAATTCAATAAAAAAATAAGAGCCTGTGTTCCATATTCATATGAAGTTGTAGATTTTATAAATGACTCAACTACACTATGCTTATAAAAACTTCGCAATACCTCGTTTCGATATACTTGTTTTTCGCATTTTTTTGCTTTATCAACTAAATAAGACGTCCAGTTACGTTTTTCTCCCATAGTGTCTACAGTTTCTTTGCAACCATCGATATCTTCCGATAAGCATACTTTGTGAATATTTTTACACGTTATACCTGCATAATTTATAACTTCGTTTAATATTTTCTCGCTGAAATTTGTAATCATTATAATTTCACTGGGTTTATATGTTGATATATATCTTTCGAGCTCGTCATATGTCGTAGGATTATGCTTATCCTCAGCATTATGTTCAAAAATAATAACTCTCCCCGTATATATATCAATATTTGCTATCCCGATTACTACAGATTTTGTTTTTAAATAACTTACTCTTTCTACCCATACACACATTGTATTATTTGATATTTCAACGCTATCAGAATTAAAAAATGTTCCCGGAGAATATATTCCTTCTACAGTTCTTATTTTAGGATTGTTTGGATCCTGATTTATAACGACGCATGTATATCCAGCATCTTGTAATTTTTTTAAATATTTTTCTATTTTTGTATATGTAAAACCCGCCATAACAAATGTACCAGTTTTTTGTGCAATAGATAAATCGCATATTCTTGATATATCTTCTATTTTGCTACCTGTAATTGTTTTATATGTATTACTATTATTATTGCCATTGCTGCCTATTTTTTCACCATATATTTCATAAAATGAACCAACCATCATTAAAATAGCTGTTTTTTCACCATATTTTTCTGAATATTCTTTCGTAAGTGTGAAATAACTTTCTATAAGCGACATCTTGTTTTGTTTATTTGATAGTTACAATATAAAAACAATAACGGTATGAATAAAGTTTATGACTTTATCGTGTGTTAGTTGATATACGTACGATCTCTTTATTTTAGTTTCATATAATGTTTATTCACTTTTGAAACATTTAAGATAGGTATTCGATGTAATGCTGCAATATAATTATTAGACATTTGTGGCATAGTGCTTACTGCATTTTTATTTACTTTCATGCTTCCAACAAAACCGTGAATATTATGATCCCAATCTTTATATCTATTATTAAATACTCTTTTATTTTTATAAACACCGTGATCTTCGTTGTGTACAGCTCCGTTTACTTCTTGAATTATTTGCAGTTTCATCTCATTGTAGTTATATATTCCTTCAGTCTTTTTAAAATTATCTATATTAATAATACAAGTAAATGCATTCATTATACTCCACTCCCAATACCCATAAGGATGTTTATTTATATATTTTTCAATATACCAATCAATACATTTTTTCATGATTATATTTTCTTTATTACATAGTATTAAATTTGGATTAAATTTAAATCTTTCCGAAAATGAACTACATGTTACAAAATCAACGGAAGGCTCTATAAATTGGTTTAATGGCACTAAAGGTTCAATATCTACATCAGAGTAAATACCGCCATATTTATACAGAATACATACTCTCCAAAAGTCGGCTTTGATTGGTCCATGTCTTATAAATGCAAAAATATCTCTATGAAGAGGCGAAAATTCGTTTAATAAAAATCGTTCACACATTTTATTATTAAATAATCGAATCGTTAATCCAGGATTCATTTTTTTCCAATTTTCAGAATAAATAAATGTTTTTTTATCAATAAATTTATTGCACATATACATCGTGAATGGAAACTGCATACTAATAATATACTTATATATTTGTATTATATATTTGTATTATATAATTGTATTATATAAATGTATAATATAATTACATGTACTCAAATAAAATAACTTACTAAAATAAAATTATATAGTACAAATATATAATTATGTCATTTAGTTATGAAGATGTAAAACAAATATATAATAATATGCATTCTATAGATTTAAAAGGTAATAATGCATCATATATACCAGATCTCAAAAATGTTGACCCCACTATATATTCAATATCAATATGTAACATTAATGGAGATATCATGAATTTTGGAGATTACAAAAAAGAAGTAGGCATTGAATCCGTTTCAAAAGTTTTTACTCTTGCGCTTGTATTACAAAAATATAAGATAAAAACAGTTTTAAATAAAATTGGAAATATCTCAGAAAAACATTCGTTTAACTCTATTAATGATGTAATTAATACTGAAAATCATACTATAAATTCATTTGTAAATGCAGGAGCAATTGCTACTACTAGTTTGTTGTATAATAAAAATAAAACAAAAGATGAAAATGAAAAAGAAATAACCGAACTTATACTGGAAAATATGGAAAATTTTGCAGATAGAAAACTAAAAATAAATAACCATTTATATTTATCAGAATATAATAATAGTGAACATAATAAAAAACTTATTAAAAAATTAATGAAGTATAATAGATTTTATGGCGACCCCGAAACTACACTTAAAGTATATACTAAACAATGTTCAGTAATGGTTAATACTAAGGATGTTGCAATTATGGCAGCAACATTGGCAAATTACGGTAAAAATCCTATAACAAAAAAAAATATAATAACTAAAAAAAATGCAGAATATATTATTACTCATATGGCAAATCATGGATTGTATAACGAATCAAATATATGGTGGAAAGATACGTTTTTACCAACTAAAAGTGGTGTTGGTGGTGTTATTATGATTGTTATTCCAGGTATTATGGGTATAGGAATTGTTTCACCACCTCTTAATAAATATGGTAATAGTATAAAAGGAATAAAAATAGGAAAATTATTAGCAAATTTACCTATTTATTAATTAAACTCACCATGGTTTTTCATCTTCCAAAAAATTATGCAAACTCGCACATTTACCTATATTTTCTACTTCCCCGGTTAATATAAAAATAATTGACAATAATATTTTTATTTATAAGGTATATAGTATATTATTTTATATGGTTATAAAATATCTATTATTTTATATCATATGTTTATTTCATTATTTTGTGTGGTTATTTGTATTATTAGCATTTATCGATATAAGAACTGCAAAAATTAATTTATATATTGTTATACCGATAATTTATATAATTCATATATTACCTTTTCATGTTTTAACTGAATCAAAAAAAATAATAATTGGAGATAAATGGGAAAAAAAAGTAGAAGATTTTCATAAAGCATTAATAATACCTGATAAATTTATAAATTTACAAAAATATTTAGATAAATGTTGTTTTTTTAATCCATTAAGTCCGCAAGGAATGTTATTGTTTGGAATGATATCTTCATCATATAGATTATACTTTAATAATAAAAAATTAAAAAAAAATATTAACTTTTTTTTATAGTCTAATTATTGCATGTTAAGAAATGTATGATAATACTTAACAACTCCTATTAGTTATTACAATAATAAGAGTAGACTGAATCAGTACTAACATATATCGAAGCAGTAAGTTTTGTTTCACCTAAAATTATTAAACAATTTTCTGATACACCTGAAGTAATTAAATTTGGAAAATCATTAAGCTCAAATCCATATCTTAGCGTACTAGTACCATCTAAAAAATATTTAGATGATGCACTTAAATACACAATTCATGAACACTCACCATGGTTTTTCATCTTCCAAAAAATTATGCAAACTCACACCTTTACCTATATTTTCTACTTCCCCGGTTAGTACAGAATCTTCGTATATTTTTCTTATTATAGCAGGTGGAGCAGTGGATCCTATTTTTATAAGATTATGTTCAACAAGATATTTTTTAACATCGGATAGTTTTTTATTTTTTAATATACCATGTTCTTTTTGTACATTTTTACGTGTTTCGTTATTTTTTATTAATACACCAACTGTGTTCCCCTGTTTGCCTAATTTAAATTTTTTAGTTATCGTCTTTCTTAAGTGTCTTCTTATTGACATTTTACTAGATTTATATTTTTTATTATCATTTTCGCCACTAACATTATCGTCATTCTCATCATTGTCATCATAATTTCTAGTTTTTTTACGTCTATGTCTATTTTTTAGTTCACGAAGTTTTTGCTGTCTTTCGGTCTCTGGTTCATCATCTTCATTATTATCGTCATTTTGCTCATGATCTGAAAATCGTAAATTATTTTTGATGGTTCTATTATAAGCTCTATATGTAGGCTTTTTCCCATCTTTTAAACATCCGTACGGTTTATCATCAAATAACTTTATAGGGGAAAATGTAGATGTTGAAGTAGAAAGTGAAGTTTTTCCTGGTAAACTGTCTATTCCGAATATATCATTATTTATTTTATCTATTTCTCCCATTTCTCCCGTTCCTCCCATTTCTTCCATTGGAAGAGTATCTACTATATTAACTAGTCCCGTCGCCATCGGCTCTTGCAAAGGAACGCTCGAAACAGGAAGAGGTACTATAGGTGTAGCAGTTCCTGTAACTGCAGAAGGATAAATTGAGGGTGAAGGCATAAATGTCATAGTAGACGGTGGTACAGGTTGTAATTCGGGCGGAAGTTCGGTATATATCATATTTTCTCCATTTAGAGTATTCTTGCCTAGTGCAAGATTTATTTTTGGTGGAGTATTTACTATATTGGGTGCAGAAATAGATGGTTTAGGTGGCAATTGTAGTTGTATTTTTTGAAATAGTGGAGTTACGGAATGATTTGCGGATACACTTACTGGAGACTGCGAACGTTGATAGGTATTTGTATTAAGCGGTTTTTGGTGTTGTTGGGGCATAATTATTTGCGATTGTACAACATTATTTATAGTATTTGACGGAGATACAGGTCTAACATTTATTTGTGGTCGACTATTATTATTATTATTATTATGCATCGTTTTTATAATATCATGAGCCAAACTCCCTGCATTTTGCTTTTTCAATGTTGTCCGATGTTTACTTTTATCTGAATGTTTTGTATTTACATAATTGTCTAGAAATTCAAGAGATTTTTTAAAATCATTACTAAATATTTTTGACTCTTTTGATACATCTATTTTTAAATCATTCGTATTATTTTCTACAGGAATAGATGATTGCTCAGCCTTTCTTTTTGCATTTATTTTATCTAATAACATTCGCTTCAATTTATTCGGTTTTATTATGCTCTCATCTGTAAGTTTTGCTCTAAGTTTTTTTGATTTTTTATTTTGATTTCCAGAAGATCCATAGTTTCCTGTACCTGAACCCGAACCAGATAAAAATGATTGATTTATTACTATACTTTTTTTCGTATTATCGCTCATAATATAATTTTAAAAATAAAATATTATTATGAATAATACCCAAACAATTATAGAATAACTATAAATACATATTATGTATTACTTTCAATTCATCTCCATTACCACGCTTTTTTACTTCATCATTTTTTATAAATATTTCAAAACCATTTTCTAAATCTTTCATCGTAATTTTTGTTTTCAAATTTTCCGGTTTACAAAAAACACGCTTACTATGTGCTATTTTCGTTTTTGTAAAAAGCGTCTCCATGTCACGTCCATAGTATTTAAAATACTTCATATTTTTTTCAAACCATTCTACACTTAATTCACCATCTATTGACCACCCGACATCCTTTATTTTTTTTATAAATATATTTTTTAAATCTTCCGCGCTATAATCGTCTATTTTAAACCGCCAGGTAAAACGCGAATCTAGACCATCATTATAGCTGAAAAAACACTCATTCAAATCTTTCTCATATCCTGCTATAATTACCATTAAATTCTCTTTATGATCACTTAAAGCTTCACATAACGTATCAATACATTCCTTTGAAAAACTATCTCTTTTTTCTGTATTACCTAAAGCATATGCTTCATCTATAAATAATACACCCCCTAAGCTATCCTTTATGACATCTCTTGTTTTTAAAGCCGTCTGTCCTAAATAACCAGCTATCAAATCTGATCGCGTTACTTTTTTAAATTTACATCTAGAATGTGACGACGATGATCCCGACGATGATGATGATGATGATGATGATGATCCCGATGAAGTTGCTTTTTTTTTATCACTACTTATTGATCCACTAGAAGAGTAGTGTTTCCCTTTTATTACTCCAAGATTACTATATATTCTTCCAATAATTTTTGCAACTTCCGTTTTGCCAGTTCCTGGCGAACCATATATAACGGTATGTAAAAAGTCGCCTGTACTTACATTATGCGAATGCGTGTCTTTTACGATAGGGACATGTAAATTTTGCAAATAGTACAAAATCTGGTCTACTATATTCTCTTTTAATAATTTCATTCCTATCATATTATCAAGCTCAATTAGATCCAATTTTATTTTATGTAAAGATTTCATATCAATATTGTATTCAACATTTTCAGCTAATTTGTAATCGTTACACATTTTTATTAAATCGCCAATATTTTTTACCTCTACATCAATATTAAACTTATCTATTTTAAATGGTATTCGTGTACACAAACAACCGCTACAATTTTTATTATAACATGCACTTTTACAATCAATATCAACTTTAATTACATCTATAGTTTTCTCATTCTTATTATTATTTTTTTCGATTTTCTTCTTTTCTCCCGCTTCTCCTGTATGAGCCTTTTTTAGAGTCTCATCGATTGTATCATATATCTTCTCCGGATTGTCTTTTGGCGGAGGCAAAGGTACATGATCAGCATTTTTTGCAACATACTGTATCGTAGAATTCGATAATGGCTTTTTTGAAATATTCATATATGAATTTAAAATATAGTAATCAGACTTTGCATCTAAAAGAGTTACAAACGTATTAAAATATTGCCGTATACGCTTTTTATTTATTGTATCTTTATTTACTTTATTATTTACTTTGTTATTATCTACAGAATCGTTGTGAATATTATTTTCATTTTCATTATTATTATTATTATTATTATTACCATCATTATTGGTGATATTTGTCATATCCGGTTATAAAACTTATAATATCTTCATTATATTAATAATTTATTTTTATATATGTTATTTTATATATGTTATTTGAAACATATCTACCTAATGGTGTTATAATACGATAAAGTATAATATTTGCAATAATTCACTGGTTTTGTTTAATTTTGGAGAAATGTATTTTATATATTTATTCCGAAATATGCTTAAAAATAAATTGAAATCATTAATAAGCAATAATATTATAATACGCAACCCTCTCCCAAAGAAAAAGAAATGTCCAAAGTATGTTCAGCCAAGTTGAATAAAAATGATGACGAATCTATATCCGCGGGAAATTTACAATTAACAATCACAACTGTTTGTTCTAATACTAATTTATCATCTCAAAAAAAAATAAAAAAAGCAGATGCTCCGTCTTCCATTCACACTGTACCACAAGAAAAGGAACAAAATAAGGAAAGCAGATCTGCTGCTATAACAAAGATACAAAATTCATTGGCGATTGTTCCATCTCCATCATTAATACCATATATTGAAACGCCATGGACGATTATAGGATCATATTTTAGAAATCAACACTTGAAACGGTTGGTTCGTCATCAGATTGAATCATACAATGACTTTGTAAATAATCAAATTCAGCGAACAATTGAAATGTTTAATCCTGTGCTTATTGCATCTGAGCAAGACTATTGTAGGAAATCAAAAAAAAATAAACTTGAGTTACATGTTACATTTGACAAATTTAATCTATATCGTCCACAAATACATGAAAACAATGGAGCTACAAAAATTATGTTTCCACATGATGCAAGAGCTAGGAATTTTACATATGCATCAACAATGACAATCGATCTCAATTTTAGATATGTAATACGCACAGGTGATAATCTAGAAAATGCACAGACATTTTATAAATCAATACCAAAAGTACATATTGGAAAATTACCAATTATGTTAAAATCATCTATATGTGTTCTAAATCAATATACGCATATTAATAATAATGTATCTGGAGAATGTAAACATGACGCAGGGGGTTACTTTATTATTAATGGGAGTGAAAAAACTGTATTAGGACAAGAACGTGCAGCAGAAAATCGCGTTTATTGTTTCAATACTACAAAAAATAATAACAAATGGTCATGGACGGCCGAGATCAAGTCAGTCCCAGATTTCAAATGTATTTCGCCAAAACAAATCAATGTTATGATTGCAAGTAAAAATAATGGATTCGGATTTCCAATATATGTACAAATTCCTCGTATTAAACAACCTATCAGTTTATTTGTTGTATTTCGTGCGCTAGGTATTATATCGGACAAAGAAATATGCGAACATATTGCACTGGATATTCATGATGCATCTACTAAATCGATTATCGATTCTCTACAAGCGTCTATCATTGATGCAAACACTATAATCACACAAGAAGATGCACTTAAATGTATTACTTCAAATGTAATGTTTACGCCTATGAATATGGACAAAGAAACGGGTGCTGCAAAAAAACGTTCATTTGCATTAGATGTATTACAGAATGACATGTTTCCTCATTGTCACACACCAACGCAAAAAATATACTTCTTAGGATATATGGTAAATCGTATAGTAAAATGCAGTCTAGATATGGCAAAACAAGATGATCGCGATTCTTATATGAATAAACGAGTTGATCTGACTGGTGCATTGTTAAATAATTTATTCAGGAATTATTTCAATAAAGTTGTAAAAGATATGTCAAAGCAAATCATCAAGGAAATCAATACTGGTTCATGGCGTTCAACGGATGACTATATCAATATTGTAAATAAGACAAATATTTATAAAATTATCAAGTCTACTACCATTGAAAATGGAATCAAACGTGCTCTTTCAACGGGAGATTTTGGCATCAAAAATGTGAATAGTAATAAAGTCGGCGTTGCTCAGGTACTAAATCGATTGACATATGTTTCAAGTCTCAGTCATCTTCGCCGCATCAATACGCCGGTTGATAAGAGTGGAAAATTGATTGCACCGCGTAAGCTTCACAATACAACATGGGGGTTTTTATGTCCGGCAGAAACACCTGAAGGTGGTAGTGTAGGTGTTGTAAAAAATATTAGCTATATGACGCATATCACGATTCCCAGCAATTCTGATTCTTTGCACCAACATGTCGAACCATTTATTGATAGAATGGATAGTAAAAATACAAAAGAAATGTTCTCAAACATTAAAGTATTTGTAAATGGTGCATGGCTTGGCAATACGACAAACCCCATTGATCTGTATAATGCATTCAAGGATAAAAAATCCAAGGGAATTATCAATATCTACACGTCAATCATTTTCGACATAAAAAATAAAGAAATTCGTATTTGCAATGACGCGGGTCGTCTGACGAGACCGGTTCTCCGTGTAAAAAATAATCAAATATTCATTACGGATAAATTAATCAGTGAAATAAATTCAGGAAATCTTACATGGGATGATTTACTTACAGATACAAAAATTGATGAACCGATTCTAGAATATATTGATCCGGAAGAACAGAATTTTAGCATGATTGCTATGAAACCGACCGATCTAGTCAAAAGCCCTACTAGTAATTACATATTTAAATACACACATTGCGAAATTCACCCAAGTACTATTTTCGGAATCTTGGCATCTTGTATTCCGTTTCCCGAGCATAATCAGTCACCAAGGAACACTTATCAATGCGCTATGGGTAAGCAAGCTATGGGAATGTATGTAACAAATTATCACAAAAGAATGGACAAAACGGCATACGTTCTCACGTACCCAAGTCGTCCTCTTGTTGATACGCGTGTAATGGGTATGATTAAACTTGATCAAATTCCATCTGGATCGGCAGTAATTGTCGCAATTATGACATACTCTGGATATAATCAGGAAGACAGTATTCTCGTAAACAAGGGTTCAATTGATCGCGGTCTATTTAATGCCACCATTTACCATACTGAAAAAGATGAGGACAAGAAAATTAATGGTGACGAGGAAATTCGGTGCAAACCTGACCCAACGAAGACGAAAGGCATGAAATTCGGCAACTATGATAAGGTCAACAACAAAGGTCTTGTTCCTGAAAATACATTTATTGAAAACCGCGATATCATTATTGCAAAGGTTGTACCAATCAAGGAGAATCGCAACGACCATACAAAACTCATCAAGTATGAAGATCACAGCAAGATTCATCGCACCACAGAGGAGTCATATATCGATAAGAATTTCATCGACCGTAACGGAGACGGATATTGTATCGCGAAAGTCCGCATCCGCACTTCTCGTAAACCAGTAATTGGTGACAAACTTTCATCAAGACACGGACAAAAGGGTACTGTAGGAAATATCATCCCCGAAAATGACATGCCATTCACATCCAACGGAATGCGACCCGATATCATCATTAATCCTCATGCGATTCCATCTCGTATGACTATCGGACAACTCAAAGAAACGCTACTCGGAAAAGTTCTCGTCCAACTTGGTCTATTTGGTGACGGTACATCATTTGGCGAGCTTGCAGTAGACGATATTCGAAAAGAATTACTAAAAGTGGGCTATGAAGCACACGGAAATGAACTTCTATACAACGGCATGACGGGGGAACAGATTGAGTCAAATATTTTCATAGGTCCCGCCTTCTATCAGCGTCTCAAGCATATGGTGAATGATAAACAACATAGCCGCTCAATTGGACCAATGGTAAATCTGACACGACAACCAGCAGAAGGAAGATCGCGAGATGGAGGGTTACGGTTTGGCGAAATGGAGAGGGATTGCGGAATCGGAAGCACACCTATTACGCTGTCAAATGGTATAAGTTTAAGATTAGATTCACTTGATGAAAATAATGGATGTGTAAATATTATGGGCTGGAGTGAAGAAAAAAATGGAATGGTTCCCTCTAAGCAACTAGCGTTTATGGATAAAGGAACACGTGAATGTGTTCAACTAACATATGAAGATGGTAGAAAAATTACATTTACAGAAGACCATCCTGTTTTGACATCAGAGAATACCTGGGTTAAAATTAAAGATATTGAATTGAATTCTACTAAGATTAAGACAAGTATAACCTGCCCTCTAGTTGATATTAATGAAGAAATTAAAGAATGTGCTGGATGGACACTTCAATTTGGAACAAGAATACTTGAAACAAATACTCGCGAAGAATTTATGAAAACGCTTGCATTTGCTCGTATTATTGGATATTTAATTACGGATGGACATATGAATTCCAAAACTAAAATAGCAGACTTATTTCTAGGACATATGTTAGATGTTGAATCTATAGTGAAAGATATTGAACTATTTTGTGAAAGCAAACAAAAATGCTTTAATTCAAAAAATTTATATATAGTTAGAATTCCCGCAGAATTAAAGAATGATATTATTCGACTTCCAGGATTAATAAGCGGCAAAAAAGTAAACCAACCTGGAAGTTTGCCCGACTTTATATTGGATGAAAATTGCCCTCGTCCTATTGTGCGTGAATTTCTTGCCGGAATGTTTGGCGGTGATGGACATACGTGTGTTCTTGGAATGCATAGAGGAAAACGCGACATCCTTTCATCTGTATCATTTTCGCAAACTAAAACATACGAACATCGTGCATCGTTACAAAAAATGTTTGAAGATATTCAGAAATTATTAGCAAAATGCGGTATTCACAATACAACTATTCAAAAACCAAAGGAGACGTCATTTTCAAAACAAAAATTTGAAGGAAAGAATAAAACAGATAACTCAGAGCGCAGTTTTCAATTAACGCTCCATCTTCCGATTGAACAATTAATCCCATTCTCTGAAAAAATTGGATTTAGATATTGCTGTCACAAGTCTCAACGTTTGGAAGCCGGAGTATCATATCGTCGTCTTCGCGAGGAAGTAACGCGTCAACACAACTGGATGGTAAATCGTGTAAATGAAATTACGAGATTCAAGGAAATTAAGGAACAAAATCCAGAAAAAATTGTACCAACTAAAAAAGCAATTGCTCAAGCCGTTGATGAACTGAAAAAAACTGAAGGACTTCTACATGAATACGCAATCCCAAGTACGCACGATATTACCGACCATCTCATCAAAGGAACAGAATTCGGAAAATTCACAGCAAAAGGATTCCCTACTGCTGAACAATTCCTCGAAAAAATAGGCGCACTAGATTGGTTCAAGAATGAAACCGTGAAATGTATCCCCACCGATCTCGATGATACAGAAGAAGATACAGACATCGACTCGGGAAATTACGGTGTAACACGCGACTGTGACTCTATCCCAACAATGAATCTAACCGTTGTATCAAGAATTCCTGTTGGTCCCAAACAAGTATATGATATTAGCGTAGAAGATACACATTCATTCCTAGCAAATGGTGTTGTAGTACACAACTGCATGGTTTCGCATGGAGCAGCAAGATTTACACGCGGACGCTTATACGATGCATCAGACAAATATCAAGTACACGTATGTCGCGACTGCGGTATGATCGCCGCATATAACGATAAAATGGGCATTCACTGTTGCCGAACATGTGATAATAGGACAGACTTCGCATATGTAGAAATACCATACGCATGTAAACTACTATTTCAAGAACTACAAACAATGAATATTGCTCCTAGAATTATGACATAATATCAGTTCACATGAATTTATAACACTTCTTATTATTTAGAATATAATATTTTTTTTTATAAAATCTTATAAGTTTAGATAGATTCCATCATAAATAATTTATATTTTTATTACAACATTATATATTTTATTATATATTATATAATATATAATATAAATATAAATAAATGTCAAACTTAGGAGGTGGTTTACAAGGTATCGCACCAATATTAATTGGTGGTGGCGCTGGAACAAACGGAGGCAGTGGAATGGTCGGAAGTAGCGAACGTTCAATTGAAAGATTTTCACTCGTACAAGCATGGAACGGTTCTGCTGCAACTGGCACTATTAATGGATACAAACGAAAAATTGGCGCTTTTAGAGCAGTAAATAATGCAGGCGACTTTCTTTCTCGTCAATATTATACATCCGGTGGATCAAATCAAGTAAATAATGTCCGCGGTGGTCTTACAGGTTACAAAATTCTCGGAGGAGCCATTCAACCAAGTCGTGATGGAACAAATATTCCTTCTGCATCATGCAATCCACGATACGTATATGATGGCTCTGACTATATTAAATTTAAAAAATTACAAGCAATAAATAGAAATTTTAATGATTATAGTTTCGGTGGAGACCAGTTTAGCGCTTCGCAAACCCCCTGGAGACGTGTTCGCCGATCATAAAAATTATTTATTATTTTAATAGTTAACTGTTTAATCGTTTATTTATAGTTTAAATGTATATTTAATAATATTAGTAATATTATATATACATAATATTACTAATATGACATCCGTCCCAGTTAGAACACTACAATACTATTTTAATGGTCCTCCTACACAAACTGTACTCATAAAACAAAGAGGCAATAATGGTATACAAAGTTGCGTAGCCCCTGCACCAAATCAGCAATATCCGACTGATCAAACCGGAAATGTAGCAAATGCACGTGCCTCTTTTGTAAATGCACAAAAAAATTTTTCTACTGATCCACTTTATCCATCTACCAGCAAAATAGCTGATAATAATAATTATACTACTAGCATGTTTCACAGCCACTATCAACGTCGTGTTTTAGCAGGCAAACCCATCCCTGTACCTGTTAGCGGTGATCAATATATTAACATGATTAAATATAACGCAATAGGTCAATCTGCATATAAAGTCGGTTTACCCGCTAATGCACCATACCAAACAAAAAATAATGATAATACTATTCGCAATATCCGACGCCAACGCTGCCGTAATGGTGGATGCGTTGCACCAAAAAAGAAAGGAGCAATCGAAAATCCATTCCAATCCGGTGGCTATTCTATATTATCATCTACCGGTAATCGACAAATATACGCGTAATAATTTTTTTCAATTATTTTTACATTATTACTTTTTTATAACAATATATAATTTAAATTTATTGTAATTGTATTTTATATTTTTTTATTTTTAAAATATATAAAACTAGACAGATGCTTAATAAGTATTTAGTAGAATTTTTAGGAACTTTGTTCTTTTTGTATATTATTATTTCTACCGGAAGTGCTATCGCTATTGGTGCCGCACTTGCTTTAGTAATTTATCTTGGCGGAAAGATTTCTGGCGGTAACTTCAATCCCGCTGTGTCCGTAATGATGGTCATGGCCGGTAAATTGCCCAAACAAGACTTAATTGGTTATATTTTGGCACAAATTCTTGGTGGATTAGCCGCGTTGGAACTTTATAAAAGATTTAAAATGTAATATAATAATATTTACAGAATAGAATAACGTATATTATATATTAATTTCTTTAGTTAATATATAATTATTATGGTAGGATTTGGACAAGGAGTACAACAAGGAGTACAACAAGGACAACAACAAAGCGTTTTTCAAAGAATGAAAAAAGCTTTAGGGTTTGGCGAAAGTCAAGAACAACAAGGCGGACGCCGCCGTAGAAGAACGCATAGAACGCGTAGAGGTGGTGTTATGATGAGCGACGCAATGCACGTTGGAGAACACCAACAACAACAGCAACACCAACAACAACAGCAACATTATAGTCAAGGTGAAGGTGAAGGACAAGAAGGTGGGCGTCGTAGGCGTCACCGTAAGACACATCATCGCCGCAAGTCTCATCGCAAAAGTAAATCTCGTCGCTCTCGTAAATACCGCAGGTGAACTCACATTTTAAATAATATTTATTACAGTTTCATTTAATTTAATATTTTTATAAAATAAATTAAATTAAATTAACTTCTTTTTTTATACATATTTGACAGTAACTTTAGCACAATATAAACCCAAAATGCACCAAACGAATAAAACATTATTTTAAGAAAGATATCATCGGGCATTTTTATTTTTAGGTCACGATTTTTATCCTGTGGCGACGATGCTGTGTTTTTTTTCTTATTTTTTTGTTTTTTTGTTGAATTGAATGTATTATTCTCATCATGAACTGTAAAACCTTGTGTGTTACATGTAACTTTTGTACCTGGATTATAACCATCTACAAAATTACATGGAGAAATATCATTTAAATCTTCTAATGCAATATAAGCTTTTTCTTGACCTTCGGAGTTGTCTATACCAATTGTTTTTAGTTCAACATTCACACACTTTGGTGCCTCCATAGATGTAAAAGCCGAAAAAAAATCAAGTTTTGCAATAGAAATTACATCCTCTAATGCACCTGGAATAAGTCCTCTAAATTCAGTAAACGACGAACCCATACCACTATCCATTAAACCTAAACTACCCGAAGGGATATTATCAAAATATAATGATCTTGTAACATCCCCATCCGGAGAAGAACACTTTTGACTTGTTTCTATAATATACTTATTTCCCAATGGTTTTCCTGTTACAGACGCAGGCGAAGTTCCTTCTACTAAAAGATTTACATAGTTAACTAAACCAGCCACACCATCAGATATATTACTTAAACTACTACCCGGTGTCATACCCAAATCACTTGGACTTTTTATATTTTTAAAATAACTATAATTATTATCAACTTTACTCATTGTAATTAAATATTACTAATCTACTATTTATATATATAATTATTTATTGTAATTATATATTTTCTGTTTATTTCTCGTATGTTAAATTTTCATACGTTAAATTCTCGTAAGTTAATTTTACATACAAGATATATAATAATCCACAAATAAGTAATATTGCGGGCAAATAAATTCCATATGACTTATTTAACAAACCATATATTATTAATAATGTCTGTGCTGATATAACAAGAAATAACCATATAAATGTTAAATGACTTGTCTTCTTTGTATAATATACATTAAATACTAAATGACTAAATCCCAATATTGTAAATAATCCTGAAATTATTGCTATCCATTGATATTTTTTATATTCCATTTCGTATATTATATTTTATTATAATTATATATTTCTTCTTGTTTAATTTAAGATATTTAATTACGTAGGCAACGGATTTGGATTATTCTTTACAATACTGGTTCCATTATTAAACGCCTGTGGCGTTGGAGTTTGTAAATCACTTGGTTGTACGGCATCATTTGCAGACTGAAGATTGTTCTGATCATCTTTTGATGTATCTGTAGTTGTAGGAGTTTTACTTTTAGTAGATGCCGACGACGTTGTTCCACTTCCGCTTCCATCAATACCTTCAATTATTTTTAAACATGGTATTTGCAAATATATAGAATGCAATAGTAAATAACTAAAAAATACTATAAATATTAATATCAGGATATTTTTCATTTAATATGTTATATTTTATATTTATAATATTATATTCTAATATAAATATAAATAAATATCAAATAAATGTCAGTTTCACAACCTAAAATAAATCTCCCTCTTAATTTTAGCGCTTCTAATTCATTGATAACTACAAAAGTTCCACATTATCCTACCAAAGCAGGAACAGCTATCAGTTTAGTTCCCGGTCTAAATCGTCCAATAGAAAATGGCGTTGACCCAAATATAGCAGAACCCAATAAATCGAATGGTGCAGATTTTAAAGCACGCCCTATAAAACACTGGCGTCGTCAATTGAGACCATCCTCTTTTGGAGGTGTAACAACGTCAGGTAGCCGCGTTGCTTCTATTTATTTGGCTACTACACCCGGTGGAGAAGTTTATCGTGCAAATAGTGCTGATTGTTCATGCGCTGACTTAAACGGAGGCAATGCCTACACTATTTCAGAACAATTTACAAAACAAGGGGAAAATAGCCTTAGTACCGAATCGGTAAAAAATGGTGTAAAAATTGAAAATGATGGTTTTGTACAAATTGGTAACACAGACGCTACAATACAAACAAATGAAAATAATTATCAAATTCTTACTGGAATTTATAATACAAAATGTATATCATGTACACCAGAAGCAAATGTAATTAAACCTGCGTCTACACTTCTCAGTAAAGCATATTATACTACACATGAAGCATATATGAAATCGCGTACAAATACTTATAATCAAAAACTTCTTACTGTTCCTATTCAAGGAACAAATGCCAACTACTATGATGTAACTGGTCAACTTAAATGGCCATCCGATTCGCCAACCGGATCGCAAGTTTATGCTACAACTGATCCATATAATCCTCAAAGTACGCGCAGGTGTAATGGTCGCAAGTCTGGAACTACAATATTTAAACCAAATAATAGACAATATGCGTGTCAGGGTGCTGTTGATAGTAGTACACGTTTAGAACGACTTAAACAAACAACTGTAAATACAAATGCCTCATCTCTAAGAGAAGAATTCGGCCCCGAAGGATCTAGTGCATGTGCATACCGCGGTATTTCTGATACTCCTTATTTTCTTAAAAGTAAGTTTCAACCTTTTATATGCTCACAAAAGAATTTGGGTGCTATATACCGTCAAAATCGCACTGTTTGTAATACCTAATTTAAATAAAATTAATTTTATAATAATATATTGTATATATAGTAGTATTTATACAATATTTAATGAATTATAAATCAATAACACGTAAAAAACGCAAAGTTAAAAAAGTAGTAAAAAGTCGCAAATATATTAAAAAACGTAGGAGTACATATAAGTATAGAAATAAAACGCAAAATTTGCGTAAAAAAAGAACTAGTGTAAAGCAAAAGCATACTAGAAGAAAAATGTATGGTGGAGAGGGAGAATGCGATACTGAAGTAATAACAACCGCCGCTATAACCGCTATCGAATCTTTTCCAAAAGGATTCAAGACGTTTATTGATATTCTTGAAAAGTGTCCCGATATTATGAAAAATGAAACCTTAAAAAATATATACAAAGAAAAAATAGAATTAAAACACGATAATGGACAGTCAACTGGATATTTAGGTTTACTTGGACTACAGTTAATAAATTATTTACATGCAAGGATAATAAAACTTCGTAAACAACTTGACAATTTAAAAGAACAGAGTGTGCTGGGTAATGATAAACTTCTAATTGATATTGAAAACAAAATTGAAAGTTTAAAAACAGCAATTTCTCTTATGGATCAAGTTGCTGCGGCTCCAGGTATTACTGAAATCCAACTTGTTGGAACTATTAAAGCAAGAGTAGATACAAAATATTATGATTGTTATGTTGAACTATATAATAAGTTGGCAAGTGAACTTAAAATAAAAAACAGGATGATTCCGCTTTCAACTTCAGCATGTGACTTTTCTCAATCATGTGATAGCGATCAAGAAGTATGCGGTACATGTTGTATACCGGATGATCTAGATAATCGAAAAAGACATAACCCACAAGATTATATTGATCCAAAAAGACAAAAATATTAGATTAAAAATATTTATAAATAGTATTTTAACTAGTAAATACTATTTATAAATATTTATTTACATACATATAATAATACAATGTCTCAAAATCCATCAAGAATAAATGCACCACTTAATTTTAGAACATCAGACACACTTATTACAACAAAAGTTCCACATTACCCTACAAAAGTCGATACAGGAACGCAGATTGTACCGGGATGGAATCGTCCTAACGCAAACGGGCTAAACTCAAACATAATTAGCAGTGATTATAATGGTCCCAATTTTAAAGCAAGACCATTAAAACACTGGCGACGTCAGTTGCGAAGTTATAATGGTTCTGATCCATGTATATCAAGTTTAAATATGTGGTTAAAAACGCAATCAAATTTAGATCCAGGCAATTCTTTTTTATTTGTTTCTGCAAGTAGCGACGGAACAAAAGCAGTTGGAGGAGGAGGAGTACTCTCATTAAAAGGTTTATGGTACACTACTGATAGTGGAAAAACATGGAATCAATCGACATATTCATCTAGTGGATTAAAAATAAATACAGGTATTTATAATGTTTCTATGAGCAGTGATGGAACATATGCAGTAGCAGGATGCTACATTGGAATTTCCAGTCTTACTGATTATGAAGGTATATTATATAGTAATAATGGTGGACAAACGTGGACACAGGTACAACCTAATCATTTTCATTCTAATTTATATCAATATATTTGCATTAGCGGTGATGGTAAAACAGCAATTGCAGGGAGTAACTCTAAACTAAACGGAGACCCTGTTGATTATGGTATATCTTATAGTAACGATAGTGGACAAACATGGGCGGCATCTGTCTTAATATCATCAACACTACAGTTTAACAATGTTTGTATAAGTTATGATGGAAAAAATGCTATTGCAATTCAAGTTATAGACGGTACTAGTCCTCAGTATGTATTATATTATAGCGTTAACTCCGGAGTAAATTGGGCTTTATCTGGAACTTCACCCCAAATTTCAATAACAAATAGTATAAATCATATTTCTATAAGTAAATATGGATTAAAGGCGATTGCTGCAACATCTACACAAGGACTATATTATAGCACGGATGGTGGAGGTAGTTTCACACAGTCAAATATAAATATAGGTGAATATTATTATACGTCTTTAAGCGATAATGGGTTAAAAGCAATTGCTTGCGGAGATGGCGGTATATGGTACAGTAGTAATGGTGGACAAACTTGGACAAACGGATCACCATCATCTAGTTATATCGCCGTTATAAGTGGAGATGGCAAAAAAGCAATTGCTGGGATTTCTACATCAAATTCGGGTTTACTATATAGTAATAATGGCGGAGCATATTGGAAGCAGGTATCAACAAATACAGCAGGTAGTTTTTCAAGTGCTAAATATTATAATAATATGGTTATAAATAATAATGGTACAAGAGCAATTGCCGGTGGTACAGGAGGTGCTAATGTAAGTGCAAATGGTATGTGGTATAGTATTTGTACAGACTATTATAATTATAATAAATTTACTTCAAATAGAACAGTAACTATTTCAGAATTAGAACGACCAGGTGTAACAGTTTATCATTATAACCCAGTATGTGAATGTGGCGATGAAGGTGGGAATTCATATATTATAGCAAATAACAAATTTGGTTATGAAACAAAAGGGAACCAGTTTTCAGAACCACAAAATGACGTACAAATTCAAAATAATGGATTTAATACCGTACCATATGATGCGACTGAACAAATGATAAAGGATCCAGCAAATCCAGCATATGAAGTATTAACTGGAGTTTCTAATACTAACTGTATAAATTGTTCTCCTCAAAATAATATAATTAAACGATCTATTGCATTTAATAGTCAGGCGTATTTTGCCGATAGTTATGCAAAACAGCAATCACGATGTCAAACATATGAACAAAATATTTCAACAAATCGTGTAGATGGTATACAATATTCCAATAATAACCAACCGTTATGGCCAAGTAACTCTCCTCTTGGATCACAAGTAGTAGCACCTGTTAACTACACACCACCGCGACTATATTCCAAACCATGTTTATCACAAACAATATATAAACCAAATAATGTTGCATTTGCGAAACAAGGTGCGGTACCAGGCTCGACACGTCTTAAGAAGTTAGTATCTGATAGTGTAACATTAAATGGAAACTCTTTTTATAGTGCGGCTGCGGCGACGGCTGCAAATTTTGGTAAATATCAAGGTACAAACATACCGGGTAATTATTATGTAAAAATAAAACAGGTTGTTGATAGTTGCATTGGAACAGTTCCTAATCCTCCTATTTTAATTTTTGTTAACAATACTCTTACAAGTATTACTGTTTCGTGGAATACACCAATAAATAATTCATGTCCTATTTTATTTTATACATTAACATTCTATCCTGTTTTGTCAAATACACCTATATCTATTATAGTATATCCTTCAAATAATAACAATAATATATACACAATTGCCGGTCTTTCTTCAAGTACATATTATGAGATCTCAATAACTGCTACAAACGGTAACGGAACTAGTGACATAAATAATATACTTAGTTCTAACACATTATTTGACTCTCAGATTCAAATTCTATTATCACCTAGTACATATACATACACGTACAGTCCATCATCTATTAATGTTACTGTTACTGTTACTAGTTTAAATCCTAATACTCCAATTGTACTTAGTCTTATAAATATGCAAGACCTTTCTGGAAATGTTATTAATAATGTAGCAGTTTTAACACCAACGAGTACTAATAATGTGTATAGTTTGGTATTAAATAATGCTGGTTCATTTAATGTTTATGCTCAACAAGCCGGATCCGGTATTTATGAAAACTCAACCGCAACTTCTCCTACTATTACTATAAATAGATTTATTACTGAAATTGAGTTTACTGATCCAAACCCTCCTTCAACGGGAACGTATGGCACTCCTTATACTCTTACAAATCCGTTAATTACATGGGTTCAACCTAATTCAGCCCCACCCGGAGTCACTGTTACATATTCAACAAGTGTTCCAACAGTTGCAACATTTACGGTTCCCACTAACCCGAATAGTATTACAATTAATAACGCCGGTACATTTACCATTAATGCTTCAACAAATTTAACACAAAATTATGAAAGTACTTCTATTACAACATCTATAATTACTATAAATAAAGGAACCATAACTTTAAGTTTTCAAACCCAATTTACAACACCCACTCAATTTGGAAGTCCATACACAATTCCAAGTATAATAGCTACAAATCAAGCAAATAATCCTGTTACTGGTCTTACTATAACTTATTCAACGAATAATCCTAGTATTGCCACATTTACAAATCAGAATGATCCAAATACTTTTAAAATTTTAAATGCAGGTACATTTACTGTTTCAGCATATAGTAATCAAACAGATCAGTATTATCAATCACTTGCTATAGTTTCAACTAGTATTCAAGTAATAAATGTTCCAGAAGTTATTATTTTTAATAATCCGCAAACGTTTCCTAGAAGTGGAGGTACTTCTGGTGAAGTGGGTTTAATATTTGCGATACCCGGAGGATCATGGCCAATAGGATTTACAGATTTTAGTAGTGTTTCTATTACTAGAGCTGACATTTCGGTTACAATTTCAATACCTTCAGCAACAGCTACTATAAATATTCCATCATATAGTAACTGTTTAAGCAAATATGTAGTATTCGGAGAAAGTGGTACGTCTGGATTTAGTAACTCTTTTACACAGTTGTTAAATACAAACCCATATCCAGCATCAAATATTGGTTATGTATATCAACCCGCTTCTCCTGTTCCTACATCTCCACCACTAAATAGTAGCTTTGCTAATGGTGCAACTAGTGGTGTATCATTAACATTTGTTTTTAGTGGCGGCGGTACAAATGGCTCCCCATCGTCATATTCATTGAATGTGAGTACAGGCGGAATAGGTATATCCCAAGGTTTAGTATATGTCCAATATCCTTCCATTACAATAGATACTTCACCGGGACAATCTCAAACAGGTTATATGACTTTAGGATGGAAAGGAGTATGGAGTACTGCTAGCCCAAATCCAAATATACAGGAAATTTGGGGTATATCCGCTGATAGTAGTAGTAGTACTTATCCTACATATTCTCCATTAATTGCTTCAGGATCTCCACCAAATCATACTTTTTATCCTGAAACAACTTCTGGTACAGGTACACCTCCAAACGAGTATCCTTATTATTTAGGAATACCTAAAATGATAGCTCCTAATTATTAGTTTATAAAAAAACATTACATAATTTAATAATGTTATTTCAAATAATAATATAAAAATTTATTTTATATTATTAATAGTAATGGAAAACACTCAAGTTTCAGAACCTATAAACTTACAAAATAATAATTCAAAACCATTATTACCTTTTCATAAATCAAAACAAGAAAGAGCGGCAGATGTTAAACCAATAATTGAAAAGTTGAATGAGTTAGGATTGAATATGAGTTTACCGGCCGTAAAAAAATTATACAAAGAAATAGCAGAATATATGAAAGATGGGGAATCGCGAAAAATCAACATTCCATTTCCTGAAGTGAAAAGACGAATTAAAGGTTTCTTATCAGGTGATACCCGAAAAGAAACATGGGTTAAATTAGAATCCGATGATTAGTTATATTTAATATTGGCTTTTTTATCTACTACTATTTCTTTTCCAACATTTTTGACAATTTTTTTCTCATATTTTTCATAATTTTCTATAGGTTCGCATATAGATCTTACCATAGTTAAGTACTCAATTTGTTTAGATTCGGTATCAATCCAATCTGGATTATCAATCGCCCATTGGTGAAGAGCGGTTCGTTCTTTATCGGCAATTTTCACTATTGTATTCTTGATTTTGTCGTGATTTTCATCTTTTTCCCATTTATCTTCATCTTTAATATACATTATATCTCTTTTTATATCAGTACAATGAATTGGACGCTTATAGATGTCTAATTCTTTGAGACCTTTTATCATAACATCTGTTATACCTCGCGAAATACCATTAGTCTTTGAAAATAATAAGTCGTCAAGAGTTATTTTGAGAGAGTCTACAAATTCAGACATATTTAGAGCATTTTTGCACTTTTCATTTAAAAATAAATTTAAGTTGAAATTATTTGTTGTATTATTATTTGTTATATTATTTGTTGTATTTCCTAGTTTTGGAAGTATACTATTTAATTGATCTTGTTGTCCTTTTATTATTTTCATCATTTCATCGTTATCTTTGATTAGTTTAAGTAACAGATCATCTTTATTTACTGAATTTATATTTATTTCTATATTTTCACAATTTTCGGACGATAAGTCGTGTGAATTGCTTATAGCACTACACACTTTAAGATGCTTCCATAAACCCGAGCGAGTATTATATTGTTTTTTACATTTATGACACGTATTTGCATTACGTTTTCTTTTAATTTCCATTGTTTCCACGCTTACCTTATGTTCATGTTTTCTAGTAGATATGTGTTTATCATAGTCGCTTTTTTTACACGTATAATAGTCACAAATTTTACAAACAAAATCGGGCGATTTTTGTGGCGACTTTTTTGTTTCCATTGTTTCCTAAAATATATGGACATTTATTTTTAAGTCATTTTTGACATTTTGTAAAAAAAATTATCATCACATTTTTTTCATCTTAAAAATGCGATTTAGAGCATTATGCTCTGAGTGATGAATGCAATGTTTTTTTCAACTCTCGGAGGCCTTTTTCCAAAAATGGACATTTTAAAAATGTCCATTTTCAAAAAATCTCAAAAACTTTTGAAAAAAATGATTCACTTCATTCATTCCGCATCCGCCCTCCCAATCTTGCCGGGGTTGGGTTACCTTTATGCTATCGACGGATGATCGTACAATAGATGGATAGAGACCATTATGCTGCAAAATGATAGGAATATACGTGCTACTTTGTTAATTTTATAGGTACGTAATTTGGGTAGGTATTTTTATATACGTATTTTTATATTTTATATTTTCATAAAATTGAAACATAAAAATGCATCTATTTAATAAATATATCCCTTTAGTTATAAAGCAAACAGTCTTCAGAATGAGTACCACAAGTGAACACGGTGTTGGGTTTAATAGAGAACAATACTTTACAAACTTGGATAAATTTATTAAAAAGGAATGTGAAAGACCAAGAAATGACAAACTAACATATGATATACTAGACACGGAAAAAATAATAGAAAATAAGTTAAAAGCGCTAAGAACAAAACAATATCAAATGAAAGTTGGTGAAATTTGGCAAGAAGCCGTTGGAAGTTACAAAGATTGTACTAATTTACGTAAAGGTCATAAAACCGGATTAGACATTTTATCTGATAAACGAAAGTTTATAGCAGAACTGAAGAGTCGAACAAATACTGATAATGCATCCTCAAAAAAAACAAACTTTGATAAATTAGCAAAATTTAAAAAAGAACATCCCGAGTATACTTGTATTTATGCAAACATTAATGGTGTAACACTGGAAAAATTCTCACAAACTACAGTCAAAAAATTTCAACACAACGGCGTTGAATTGGAGCATCATATTGGAGATCAATTTCTTAAATATATATTTGGCGATGATACCGATACAGTAGTCGAATTTATCAAAACTACAATTGATAAATACTTCACTTGGTAAATATTCGTAATATTGTACCACTAGTATTTTATTACAGCAATAATGTATTAATTTTTTTTATAACACCTCTAATAGCGACTTCCCCATACACTTTGCTAACTCAACCGGAACTGCATTGCCTATTTGTTTATATTGCGAATTTAAACTTCCTATGAACTCATAACTGTCATCAAACGTTTGAATTCTTGCATATTCTCTTACAGTTAATGGTCGCTCTTCCAATGGATGACATCTTTCGGTTTGTTTTTGTGATGGTGTACACAATAAAGTTAGTGATGGTTTTTCCATAGATAGACGATATAAAATACCTCTTTTTCCTCCACCAGAATTATAACTATTACCTAAGTATTGCTTTTGTAAAGTCTCAGATAAATTAACCCAGCATCCGCCCTGCGGTATAAGTTTAAATAGTTCTTTTTTTTCTTCACTATATTTTGCACCATTTGATGTGGGTACATTGTATAATACATCTTTTAATACTTTTTTAGTATCGCTTTCGATGGGAAATTTGAAAGTGCTGTTTAGTGACTTTAATACACCAACAATAAATACCCTTTCTCTCTTTTGTGGCACATCATATTTTGACGCATCCAAACACTTATAAGATACATTATATAAATCATTCTTGTTTAATTCCTCTATTATTTTTTTTATAGTATTGCCTTCATCGTGGGTTATTAATCCTTTGACATTTTCTATCATAAAAGTTTTTGGCTTTATAATATTTAATATTTCAATAAATTTCATCATTAAATCTCCCCTTGGGTCATCAAGACCTTTTCTCAATCCTGCTTGTGAAAATGACTGACAAGGTACTCCGCCAGTCAACAAATCTATTTTATTCACGTATTGTGAGTAATCTATTTTATCCATACTTCCACACACGACATTTGCATTTGCATGATTGCGTTTTAATGTTTTACAACAATCACCATCGATATCATTCAATAATACCGGCGTAAAACCAGATTTAATTAGTCCAGAACTTAGTCCTCCACCACCGGAACATACTTCGATAAATGTATATTTGCGCTCTGTTGTATCCGTAGATGTATTGTTTGTAGATACGGATTCATGTGATGTTTGCTTTGCATTAATAAGAGCAATTAATTCTGATTTATTTTTCGAACTACAGTTTTTAATACCCATACTGCTGCATTTTTGTAATAGTTCCGACCGATTCATGTTTGAATGATCCATTTGTTCTTTGGGTGATTCTTTGCAGAGTTTGGCGCTGTTTGCTTTATTATTATTATTATGATATGAAATCAATTTTTTGTTTAATTGAATTAAGTTTTTAGCATCCTTTTCGCAAAAATATGTACTCATGTTACTACTCATGTTATTTATATAATATATAAATTTTTATTTTATATTAAAATACGTTATAAGTAGTAAAAAAAATAATAGTTATAGTGTAACAAATATTTTTTAAATAATAATGAATAATGATGTACCAAATAAAGATAATAAGCATTTGTTGGATGAATCTTCGCAAGAAAATACAAAAAATGATATAAAAAAAAAGAAAAGTTATAAAGATGACAGAAAGTTAAAAATGATACAAGATAATATAATAAGAAAAACATTTAAATATTTATATGAAAAGTTTGATTTACGAGCAGTCCAAGAGAGTACAATATATCGTCACACTCATGATACATTTATTTTTTTAATCTCTTTTATTGTTTTGTTTAATACAAACTTATTACATTTAGTAATTATTTTTATAATTGTTTCTTTTGATGCTATTTCAATAGTTATACTCCACGGATGTCCTCTTACTGCTTTAGAACGTAAGTATATAAAGCGCTCATCATGTGACGATCGCGATGAATTGTTGAATGCACTTGGTATATCATATAATTGCAATCATGAGTATGAAAAACAAGTGGAGTTGCTTATAAATGTATGGATGATGGTTGCTGGAAAATGTATGTGTATTATAGGACTAAAGATGTTTAATATTAAATTATTTAATTATAATAATATTTACTCGAATTAATGATTATAAATCAATAAATAGATAAATGAATAAATAACGGGTTGTTGTATATATGTTTAAAAATATATAATTTAAGTTATTTAATATATAGACTATAAGATATATTAAATAGTATATTAAATAATAATGAATAATAATAAAACTAAATCATTTTATGATATATTTATTGGCTGGATACATAGTATATTAAATAAATCATGCAATGATATTGATAAATTTTATAGTATACTTTTTCAACCAAACCTTTCAGAAGATATAAATGTAAAAAATAATATTAAAAAAAATTTATTATCATGGTTATTCATTCTTATTACAATTTCAATTATTTCGTATAATAATATATTTCGCGGTGTTGCCACGTTTTTCTTTTTTATGTTTATTTCATATTTTTATCATGTAATTACACATGTACATAAAAACATTTTCTCTATAGTGCATCATTATCATCATGAACATGATAATTTTTTCTCTCATTTTATTCAGATTGTATTAGAATCTACGATGCCTTATCCATTTGTTATAATGAGTATGTTATTTGACATCCATATTTTTGATCCATGGGTGATTGTATATTTTATGTTATTTTATTGCTCTGTACATAATGTTAATTATTCAATATTCAAAGTAAACAAAGTGCATTCACTACACCATAAAGAAGTGAATGTTAACTTCGGACCCGACGTATGTGATGTTTTATTTGGAACAAAACATTATAGTGAAAATTCCGTAGAAAATACAAATCATTATGTACCAAATATTTTAATTATAACAGGAATTGTAATTATATTGAAATATGTATGCAAAGATGAATGGGTAAAAAATAATTTATTACTATTTGTATTAACAATATTGTCATTGGGAATAATACTTTTGTTTGTTTCATCTATTGTTTTGTGGTATTTAGAATGCAAACAGTATAATAACAAAATAGAAAATAGACTTTATAAAAAAAATAATTCAGGTAGTAAAAATAAGGATGACATAGATATTCGAGAAAGATCTTTACGAAAAAAGGATGTATCGAAAGTAATACACATTGAAGAAACAAATAAACAAATAAACCAATAAACTAGTAACTTTTGAATGTATAAACCAAAATATAAGAATAAATATAGAAATTAATATTTTTATTAATCTAATTAATATATAATAGTATATTAATTAAAAGTATGAATAAAAATAAAAATACACTTACTTCTAATGGCATAGATGCGGCTTTAGATAAAAGATTAAAAGAAACCGAAAATTGCTATAATTTTGAGAAATTAAATTATAAATCTGGATTACTTGATGATAATGTAGATGCTACGTATATTATCCATTTAGAAGGTAATGGTAGATATGAAAATATTTTAAAACAATTAGAAACGTATACACCTACCAGTAATATTTTTATATTATTAAATAAGGGATATTTAAAATGTCCAAAAAAAGGCATAACGACTTCATCTGCGGATTTAACTGATTGTTATTTGCAGATATTTAGACACGCAAAAATGCAGAATTTAAATAATATATTAATTCTTGAGGATGATTTTACGTTTAATGAAAAAATGAAAGATTCTTTCCATATTAAAAATATTAATGATTTTCTTACAAAAAAAAGTGGGGATAATTTTATATATTTACTAGGCGCTATTCCTTGGTTTTTAGTGCCATATGATTCTTATAACTATAGGTGTTTATGTTCATCGGGTACACATTGTATAATATATAGCAAGGCTCATCGCGATGATTTTTTATTGAATTACTATCGTAAGATGATTTTTACTGACTGGGATATTAATTATAATGTAAATTTTACAAGTAGATTCATATATTATACACCTCTTTGCTATCAATTATGTTGTAACAGTGAAAATTCAAAAGACTTAAAATTTTCTAATAAATATGCTGCGTTTGGATCGGAAGTTGTAAAGTACTTAAACTATAATATAATATATAAAATTTTGGGATTAGATACAAAACCTGAACCGGGGTATTCAATAATGTATTTTTATTCAAAGGTAATCTTTTATATTGTATTGTTAGTTATGATATATATTCCTTTTTTAATAATATATGTATTTAACAATTTTCATGATATAAAAAAATATATTATTGAAGTTTTTCATTATGTTCGAAATAAAACGCAAAAAATATAAAAAAATATAATATATATGATCCGAACTGATGTAATCCGAACTTAAAAAACAATATTTTCATCGATCCATTTTTTAATTCTCAAGTTTGTGGGTTCTAATATTTTATTTAATCCGTCTATATAAATATCGTGCGATTGTTCGTTATTTCCCATAATCAATAAAGTATTGTATATAATATTATATATTTCCTGTGTATATATATCTGTTATACGAATAAATACGTCATCTATATTTTTTATATCTTGGGTTTGTTGATATTGTTGATGTTGGTTTGTATTTAATTGTTGCATGTTAGTTATCGATTTTACTTCACTATTTTTTTCTTCATCTGAATCGTTTTCTCGCAATACCTGCTGTTTAGATTTTGTATTTTTATTTTTTGTATTAGATGTAAATGATGCTGGCGAAGAACGCGATACGTGAGACGCGGGAGAATTAGATAAATGATCTATTTCAAATGTTTCTAATCTTTTACTTGAAAATGATTCAATATTATTTCCTCCTTCTAAAATATTTTTATATAACTGAAGAGTGTGTAATATATGTATTTTATCAGTTTGACTATATGTTCGTATTAGATTATTAATACCACTTTTGGCTAATTCGATTAATAGATCATACAATTTTTTACTTTCATGGTGCATTTTATCTTCACTTAAAAACTGATAAAATTTTTTAAATCTATAAAATATATTAAATAGATAAAATAAGTCTTCTTGAGTATCGTTATTGTACCATCTTACAACGGATTGAGAATAGTTAGGTGTTTGAATCTGCAAAATATTATTTCTGATAGTTAATTTTGTTCCTATAGGCGAAAAAGAAAGATAACCAATTTGTAGTATTGCTTGTAAAGGCTCAAGAATTGTTTCAAATCTTTCCTTCTTTTTTTTTGTTTTAATTGTACTATATAATAGATTTAATGTTGATTGCATTTGTATTTTTAGTTATGTATATTAAATTGTATCTATATTTATAATATAATTATATAAATATAAATATATTTAATATATTAAATGAGTACTACCGATACCACTGATGAAACAAATAACACAAATGATACAAATATAACAAACACTATAAATACTACAATTGAATATGATGTTAATTACAAAAAAAAAGTTAATGGTATAATATTAATACTTTCGTGTCAAAGATATAAAACTACGAGATTAAAAGAGTTTTCTTTACAAAAAACAAGTTACAATAATTGGGAAGTAATATATGTAATCGGCGACTTATTTATGGAGAAAAATTATATATTAGATGGTAATTTTTTATATGTAAAATGCGAAGATTCATATTTACATTTATTAAAAAAGTTAGTTCTTTCTATTAAGTATTTAAATGAAATATTTATTATAAATAAAGGAATATTGAGATGTGGTGATGATTTAATTATTAATGAAAACAATCTTATTAAATTTTTAGATGATAGAACTACAAAATATGACTATTATGGGCATAATCCTTATGGAAAAAATTATATATGTAGTGGAAATACACGAAATGAACTTAAAAAAATAAAAAAAGATAACTTTATGATTAATTACTATGCATCTCATTGTGATGACTTTTTAAATCCTCAGCATAATTTGAAAAATGTAAATATTTCATTATATTCAATGCGACCTGATATATATGGCGCGTCTGGCGTAATTTATTATATATCAAATAAAGCATGTAAAACTTTAATTCTACATATGGAAAAAATAAATTATAATATATTACATTATGATAGTTTCACCAAGAGTTATCCTTATACAATAGAAGATTGTGCTGTATCTTTCATAATGTATTTTAACGGTATAAATTTTATAAATTCTTATCTTTTTTATGACTCTCCTTTACACGATACAATAGCAAAACATACAAATAAACATAAATAATTATATAATTTATGCTTCTAATTTAGTATTATTATTATCATTTGTGTTGATAGTTATATTATCGCTTTCTATAGAACTACTTGTTGCATTATTTGTATAAACTGAATTTTTTTTTTTCAAAAATGGATTATGATTTCTTGGCACTGAAATAGGTGTCCCATCTTCGTATGTATTTGATAAAAAAATATTATTAGCACAAAAGAGTTTTATACAAGGAATATCGTGTTTTTCGCACCAACTAATTGATTTTTGTATATTTGATTTTTTCATTGTGTCAATTTTATCATAATTATTTTTATTTGTTGTCATGTTTAATGTTGTAATAATATTTTCTAATTGTCGTTGACCAAGTACTACATTTATTTCCTCTATTTTATTCAAAAAGTAATAATCGTGTTGTGTATTTATTATAGAGTCAATATTATTTGTCTCATTAAGTTTACAAAACTCATTTAAAAATACTTCGGATATTTTTACAGAATCTTTTAATAAAAAATTTTTACATACAATATATTTTTCAGAATTTGCAAGTCTACTAGTATATGGTTTTGTTACATACACTTCAGAATATATACATGATAATAGATATAATATATCAACTGTTAGTTTAGAAAAAATATCAAATATTTTTAAAATAAAATGACCTCCTCTTTTTTGCATAGTAATAGCATATATGATCTCCGAAATTAATAATTTACTTACTAGTTGTTCTTGTTTATTAAAATCAATTGACACATCTATACCACCGTCTGCAGTAATAATATCCATTGAATTTAAAAATCGATCTTTACAATATTTATAATTTTCTATTTTTAAAAGGTCGCCTGTACCGTCCATGCCAGAAATAATATTTACATTTGGATTTTTTTCTAAAAATGTGTTGCTTTTTTTCCAACCCGGACATCCAGGGTCATCACTTACAAGTGTCATTCCATAATAGGTATCATTTGCATTTTTTCTTATATGCGAAATTGCTTCAATAAATCCGCCGGGACCTTCTGCTAGGTGAAATGATGATAAACTTTTGGGTTGTAGACTTTGCCAAACCCCATTTTGTTCTATACTTGTATCATTATTTGTGTCATTATGCGTGTTACTATCGGTACTAGTTTTGAAATTATCATTCAAATCTTTTAATTCTCCTAGTTTAAATAGTTTCCATAATTCTATCATTTTATAAAAAGAACGCGATAGTGGTTTTAATTTACTAATTGACATTTTATTTCCGGGTATAATTGTGTGTATAAATTCGTATGGGTTCGTATATTTTTTAATATTATCCCAAGAGTCAGCAGATACTTCTATTTGTTTTTTAAATTTTGATAAAAAGTCAAATAATGAATGTGATACATATGATTGATTTTTTTTATCATCTTCTGAATTTTGTTTTGACGACAAAAAACTAATATTCTCGTGTATTTTTAAATTTTGAACTGATGTTAAAATATAATAAGACATTGATCTTATGGATATATGCTATACTAAATAATGTTTAGATAGTTTAATATAAAAACATTATTTAACTTGAATTTTTATTTAGTATTTTATTTAATATTTACTTCAAATTATATATTATTTTGGAATATCAGGTGTTCCTGATGCCGATTTCTTTAATGATAATTTTAATTTTTGACTAGGTAGTGGTGGCGGTGGTGCCAATGCTGACTCTACAATTGATGATGATATTTCTGGTAAATCAGGCAATAATGCTGAATCTATAGCACCCAACTCCGATAATACAATCTTATCTACTTTTGCTTTCGACTCTTTTTTACCAAGTTTTGATTTTTTTAATATAGATTCTGCAGCATCGCTCTCTAATGCTGGTTGAAGAACATCGGCTTTCTTAACTAATAATGGTGCTTTTTTACTTAACTCTACTATACCTTTCTCGCTAACATCTTTTCCTACGGCAACTGCTCCAGATGGTGTAGTTTGTTTTTTACTTTTTCTGGGAGACTTTGAGCCAAATAATTTTGAAACAACAGAACCTTCGGATCCTTTTGACGAGGATGATGATAATAATAATTCAGTTTCGCTTTCTAAAGTTTTAAGTTCAGCTTCTTTACTAGGTCTATATTTTAATAAAGATGGCTTTTTACCTTCTTCGTCCAATAACTGCGATGCAACCATTTGTGCAGCAAGCGTATCTTTCAAATTTTTCCTTTCTTGGAATGACTGTATACCCGTAACACTTTGGAAAACATCTTCTACGTCTACATTTGATATTTTTTTGAACACAAAGAATCTATTATAAAATGAAATCTGTTTCTCTTTTGTACTCATAGATGGTGCAAAACCATATTTTGATTTTTGGGTTTTATCTTGCTGAATATCGGCTTCCATTTTTGCAAACAATTCAGAAAACATTCCTGTACCATTAGGAATACCAAGTTTCATAGCATCCTCGCGTTTAAGTAGTTCAAAACCGTATGCCTCCATTAACTGTGTAAAGTATGCAAAGTTTACAAGATATTCCTTTATTTTTTTATTTATTGAATCTTGAAATACGTCGATGGCGTATCCGACACAACTTAGATCATTATCGAATGATGTTTGAGAATACTCTTTTGTTACTTCCCATATTTTTACGTCATCTACATTTAATGTAATCGAACTTCCGCGTTCAATTGAACGTAGTGCTTTAAACATGGTAACACCATCATAGCAAGAACCAATAAAGTAACCGTCTACTTTTGTACACTGACTTATATTTTTAAGGAAGGTATTTAATTTTTGGATATTTTCGAAGAAATAATGAAGAGCAAATTGGCATGATGATATATTAAAACCGTCAACTGCTTTACCATATTGTCTATATACTCCTTTTCCTAATACACCTTCATCCTTGGGTCCTTCGTTAAACAATGCATGAATAATTTGTTTACCTTTTTCTGTAAACATTGCTTCCCCTGATTTGATATTTACACCACTGTTTCCATTGACAAATAAAGCATACGGCATAGAACGAAATTTTTTGCGATAATTCAAGAATCTTGCACATGCACCATCTAGTCGATTTTCAATATTGTCTTTTGATAAGTCAATGCCAAATACAAATGCGAGTTGTGCTTCTATCCATTTAGGGAAATCACCTGCTTTTCCTACAGCATAGTCAATAAGTGTATTACCTCTTGATGCCACTTTTGTAATAAGCATTTTTTTGACATATAAATTATGAAAATCACGCATAGCGCGTGTCTTACTATCTCCGCTACTGCGATTATAGTAGATATCATCATCGGCTAATTCGTCGGGAATGTTTTCACCTGTTTTTATCATTTCTTCTGTAATAGGATTGTGAATAGAATACCAATTGTTATTTGCAACATGATATGCATTTCCATAATTTTTTACTCCTCTTTTATATTCAGATGTTTTATCATATCGTACGCGTTGAGGTATCCATCTCCAATGTTTAGGTCGAGATGCATCATAACTAAATTCAACGATTGTTTCATCTGTAAATATTTCATCTTGTTGACTAAACATTTGCAGTACACCATTTTCATCTTCTCGTAAAGGAATGTTGCATATGTGTGTATCGGGGTCATAAGGATTTGTAGGATAAAATGGAATAGGTTTATATCCTTCACTAATATCCGCATGTCCAGGTGTAGGTAGTTTGTCATCTATAACTGCAGCACATGGTTCTAAATAACCGTGTTTTTTTTCATCATAACCCACACGCAATATTATTGTTTTATATTGTTGAAGTTGTTCACTTTTAAGTGTATCAATGCCTGACTCAAAAATGTTGCCAATAATTTCCATGGCATTTTGATTTTTTTTCGTAGTAATTAAGAAGTCGATTGTGTTCTGATTTAACGGTTTCCATTTAAACGACATATCCCATGTTACTTTATGCAATGGTCCCGCTCTACCTGCAACATTACTTGCTACGCCTGTATTTGCTGGTGTATATATTAAACCGTCAATTTCATATTCATAAATTCCCGCATCTTTGCCTGCCATAATTGATCTGCTGCACATAAATATATTTTTATCTGGTGTTGCAATTTCGAACTTTTTAATATTTACTTTTATTGGAACGTTGTCGCCCTGAATAATAGGTTGTATTTTCATAAACTGAACTACTTGTTTGAGTAAATCTAACCTTGATTCTGAATTTCCTTTTCTGGCACCACGGCGAACATCTTCTTCTTGTTGCTGTTCTTCTCTTCTTTTTCTTGCAGTAGAACTTTCCCTTTTTCTTTCTTCTAACTCGGCATCAAAATTACCTTCATCTTCTAGTAACTCTTCTCTTACACGCGTTGCTTCTTCTTGTTCTAATAATTGGTTTACAAATGGGTGATGGCGAATATCTTTGTTATTTAAGAAATAAATATCAAATGCTGCGAATAAATTTATATATTCTCCTCTTTTATTATGTATAATATGCTCACCATCAATAAGTGTATTATATAATTTTTCTTCACCTGCGTATGCACCGGTAAATTCAAAATCCATATTTGTATTTATTAAATATATACGCCCGTTCGGAGCAATGTATAACATTTTTCGCATACCATCGGCCTTGTCTGTTACTGTATAATCTGTTCTTATATTTGGGATAGTACAGTCGCTATTTATCGGCGCAATATTCGCCACTTGTAGAGTATATGATGATGGACCAATAAAATGATTCGGATTTAATTCTACAGGTTCATTCATTAATGCTTCAGCTCGTTCTCCTGTTGCAGAACTTTTTTCTCCTTTCAATTTTGATTTTGCTTCTCTTTTTTCACTTGGGTGTAGTAAATAGTAATAGTCATTTTTTATATGCATAAGTTCCTCATAAGATACTGGAAAATTTGTTCCTTGAATACCAGCCAGAATATTCTTTATTCCGACTCTTAACATATCTGCAACAACAACCCCGCTTTGTAGACGAGTCCCCGCACCAACTACCGAGTTATCCATTTCTATTTCAATTTCATATTTTGGTTCACATGCATATACTTGAGATGCTTGAAACGAATATTCAGGTTTAAGATGACCATCTTTTCGATGCGATTCTTTAACTACAGACATATCTACAAAGAATGGATAACTTTCATGAACAAGTGTAGTACGATTAAGATGTCGAAATATTTTTTTATTGTCTACCCATGTACTTAAAATAGATTGCCCCAACGATGAAGTTGGCGGGATTAGTTTTTCTTTTTGATAACTTACACGGAAATTAAATTCGTCAAAATTTACTGGACGTATATATTCTGATCCTTCTTGTGCTGCCGTTTTTTGCACAAATCTATATGTTATATCTGCAAGACTATCAGTCCTGCAATATTTTTGTATATTACTTAACCCATATATTTCTGCACGAATATTGGAAAGTTTTGTCTTGCCTGTCGATATATCAGTGAATTCTGTTTGTATTTTTAGACAATACTCTTGTGATTTAACAATTTTAAAACCTGATGAAATTAATTTTTTTATAACATTGTCAAAGTCATCTTTTGTTATATTTTTGATACCTCTTGTTCCGAATTTTACTTCTAATTCTGATATTCCATCTGAACGGTTTAATACGTTGTCTAAATATTTTTGCGTGATATTATTGAATAATTCTTTTTGAGTTGAACGTTGTTGTGATTTAGACATTTTTGTTCGGTATATCTCTTGTATATATAATTCTACATATTATTTTATATTGTAATCAATTTTATATTACAATATAATAATCAAAAAATAATTATCAATTATTTTTATTCATAAATAAGGTTATACACTAAGTGACGTTTGTAATTATTAGTATATTTATTACTATAATTTTTGTAATATATTAGCATATAGTTCTGCTTTTGTTTTTTTTTTATTTAAATCATTTAATATAGATATGTCTAGTTTTTCGCATATTTTAACCAGATCTCCTACAGAGTATGTTGTAATAGCTCGAAGTGGTTTATCAATGTTATCTAATTTTAATAATGATAATTTTATTTTTTCTATATAATCTTGATGTTCTGGAATTATTTCTGTATCATTTACATTCATCTTGACGGGTAGAGCAATCGAATAATTATTTGTATCTGAATTATACTTAATAATATATGTAGGTTTATCTATATTTGTAAACATTTCATAGTACGTGTTCTTATGAACATAAAAAATATTTATATTGTAAAATATACATAATGCATACAAAACTTTAGGTGTTATATTTGTCATTAATCCTCCCTCTAAAAAGTTTTTTGAAATTTTATTTTCTTTTAATATATTTTTATTTTCTCCTTTTTTTATTCTTTCTATTGTTTGGATTTTGAACTGTTGTTCTGCTGTAAAATAGTTTGTTTCATACTCATACGATTGATATCCATTATATATAATATAAAAACACCAAAAAAGTGTATCTTTTTGAGATGGTGTAAAATATTTATTTTGTTGAACATTTTCTTTGTTATATTTTTCATTATCTTTCTCATTATTTTCTTGGTTGTTTGTATTTTTATCAACAACACTATGATGTAATATTATATTTTCATTGCTATTATTAATATCTACTTTGCTTTCTTTTGGCAACTTTGGAACTTTTAATTTTTTATTCAAAATATTAGATGTATCTAGAGTCATATGTTTACAATTTTTCAAAAAAGTATCTGATAACATTATATTTTTTAACATTTTTATTTTTTCTTCCATTTCTGATATTGCGGATGCATACATATTATATTGTTCCGCTATATTTGTAAATTGTTTTTTAACTGTTGAATTCAATGCTGACGCTACCGATTCTTCACTGGTTATAGTCTTTATTTTTTTAATATTTTGTTTTTTAGTTTTTACATTTGATTCATGTTCTATTGTTGTTGCACTTGCACTTGCACTTGCACTTGACATTATAGATCGATAGCTAAAGAGATGATGCGTACTTTGTTTTATACCACAGCATATCTTTATTATAGTTTTCTATTAATTATATGTTATAGTATTCTATATGATTATAAGTATGTAAATAATATTACTATTTAAAAAATGAACATGCTAATTTTTGTTTCTCTTCTTCTATTTCATTCAATTGATCTTCTTGTTTATTCACATAACTCAAGTATTTATAAATTTTATCTAGTATAGATGAATCAACATATGTAAGATTTATAAAGACACCATTTTTATTTTCATTTATTTCGACATCATTATCTTTTAATATTCTCAATATTTCGATTTGATGAAATGTATTTGTTGCTTCAATTTGTTCTTTTAATGACTTTAAAGAATCTACAAAAAATTTTTTATCACTTAAATATTTTTGTATAGGCTTTGAAGAACTATTATAGTTTGTTGTGTCCATATATTCTTAGTTTAATTATTAGATTAATATAAAAAAATCTTTCTATATTAATTTATTTTCAAAATATAATTTGTATCATAATAAACGAGTAGGAATATTATGAATCTATGTTACTCGTGATTTTTTGTTTTTTTGTGGCTTTTGGTTCTTTGGGTACCTTTGGTTCTTTGGGTGCCTTTGGTTCTTTCGTGGCTTTTGGTTCCTTGGCAGCTTTTTGTGCTTTTACCGGCTTGGGTGCTGTTCCTGTCGTCATTGTTGTTGTGGTTGTTGTAGTAAGAGTTCCATCAATAATAATTGCAGGTTTCTTTTTTAGTGTTTGTTTTTCTTTTTTCGGAGTTACTATTTCGCCTATGATTTGAATAAATTTATCATTCATTTCAAATCTTTTCCCTATAATTTTTACTTTGATTGTATCTCCCTCTTTTATAGTATTGAAATAAGAATTTGGTGACTGTGTATGATAGTCCCGTGTAATATAAACAACAATTGGTGAATGTTCATCCGATGATACAGCCCTAATACCTGCTTGTGTTATATTTTTTGCAACACAATCGATGATTGAATTTTCTACTGGATTACATACAAGACATTCAACTTCAAGATTAAATTGCACATTTTTTTGTACTATTTTACCACATGTGAAATTAATAATTCTAACGGAATCGGGTTTAATAAATCCATTCGAAATGCAGCGTCCTTCAATACAACTTATCAATGTTGTATGTAATAGTGATAAAATATTGCTTCTACTTGATGCATGCATGTTAATCAGAATAAATGGCAACAGAATATCATAGTTGATTATTTTTTTCTTATATAAAGAATCCTCATCGTTCTTCTCATCTTCGTCTTCATCGTCGCTGTTGTCGTTAAGATTTATATTACTTATTTTTATTGTCGTTGTCGTTGTGTTTGAATTATTTTTATGTTTATTGTCTTCACAGTCGCTATTATTTCCATCACTATTACTATCGCTATTATCACCACTATCACGAGTATTCATATTATGCGACTCTATGTGAATATTATGTGGAAAATTATCCGATCCACTATTGCATTCCGATGATCCCAATGATCCCAATGATATTATGTCATTTGAAATATGCGTTTCTTGTATCGGACATGGCGTAATTGATATATTAATAGTTGTATCTCCAATCTCATTTACTGTAGATGAAATTGCTGTATTTGTATCTTTTTTTGCACGTGCAACGCGTGTTACTTTTTTCTTGGGTTGTGTTGTACTATCTGTAGAGGTGGTATTTGTAATCTCTTCGATATTTTTTGTAACAAATGTTGGTTGTTTGGGCATTTATAAGACTGAAATGTACGGATACTGTTTACTTTATATATTAAATTATCTTTATAATAGTTTCAATTTTATTTTGTAATAAATAATAACCAATAAAATAACTAAATAAAAATGTAACTTATAAAAGTATTTTACTTTCAACTATAATATGTTTTGTATTAACTTTCTTCTCCTGGGTTTTGGCTTTCTTCTTCCGGTGTTTCACTTTCTTCTCCTGGTGTTTGATTTTCTTCTTCTTCTGGTGTTTCACTTTCTTCTTCTAGTGTTTCATTTTCTTCTCCTACCACTTCTGCACCTTGTGCGCCTTCTTCAATATTTTCCAAAGATTTTGATTGATCCATCATATCGCTTAGTACTTCACCTGTTTCCTCTGAAATAGCAGATAAAATACTAGCCGGTTTGGCAATATTCGTTCTAGGTTTTTTAGTTGATTCTATTTGTTCTCTTCCAACTCCGAGTTCAAGTTCTGCAATTACAGATACAAATGTATCGTTTAATTCAAATCTTTGACCTATTACTCGTACCATAATAATATCACCAACTTTTAATTCGGAAAAATATGGAATATTATAATGATGGTCTCTTGCTATAAAAATATTTACCGGCGAATAAATATCTTCATCTACACGTGCGAGTATACCGGCGTTTGTAATATTTTTAACAGCACATGATATTCGCATTCCGTGAGGCGGGTTACATACTAAAAACTCAAATACAACAGTAAATATTGCAACATTGCCTGTAATATTTCCACACGAATATGTTATAATTTTTACTGAGTCGCGTTTAACATAACCTTCTATACAACATTTTCCTTCAAAGTTATCTGCCAATATTTTCTCAAGCACCGATTTTATATTAACACCAACAAATTTTACCGGAACAGTAAGTTTTTTTGAAATTATATTTTTAATATATAGCGACATTTTGCCTGGTATAGTACTTCTTTTAACTGAATCTTTTTTTGATCCTCTAGATGATATAAAAGATTGCATATAATAATTTGTATATATTATATGTAAATAAATGTTATATATTAATAATACTGTAATTAATTATGTATTAAATAATTAAAATAATTAAATATTATTAATTTTAACTTGTAGAGGTGTCAAAAACCATCTTCTGCCATCTTCATTATTATGGTTAAAAAATCTTAAAAGCATCTCTTGAAAAATACATAATTCTGTTTCTGTTGTTTCACGATTATTCTGTATAGAAAATGGTTCTGTATTATCTATATGTATTCTATTCACAAATAATTTAATAAGTTTGTCATCGGTTAATGTAAAATCTATATTTTTTTTTGCTAAACCATCTACAAATGTTTTGTAATCATACCCTAGAATACGAAGTAATTTTTTAATTGATATACTTTCTGTTAATTTTTTTTCTTCTTTTATGATTTCACTAAGTTCATTGCGTAAACTGTATTCAGTATATTCTTTGCTTTTTTCTTCTGGAAGTAACTCAAGAATATCTCTTAGTTTTTCAGGTGTTAATATTAATAGTAAATTTTCTATTGTTTTTGCTCTTGATGCTTGGTCACATCTTGCAGCAATACTACCTTTTTCTAATTTTTTAGTTTTAAATATGCGTGAAGAATAGTCATTGCGTTTCATAGATGTTATAAATCCAATAACTATGCTTAGATCATTCTCTTTATTAATTACATTTTGTCTTGTTATATCTGTTCTAAAGTAAGATGCGTCTGTAGTTCCGCCTTGTACCCATATACTTTCTTCTTTATTTTTTATGAATAACGTTGCTTTGTCGTTGTTGGATATTAATATTATTCCTTCCATCTTATTTCCGCGTAAAATGCAGTTTTCATAATAGTCTTCCATAATGTGATCAAATTCGTACTCTCCTGGATTTCTTGCTCTCTCTTCAAGAATTTTTTGACGATTTATAGAGATAATATGGTTTAAAATAGAAATTGTATCATCAAGATTCAATTCTTCTAAAATATGTTCAACAATAAATTTTTTTAATAAATCATCCGGAATAAATGATAATTTACTTTTCAATACGTGTCCGCAATTATAGTACCAGTCGTTATTACCTCTTGTATATGCATTTGACAGAATTGCTTTTTTAAATAAATTTCTAGATTTTTTAAGTATAGTTGGTTCTTTTTTAATTGCAGACAATAATTTTCTAACGTCTTCTTCTTCTACTTCTTCCCCTAGCGCTTCCTCTACCCTTTCCTCTACATCTTCTAGTTGATCCATTCCTTCTTCATCTGCTTTACCTACTTCTGACTCGACATCTTCTGCTAATTGTGCATCAACGTTCATTCCTGTTTTTTTTGAAGCTATAGATGATAAATGTTTCCTTCTTATTTCTTCTAGTTTCGATGTTTCTTTACTTGTTTTTAGTATAATTTTTTCGCGTTTAAAGTCAACAGGTTTTTGTCTATCACGCAACGGAATAATTGGGTTGTTTAATTCTAGAGGCTGAAAAAAATAGTATGATCCTACATTAATAAGTCTCCCATATCTACCATATTTATCTTTCAGAAATTCGTTTTTATCTTCAAGTAATTGTGTAAGTGCAATATCTATAGCCTCGATTGGATATTTTTTATTATAATTTATTGTACTAATTAGATCACTATTTATATCTTTTAATTCATCGCTTGTTGCAATTCGTTTATAGAAGTATCGTTCTTGAAAAATGTCGCGTATTCGCTGTATTATTTTATCTGTATTCATTGTTAATATTGCATCTGTAAATATATCGGATCTTTTTCCAATAGATCTGCGTGACATATCCGGTTTACAACTAAATACGCATTCCATGTAGTCACAAATAGGTGAATTATTTTTATCACCTATTTTATATTCTATAGTTATGTTTGAATCACGTTCGCGATCGTAAGAAGAAAGTATTTGTGTGACGGGTTCATCATTTAATTTTTCATCAAAATTTTCTTCTGTAAAATTAGTTTGGTCAATATTTAATAAGCAATCGACTGCACTTTCTTTAAGTACACGACTTACTTCACCTATATATCTTGCTTTTCTTTCGGATAATCTATACATGTATATATCCGCTGCTTCTTGGTTGGGCGTTTTTGTTAAAATAGACCCGTGAAGAAATATCTCTACATTGCGTTTTTCAAAATCAAGATCTTTATGACTACAGTTACGCACGGCTCGTCCTATTGTCTGTTCTATTAAGTTAATATTATACCATGGTTCTAATATATGGGTTTGTCTAATATTTTTAAAGTCTAAACCTTCAGTACCCGACTTTGATATAATAACTACTTTTACGAATCTTCCATCGTAGTTGCCTTCATTTGTAGTCGCTTTAATATCGCTTACGGTATCAGGAGACAGGCTTTTATCTCCTGAAATAATAATATATTTTGCAGGAAAAAATGTTTCACCTGATTTCATTTCGCTTCTTTTTTTGCATGTTATTGCGTCGATTAGTTGTGTACCACTTGGGGGTCTATCAAATAATGAATGTGCTTTTGTTCCATATCGTGTAAATCCCATACTTTCTAATGCAAGTGCCATTGGTATTACACCACCATCGATGTAAAAACTATAAATTAATATAATACCTTCAGACTTATATATATTATCGCAAATGCTTTTTATTTTTGAACTGTAATTCCCTATTAAATCTGGTGAAAATATTGGAAGTACTGAATCTTTATATCTAAATCCTGATTTTTGGTCTTCATTGTAGTCCATAATTTGTCTGAGTCCATATTTTCCTACAAGTATTCGGATATCGTAATTTAAGTCATCTCTTTCAGGGTCGAAGTCGTCGGCGGGATATGCTATATTCAATGCTTCAAGTGGACGTTGTAATAATGTAATACCTATCGAGTCTGTCTTTTCAATATTTCGTAATTCTTCGCTATTTGATTTGTTTAATTGTTTAATAATATATGCATATACGCTTTGTTGATAGTCAGATAAATTAGATAAATATATTTTATTTTGCATATGTTCTAATTTGCGATATTCGGGTATAATTTTTTTATTTAACTGTACCGTTGGTATTTTATATTTATCGACTTTTTCTAATTCTCCCGTTTCTCTCCCGGAGAATGTATGATCAGGTGCAAATTCATCGGGGTATATACGGTATGGGAATGTGTATGGATTTTCACCGCGGATGTAAGATATGTACCCGGTTGAAAATCTTCTTAAATTTTCGCGTCCAGTTTCTGTTATTTGCCCGGGATCTTCTTTTGTTTCTAGAAATATACCATCCTCAGGGTTATCGTTAAAAATATCACGTGCATTAATAGGAGGTCTTCCATCGTTCAAGCGCATAATATTGATAAGCCATATAATTTCACGATAACTGTTGTACATTGGTGTTCCGGATAAAAGTAACAAACGCATTAATAGAAATGGACCAAACTTTACTAACTTTTGTAACTGAGTAGCTACTGATCGATTTGATGAATCGTCGGTGTTGCGTATGTTATGGAACTCATCAATTACGATCAAAGAATTGCCAAATACTTTTTTCAATTCTTGCATAACTACTTTTGTTCTTTCTGATATATCTCCTATATCCTCGCCTATATTTGATGTTTTTTCAATAAGTGTTGCAAATTGATCATAGCCGAGGAAAAGATAAGATCTGCGGATTATTTTTTTAACTTCTTTTATTACTTTTTCTTCATCCATACCTTTCATATTCATTGGGTTAATTTCTTTCAAATATTTGTTGCCTGTGCAAGCGCGAATATTCCAAATACCGTCAATTAATTTTAGTTTTCTTCTGTCAAAAAGTTGCAGTTTAAAATTATCTTGTACATTTGGACTTGCTACGACAATTATTTTTTGAGATGTAGACATGCCAATTTGAGAAAGATAGTCTCGCATTTCTTCGCATATTGTTATCGCGGAACATGTTTTCCCCGTTCCTAGACCATGGTATAAAAGAAGACTATTATATGGTGTTTGAAATGATAGAAAATTACGTACAAATAGTTGATGTGGAGATAGCTGAAAATCTGCTCTACACATATTGTTTGCATGTTCTTTTATTTTTTCAAGAGAATCATATACTGTACCATCATATTGTGTATCAGCAAATTCTTTTTTTGAAGCTATTTTAGTATTAAAGTTTGGATCTTCTAGTGTAGGATAAAGAAAACTATATGCGTCATTTTCATCGACTTCAACGTCAGGCGGTGATGGAATAGGTGATGGAGGAGCTTCAACGGGTGGTGCAGGGTTTTTGTTTTTTTTTACAGCCGCGGGCTCTGGTAATTGTGGCGGCGGAGGTGGTGGAAGTGGGGATGTTTTGGATGATGGGGGCGGAGGCGGAGGTGCTTCTGATGATGTTATAGACGCATCGATAGGTGGTGGTGGTAAATCAGGAGATGAAGATGATGTAGATACAGATGATGCAGATGTTTGAGGTATTGATGGTATTGGCGGAGGTAAAAGAGATGATAACGATGACGATGATGATATTGATGTAGTAGATTTATTACTTTCTATTTTATCCATTTCTCCCGTTTCTCCTGTTTGCCCCGTTTTTTGTCGAACACCTTTGCTTACAGATGGTTCCGATAAAACACTCATGCTCGTAGATGATGGCGCCGAGCTACGCATTTCGTCTACTTTAACACTTGGAGCAACACTATCCGGTAAACTTGATAATGAAAAAACGGACGACGCATTTGATGGCGTTGTCTGCTTTGAAGATACAGGAGTTTTGTTCGGAGTTACACTTGGTGTTAATTTGCTACTAGATTTAAGTTTTATATTTATGGGCGTAACCGGTACAAGGGGTGATGGAATACTTACTTTAGATAAGTTTGAGGATGATGACGCAATATCACTAAATTGGAGTTTGCCAGGTTTAACAGATGATGACATAGTAGATGGAGCAGATGAAACATCAGATAGTGAAGATAACCCTAGATTAAGAGATGGCTTTGAACTAGATGCTACAGTTGTAATAGAAGATGGTGCAGAAGAAAGATCAGAAAATACAGGTGGTGTTAATATATTTTTTGGAGAAGATGAAGATTTGGATGTTTTAATAGATGGCGGCAGTAATGACGCTTCATCGATATTTAATTCTGCATCTGAATCAGGATCGGGTTGTCTTTTTTTTAATGAAAATCTTTTTTTTGTAAGAGATTCCGATGGTGGTGGACTTTTTCTATCGGACATTATATATAAATGATTATAGTTCTTATATAATGTTAATATAATCTATATTCTTGTAATACTTTATTTATTTTTTGTATTATATTAATTTTTTCTAAATTATAAGGGCGTATTAAATTGATACAATCATCATAACTAACCCATTTTATGTTTCTAACTTCTGATTTTTGGTAATCTTGTATTTCTAATCCGCCATTTATCATATATGCTAGATAATATTTGTGCTTATAACTTTTTATATTTGACCCAATAAATATTTCTTCATATGGTATAATATTTTCAATAAGTTTAAAATCGGAAGAAGAATATCCTGTCTCTTCTGAAAACTCGCGAACTCCGCAATCAATGTCTTTTTCCTGGTAATTTCTACGTCCTTTAGGAAATCCCCATTCTGGTTCAGCCCAAGATGTCGTAGAAGATTTAATTAAAGATTCAATATTATATTCAGTATCTTTAATTTTTATTCCTTTTTTTAATGATTCAAATTTATCTTTAGATGATGCCTCTTCGCTTCTATATTGAACACCCGAAAAATCTCCCCATAATAATTTCCACATATTTTCAAAATCCATTGTTAATAATTTGTTTTTTTCATCAATTGTCATTTCATTAATAAGTGTCTGTATATACTGTAAATTATACAAAGGATATTTTCCTCTTATGAACTCTACAAATCCAAAACTATCGTTTCTTTGTATTAAAAGATATTGTAGCCCTCCCATTAATGAATTATATCGAAATGAAATTATACCGATACTAGTAATTGGATTTTTACAATCATTTAATAAATGACCAACTTTGCCACAATTATTGCAAAAATTATTATATGGAATTTTTAAAGATTTTGCATTCATAATTATTTAATTATTTATTATATGTATTCTTCACAATCTTTTTATATTGTTTCAAATTAGTAATGGTATTAGATTCGAATGTTTGGGGATCACATTATTGGTTTGTTCTTTTGACAATTGCAATATGTTATCCAATATATCCAAATGATGTGACCAAAAAGAAGTACTATGAATTAATTCATAACTTTCCTTTATTTATGCCTGATTCACGAATAGGCAAGAATTTTAGTGGGTTGTTAGATAAATACCCAATAACTCCTTATTTAGACAGTCGCGATTCTTTTATAAAATGGGTTCATTTTATACATAACCGCGTTAATGTTATGCAAGGTAAAGAAGAAATATCACTTTCACGTGCGTTAAAAGAATACTATTATCACTATAAACCAAAAGCAATAAAAATTCAAGAAGAAAAAAAATATCGACGTAAACTAGTATTTTTTGTAGTATTAGTTTTATCTGTATCTGCAGTTTATTATTTATATAAAAAATAATATAACATGTTAATTATATTTGATTATATTTTAATTTATTTTCTATTAAATTTATTGTGATAAATTAAAATGTAATGATATTATAATAAGATTATTAATATTAAATGACGGTAAAAAAATATAATAAAATGCGTTTAAGTACCAACTATAAACATAAACAAAAACACAAACACAAATACAAAGGGAAAATTAGTTTTAAAATAAAAAGATCCAAAAAAATAAATAATCAAACAAAAAAATTAGATGTAGGTGTTGTAAAAAGTAAAATAATAGGTGATTGTAAGGGAGGAGCACCTTTCATAAAGGGTGGTTATGGTTGTATTTTTAGACCAGCCCTTAAATGTGTAGGTGCAAAATCGACACCTAACTATGTTAGTAAATTGATAGAAACAAAATATGCCAATAGGGAGTATGATTATGTGATGGAGATTAAAAAGAAGTTATCAAGTTTAGGTTCGGATATAAGAAAGTATTTATTGTTAGATAATGTTACAATTTGCGATCCAGCGCCTTTAACGGGAGATGATATGAAGAACATGGAAAATGTATGTGGTGATATTTTGTCAGATTTAAAAGATAAGTCTACGAATGTTCCACTAGATTCAAGTAATATAAATAATAATTTAGATAAATTCAAGATTATAAATATGCCCGAGTTAGGGATATCTATTCATGATTTTATAAAACAAGGTAAATTAACACCCGAAGACCTTATAAAAATAAATAATATTATTATCGATTATATATTAAAAATTATACCCAATATCAATAAACATGGAGTTGTACATGGGGATATAAAAAGTTCAAATATTCTGTTTAGTAAAATAGATAAAAATATTCCAATATTAATTGATTGGGGTCTTTCATATACATCGAATAAGGATGGTACAATACCCGAAGATTTATTTACATTACATGTTCAGTGGCAACATCCCTTTTCTACATTTTTATTTTCAAAAGACATTATTGACCAATACGAAATATTTTTGAAGAATATGAAGAAAGATAATATTCCATTTACGCGTAATTCTTTGCGTGTTTTTGCAATATCACATTATTTGAACTATAAAAAAGTGAATGAAAAGCAACATAAGATTTTAAGAGACATATTTATAAAAGCTCATGAGGGTGATTTTTTAAAACATTTGAAAGGGGAACAATTATTTGTAGATGATGCGATAACTGAACAAATGTACATGTATTATGTAATAAATTATATTATTGATGTTTTAATGTCATATACTGATTTAAGTAAAGATAAACTCAATTTGGATAAATATTTTAGTACTGTTTATATTTATAATGTTGACATATGGGGTATAATGTCAATATATTATGAATTTATAATAAATTCTCCTACAAGTTATGCCTTATCTAGTAATGACTATAAACTATTTATTAATAAAATTATGCATATATTAATAGAACATATATTTGTAAATGGTAGTCAAAGGATTAATACTGAAAAGTTGGCAAATAGTATAAGAAATGTAAATAGATATTTGGAGGGTATAAATAAAGGAGGTCACATTAAAGAACGAAACATAGAATTTAATAATAAAATGAAAAATAATATGTTATTTTATAAAAAAGTAGAGGATAGCATAGGATTAAGAAAAAAACAGATAGATGTGCGTGAGATAGGTATGGATATACCCGAAGTTAAAAAAGGAGGAAATCGTAAAAGTAAAACTCACAAAATAAATGTAATAAAACTTTCATGTAGAGCTATGTCTACTAGAAAAAGAAAATCTATGCATAAAAAATAAATAAAAAATTTATTATATATTGACTATATAGTGATTATTATATATTCAATAATATATAGTCAATAATATATAATCATTAATATATAATGAAAATAGAAGCAATAATATTTATAGTTACTGCTGTACTAATAGCAAATACGTATTATGATGGTAAATTAATAAAATTATTAAATACTGTTAAAAGTAGTAAGTATTTGAAGATGGCTACTTTTGGGTTTGCAGGATTATCGCTTTATCTATTTTTAAAAAAGAATCCTGAAAATTCAAGAGAATTTTTTGGTCGGGCAAATGATATGATAAAGACGTTGCCAATGACGCGTGGTTCCATGGATATAATTAGTCCATTTTTAAATTTAACAAACACAAGTTCATTTACAGATACAAATCAAGATATTTATATGAATGAAAATGCAATGGGTGGAGGCGCAGGCAGCCAAGGATCTCGCGCATCACAAGTTCAACGTATGATGCAATCAGGTAGAGGAACTACTAAAAGAAGTGTAAGTGAAACTAAGAAAAAATTTGTCGCAGCAAGCCAGAATTGGTTGTGTGGTGATTGTAGAGTACAATTACCTGCATGGTTTGAAGTAGATCATGTTATTGCTTTGCATAATGGAGGAACAAATGAAGTAGGTAACTTGGTAGCGCTATGTAGAGATTGTCATGGTAAAAAAACAGCAATGGATCGTTTAGATAGTCAATAAAAATAAAAAGTAAAAAATAAAGAGTAAAAAATAAAAATCAATAGAATGAAAATGTTTTTATATATTAAATTATAATAAGATAATATATAAAACTACGATGGCATTAACATCATCGGAATTCATATCATCAATAACAAAATTTATAATATTCATGTTAATGTTAATATCATTTATTCTGTTATTCACATCGGGTGGATTAATATCTGGTTATACAATAGGCATATTTTTACTTTTATCTATTCTTACAATCTGTAGTTTAAAAAATATAGGAAATTTAGGTATTTTGAGTGATATCAACATGTTAACATTTATGTGGTGTTTTCCTGTTATATTAATATTAGTTCTTTCAAGACAGTACTTGTCGGAGAATATTAAGAATGTTACTGATCCTTTATCTGTTATGTTAGTAGTTTTGCTGGTGATAAATTTTTCTGCTTCTACTATTGTGAATGGATTAAGTTTTATTTTTATGAAAATTGTTGAACTTGGAAATGCATTGTTACCAATTTTTATAGGATTGATTATGATCACGCTTATTATAAGTATAGTATTTTTCTGGGATAAAATATCAACAAGTGTAAAAATATGGAGTTTTGTTATTGTAATTTTATTGATGATTCTATTTTTTAATGGTGAAAATATTATTGCATATATTGCCACAAATAAAATGTCACTTGCAATGAATGCTATTATTGTAGCAGGTTTTGCAATAGTAAATTATGTTTTGTACAAATATACCAATAATGGGTTGTTTGCAAATGTTTTTCAGGTACTTTCTACAATTTTTGTATTACGATGGTTGTATTTGTATGCAGTTCAGTTTTTTGGAAAATCGGGTGTAAAGACTTTTACAGACATGCATGTACCAGAAGGAACTAAAGATGAAGTAAATACATTTTTGTCATATTTAACAGATATAAATTTTTATTGTGGAGCAATAAAATCAGTATTTACATCAACTATTAAGTATTTTTTGTTGGCAATATTTTTATTCTATTTATGGTTTGTCGTATATATTTATTATAAAAATAGTTTTGAATTTTTGACAACATATAAAACATTATCGCTATTAGGATTTTTAGCATTAGGAGTGGTGTTGTTATTATTAGTTATGTATACATTATCGGGTGGTTCTCAGGGTCTAAAAGAAACAAGTCAAGTCGCTGGTATTTTGAGTAGAGTTGTATCATCATTTGTTGTATTTGCTATTATACTAGGGGTTGTTGTTTACGCTTTATCTAAAATTATAAGTATTCCTTCAACTACTGCACAAATAATTAGCTTAATTAATTTCTTTTTATTGATGGGATTAATAGCATTAATTTTGAGTATATTCAACTTTAATACATCATTACCTAATGTAGTACTAACTGGTAGTGGTGGATTTAAATTCATATTTGATTTTATTGTTAAACTAATTTTATATATTCCTTGTTTAATCATTGATTGTTCAGACGCAATAAGGGAACAAATTAATCTTGCTAAGAAAGAATACACAGTATTGATTATACTTGTAATTGAATTATTATTAATAGGTTCTAAGTTTCTTGTACCGAAATTGTTTAATAATATTGTAAATAATGATGGTATTCAAATAACAAAAAAAGTATATCCTTTAGAAATGAAGAGTCAAGTTGTGATTCCACCTATGCTACATAATATGCAAAAGAACTCGAATTATGGAGTGTCGGCGTGGATATATTTGCATCCTGTACCCGATAATACAAATGAAGCATATATTCAGAATACATCACTAATAAACGTAGGATTTGTTCCGGATATTCAATTTAATGCTCAAAAAGGTACTCTAATATTTACGGTTGATGTTACCGATGTTAATGGTGGTAAAAAAACGGTAGTTGTACCATCTAAAGAAAGTGGTAAAGAGATAAAGCTATTATACTCGCGATGGAATCATGTTTTTGTTAATTTTATGGATGGTGGTATTGATATATTTATAAACGGAGAGTTAATTGTCTCTGCACCTGATGTAATACCATATCAAAATCCTGGTGGAATAGTTATAGGTTCATCGCCGGGAATATACGGTGAGATGTGTAATTTAGTATATTATAAAAATCCTGTATTAGCTCAAAATATAAAATTAATATATGATGCAATGAAAGGATTTAACCCACCTGTTCCTCAGTAGATATATAATGCTTACCTTAACTTATGAATAATTTAATATTTAATTTATTATTTGATTTTACAATGTAATTCACTAAAATTATTAAATAATAAATATATTAATTTAGTTTAATTATAATTGTATGTACTTTAGAAAATTTCTAGATGTATATTATAAATGAATTTAAGTTTAATAATCGGCGGTGTTATTGTTGTTATAATTTTATATATAATTTGGGGTTATTTTTTCACGACTACTCAAGTATTGATGTCTTTTCAAAAAGCGGACATAGTAACTACAGTAAGAGGAAATACTATAGCTGAAAGTGGTAGAAATGTGTACTCATTTTCTTTATGGACTTATATTGATGATTGGGGTCAACATTATGGCCAATATAAGAATATTTTAGAAGTATCCAGTAATACAAGCCCAGATCAACGAATTGGTAATAGTTCAACAGTTTTCAAACTAGTTTTCGATAAAACAAGAAATGATTTATTGATTTATGTAAGTAGTATTGATGATCGCACTGATCCAGACAAGCCACCCACTTGCAGCATTACCAATTTTCCTTTACAGTCGTGGGTTAATATTGGTATTAGTGTGTATGGACGCGCCGTAGACGTTTATATTGATGGTAAGTTGGTAAAAACATGCTCAATACCACATGTAGCAGCTCTTATTAATAAGAGTGATAATATTTTTATTGGAGGATCACCAGGGTTTTCAGGTTTTATTGCTAGCGTAATATACACACCCAATCAGATAAGCCCTCAAGATGCTTGGGATAACTATTCAAGAGGATATTCCAATGCTACTTTTGGATTTGGTAACATATTCCAGAGATATAAGATGCAACTTGCATTCTTAAAGGATAACTCAGTTATAAGTAGCGTTACTATATAAAGGAATAATTAACTAAAACTTTATATATTTTATAAATCATATAACCTATATGTTAGTTAATAAAATATTTTGTATTTTATTAATTTTATGAATTTACGACATTAACAATAATAATAATAATAATAATAATAATAATAATATATTAAGCACGATATAAATTTTTTATATCTAATATATAAATATTAATGGCAGACTCCGCATCACCCCCAACACCAAATATAAATCCAGCACCTGCTGCACCAGCATTGGCAGCAACACCAGGTAATAATGCCGCGTCATTCAATGATTTTTCTTCAAAAAAACTTGTAGAGGGGTCTACAGAATTTCTTGAATCAAATAGTTGGATTGCAAAAATTGCATTTTTATTAATGGTAATTATTGGCTTTGTTATCTTATTTAGACTAATGGTGGCACTAGTTACTTGGATATTTACGCCCAGTGGTAAAGTTGTACTTGTAAATGGTCTACAAAATGGATCACATTCAACTATTGTTTCACAGGATCCCAATCTTCAAAATTCAAAAGTTATACTTAGATCTAATAATGAAAAAGATGGTATTGAATTTACATGGTCTGTTTGGTTATATTTGAACGGATTTGAAGGTGATGTTGGTAGTACAAAATATCACCATGTATTTAATAAGGGCAATGCAACGGATAGTGGAAATGGTATAGTTAAACCTAACAATGCCCCAGGTTTGTATTTGAATCCTATGTATGATGGTTTTCGTGTAGTTATGAATTTATTCACTGATCCAAGTGAAATTACGATTGATGTTAGTGATCTTCCGATAACAAAGTGGATTAATATCATGATACGCGTTCAACACAAGAATTGTGATATTTATGTAAATGGACGTTTAGTCAAACGCAGTGTTATGGCTGATGTTGTGAAACAAAACTATGACAATGTAAATGTTTGTTTACATGGAGGATTTAGTGGTTATTTATCAAATTTAACTTATTACAATACCGCGGTTAGTATCGCTGAAATACAAAATGTTATTTCCGCTGGTCCCAATATGACCCCCACTTCTAAGAGCATAAATCTGAATGAAACTCGTCCTAGATATTTGTCTGATAAATGGTACTTTGATCAGACTATGGGAAATTAGTGTATTAGTATAATAATGTTAGTATAAAAAATAATTTGTATATTAAAATTTATTTTTTATGTTGGAATATATGTTATTCCATTTTTTGAAAAATAGACTGGCCATTTTGTACCACCGGATGCATATGTTTTAGGATTTCTGTAATTATTAAAAGGTGCTCCCAATGTTAAACAAAGCGACATTGGTTTACCCGGTACATTTGATGCAGAGGATGAGTTGCATATTTGTGCTGGTGGATTTTTCCTACATGTTAATATATTTCCTACTTGTTTTAGTCCGACATCCGGATAATTATTGGCATTTGATGTATTTGGATACGATATTTCTTGATTTTGTGAAGCCCATGCTTTTTTTCTTGTTAATTGACCTTTTGCAATCATCGACCAATATTGTGCTTTTGTAAAATTAAGTCTTCCTGTAACTGGATACTGTAACACTTGCGCTTTCCTTTGCATATCATATGCTGACGCTCCTTCATCATTTAAACCATTATTGTTTGTGTTAGAATTACAATAGGGTGTAAATCTTGACCACAAATGTGTTGGAAGACTATTATTGAATGGCATAGCCTCCGCTATATTTGAATAATAAAATGTACCGGTGGTTATAGTATAAACTCTAAAACAGTATATTGTACTATTATTTACACTAGGATATGTATTTAAATTTGTTACTGTATATATTGGTGGTGGTGGTGGTGTAACTGAAATCGTTGTTATAAGCATCCAATCTCCAAACCCTCCTATTTTATATTGAATATAATAGTATGGATCCGACGGTAATGATGTAGGAGCAGTCCATGATAAATTCACATTACCTCCGTCTATTGCAGTTGCTGTTAAATTGGTTGGTTCATATCCTGACATAATATTATAATTATATGTTATTATAATATGATGATAAATAATATTAATACTTTGTAACTATACTTTTTAATTTATATTTAAACTCTGAGATTGGGATTTACACAAACATCCATACTGGGAAATATATTACCTGACATACATTTATTACTTTCAGATACTTCAATACAACTACGATGGCCGCGATCTTCTCCTATAAAACAGAAACCCGATTTAGGTTGCGACTTATTACTTGTTGTGTCATTTGGCGATGGATACTGATTTTTTGCAGCGTATTCAAGTGCTTGTTTTATTGATTTTTCTTTTTCTTTTTGTCTAGATGTCTCTTCTATAAAAGGTGCGGGTTGTGTACCAGGTGGCCTTGCAGATTCACCTCTATTCCGAAGTGGCGTTTGTCTTTCGTCTGGTTGAATAGGTATTGGTTTAATATTATCTAGTTGCCGATGGGAGTCATCTGTTATAGATATAGTCGACTGCATCGGAACATCTGTATCTGGAGCATTCATTACGGGGTTTATTCCTACATTTTGATCTAACTGTGCAACAGAATTTGTTCCTGTACCAGATTGATCTCCTGTTAAGTTGTTATTATTTGCATCTTTTGTTGGAGCAGATTCCATTAATCCTATTGAAACAAGAATTGGATTAATATAGGGACCAAACGTATTTGTAAACCAGGCTATTACATTATCTAAATATCCTGTTATATTTAAACCAAAAATAATGACTATAATTAATACAATAATTACCCTAAATACGAACCATCCGGTTGAACCGGTTGTTTCGGGCGTGGAAGCTAAACTTGCGTTAATTTCTGCAGGAGTAGGCGGTGTTAAATATGAAGTTATTTTTTTTGAATTAAATGATATTCCGAATGTAGAGTTAGTATCATTTTTGCTTTCCGTATCTTCTCCGATTTTAGAGTTATAATCTTTTGGTGGCGTATTTCTTTCAGAAGAAGAATATAAATTTTTTATATATTCTAGTGACGATGGTTTTTTGTTTCCTTCTTCTTCATCTTGTCCGCCCTTTAATGATTTAAGAAGTGAACTATATTTAGATTTTGGTGTAGATCTTTTTTTTCTTGAACCTTTTGTACTACTCATATTAAAATATAACTATAAAATATTTTAATATTATAAGATTTATTTTTTTTATAGATATATTATATTGTAATATATCATATACAATATAATATAGTTACAATGAATTTACTTATTATCTCTTCAATTTTGTTGGTAGTAATTGACTCTGTTTACCTTTTTGCCGTGGGTAAACCTGTATTTGAAAAAACAGTTATGGCAATTCAGAAGTCTCCTCTTGTGGTAAATATGCCTCCTGCCATTTTTACTTATATTCTCATGGCTACTATTCTTAATTATTTTATTATATCAACAAATAAGCCGGCTATAGATGCATTTATACTTGGATTTTGCGCATATGGTATATTCGACTTTACAAATATGGCTATATTTAAAAATTATAATTTAAAAACTGCTATAATAGACACATTATGGGGTGCTATATTATTTTACATTGTTACAGTAGTTACATATAAAATCAAAAAAGGATTTTAAAATTGTATATTGTTTAGTATTGTTTTATTAATATTGTTGTATTAATATTTACTATATATAATACATATAGTAAATATTATATATATGACAGATTTAGATCTAACATTTAATCCACCTAATGGTTTTTTAACAACTAGTTTTAACGCGCCACCTCAAGATAATGGTATATCTGTTTGTATAAGATCTGATGGTAGAATTATTATGGGTGGGTATTCAACATATACATCCCACGAAATATCATTAGCATGTTACAATACCGATGGTTCATTATATACATTATTTGGGGGAAGTGGTACAGGAAAAGTATCACATATACCTCCATCGGGGTCGACATATATTGTAAATGATGTGATATTGCAATCAAATAATTACATACTTGTAACAGGCAATTTAAATATTCCCACCAGTTTAAATCTTTTTACTCCTTCATTATTTGTTGCAAGATTTACAGATTTAGGGGCTGTAGATACTTCTTTTGGTACAGCGGGTTATGTAATAACTAATCCGCAAAATTTTAATACAACAGTGCCTTCTGTTTCATTCGATCAATGTTATTCAAACTCATTAGTATTAAATTCAAGTAATGATATAATTATAACAGGACATGTTCGTAGATTATTATTTCCATCAAATCCAAGTTATTTAGCATTAGTTAAATATAATACAAATGGATTTCCTGTAAACTCATTTGGAACAAACAATAATGGTACTGTTTATACAATATTTAATACTGCTAACAGTGAAACAGGTAGTTCAGTAGATATACAAAGTGATGGAAAAATTGTAATTACTGGAATATCAACTCCTATATCAACTCCTACTCAATCAAATTTTATAGTAGCAAGATATAATGTAAATGGTACAGTAGATACAACGACATTTAATCCTAGTAATGGATTTTTATTAATTCCGCAATTTTTTCCTAATTCATCGGATAATACAAATTGTGTTAAAATAGATAGTAATGGTAGAATAATAATTGGTGGTTTTACAACTAAAACGACTGGAGAAAGTTGTATGGTATTAGCTTGTGTTACAAGTTCAGGTGCATTAGATTTATCTTTTGCAGGAACTGGTAAAACAGTTTTAGATTTAACTCCAACTTATAATTTGATAGGTCCCGGGTTTGGGGGAATAGGAAATTCTATAACTTTACAAACAGATAATAAAATTGTAATAACCGGTGCACATATTGATATATCAAATCCATCGCAAGAAGGTTTTGCATTAGCTAGATTTAATACAAACGGTAGTTTAGATACTACATTTGGTGTAGCAGGATTAGGATATATATTGTCGGATCTAGTAAGTCCAAATAGTGAAACGGGTTATTCTGTTGCAATACAAACTGATGGTAAAATATTAGTTGGTGGTACTGCAATAATAAGTGAGGATTCGGGACAAAACTCTTACTTTATTTTAGCAAGATATTTTTATACTCCTGTACCTCCAGATCCAATTGTTCCAATATGCTTTCCGGCTGGTACTCCAGTATTAACAGATCAGGGATATATACCAATTGAAAAAATACAACCAAATATACATACAATAAATAATAAATCTATTGTTGCTATAACAAAAACAATAACACCACATAATAAATTAGTTTGTTTTGAAAAACACTCGTTGGGTATTAATGTGCCAAGTCAGAATACATATATAAGCATGGATCATGGAATTATTTACAGAAATAAGTTGATAAAAGCAAGTAAATTTGTAGGACATCAAAGAGGAGTGTATTATGTAAGATATGATAAAAGATACTTGTATAATGTGTTAATGAAAAGGCATAACATTATGATTGTCAATAATATGAAAGTTGAAACACTTGATCCTGTAAATATAGTTGCAAAATTATATGCTAATAACTATACTATTCATGAAAAGATAAAATTAATTTCTAAAATAAATGAGCATTCAAATAAACTTATAGAAAAAGATAAAATATCGAATGCTTATAATAAGTTTTTATCTTCAAATTATACACGGCATAATAATTATAAAGTACATAGGTATAACACAAGATATAGTAACTTATTTTTTACAAGAAGAATACATAAAAATCCAAATGTACATATTACCCCAATAAATCGTGTCCAAAATATAATACAAGTTCCCGAAGTTGTGGTTGAAACTCCAAAAATAGAATTGCAAAAAAGTGTAATATCTGATGATAAAAATACTATAAATAATTCTATAAATATTCGAGATACTGATAAGATAAATATCCAAAGTGTTGATAAAGTTGAAAATATATTACCCGTTAAACCTAAAATATCTAATTTAAATTTAAATAAAAAAACTGCTAAAAGGATTATATTGCCGGTTGGTTCAAAAACAAGATTAAATATATTTACTCATAAAAATGGTGTAAATCGTTATATCAGCAATAAAAATAGATATCGTAAATAAATATTATAAATAATTATTATGTGTATTTTATACAGCATAGTTATGCATACTAATATCAAATTTGTTTAACATTTGAAGTTTATCAATTGTTTTTTCAAGATTTGATTTACGGACGTCTGTCATTAGATAGTCAACTTTGGGTCCCACTTCATTTTTTTTAATTTGTTTATAAATTGCGTTTATTTTCTTAACGACGGTTTCAACAAGTTCTTTATCTTTTGTTATATCTATTTTGGTATCATATTTTTCAGTTATTATTGAAATTGCGTAATAAATAAGATATCTGCGTCGTTTTTTTACACCAGGTGTGTACTTTAAACAGTAAAGTTTTAGTATACTATTTAGAATTTTGCTTTTAATATTGTCTTTTTCTGTACATTGTTGTAATATGATTTCCCATATGATCCATATAGGATCCATTTGAAATTTATCATCTACGGGGATATTGCTTCTTCTTTCACATAAGCATTTTTCTTTTTTATTTGCACATATTTTTTGAAATTCCATTATCCATTCTAGCCAGAAACATGCTTGTAGTGAGTTATTAGATTCCGGTGAAATGTGATATGCAAATTCGTTTATAGAAATGAATAATTCTTTGGGGTCATCTTTTTTATATACAGACTGTGCGTATGACATGGATGGTGCTTTTAATTTATTAGACATATATGTTATATCATATTCTTCTTCTTTATTTATTTTTATGCCTTGAAAGCTATGTTTTTTGTTGGTATTACATAAAATGCATATAATTTCGGCAAAAAGTGCTCTTATTTGAGGGTTATTTCGTAGTCGCAATATATCATCTACATATCCGGATGATATAATTTGTTTAAATTTTTCATATCTCATTTCTAAATAAATGGCAAGTTTTGGATTTGCTAAATGTACATGTTTTCCTAAAAAGGTAAGTATAATATCCCATAAATCTAGAAATTGACCAGCACATATAAGTTCTGCTCCCCAATTACATGCGGGTTCTATTTTCCCATCAAGCATACAATTTAGTAATTCTTTTCGTACATCTGTTTTTTTATATTTTGAGAATGATTCTCCTTTGAAATCGCTTATTGATCGTATATCATTAATTTGAAATTCGTCCATATACTATTTTTTCTATAAAAAAATATATAATAATAATACATATAAATAAAAATAAAAATGACAGCAATAGACTCAATTATTTATAAGATCAATGGAACGTCGTGTTGGATAGTAATATTTGCATTTATGCTTATTCTGGTATCCGTAATATATGTTTATCGTCTGTTTTTCTTAACAACACAAAAGGGTGGGTCTACGACCAATACAAATCCTAGTGGACAAGACCAAGACCAAGATCAAGACCAAGATCAAGATCAAGAAGGATTTACAATAAATAAAGAATTTACTTATAAGTCAGGAGAAAAATCTTATGATAATTTTTATGCTAAAATGTACGATAATTTATTTTATAGTAATTTAGTTGACGATTATGAAGTAGGTATTATTCTAAATAAAGCGTCCCCGGTAAGAGAGACTGATGTTTTAGTAATAGGTTCTAAAACAGGAAAACATGTAGATACATTTACCAAAAAAGGTTATAATGCATATGGTATAGATGAGTCAAAGGATTTAATGTTATATGCAATGAACAAGTATCCTGATAGTAATTATGTTTTAGGAAATAGCATGAATCAGTTGATTTTTAATCCTGAGAAGTTTACTTTAATAACGTTACTAGATTTTGCGGTCTATACGATACCGGATCGCAGAATATTATTTGAGAATTGTTACAAGTGGTTAATACCAGGAGGATTTTTAGCAATTCATTTAATAAATGTAGGTGGTTTTTATGATTCTCAGGTATATGGTGCAAGAGAACGAAGATTTTCGCCAACAATATCTCGACTATTTGATAAAAAACCTGTAAACAATCCGTTAGGAAATAATGATGCTATTGTGGATGATATTATTTATAGATCAGATATGAAAATGAGTGATCCTTCTGCGATTGAAATGCGAGAAACATTCAAAAATCGTAAGAATGGTAAGAGGCGACAAAATGTAAAAATGTTTAATGCTCCCGATCAGTCTATTATTTTAAGCGAAGCAAAAGATTGTGGATTTAATATGTTGGCGCAGAATGACTTGTTGCCATATAAGAAACCATTCCAGTACATTTATATTTTATATAAACCAGCTAATTAATGTTATGTATATATGATTTATTATTTTGAATTTCGGCATTTCTCCCGCATCTCTTCGAGGGAACTATGTTCCCCCATACCCCCTCCTTTGCCGTAGGCAGCGGGGTTTTACTGGGGCGGCAGCCCCAATACCATCGCTAGCCCTCCCAGGTAGTATCTCAGCCCTCCCAAAGTAATTCATGAATCTTATACAACCAGGGTGATAAAAACATGAAACGTGAGATGCGGGAGAAATGAGTTAATTCGTGAGATAAATACAGAAATCTATGTAACAGAGAATTAAGAAAAGAATCGTGTAAATACAGTAAAATATTTATATGAAATTATTATGATATGTATTATTATATCATAATATCGATCATAATTTTATTATTATTATTTCATGGATATAATAAGATACGACATAATTATTGGATGATACAGCCAATATTCTATAGATATAATGTAGTAAATTGGTGTAGATTAAATAAAATAATATCAACTGATAAACCTTTAGATACAAATCATTTAAATTTTCTTGCTAATAATGTTACATATATAACTGACACATGTGTTCCGTATAGAATAGATAGTATATATATAAATGAGACAGAGCGTGTGTCTACGTATTATGATAATATAGTAGGTTTGATGAATGATTATCCGTATTTTAATAAGAAATTAAATAATGGGAATATGAAGACTGCATTAATAGAGCGAAAGTTAATAAAAGACAAGCTAAAAATAGTACTAGAAAATCATGATTATAATCCTATAATAACAATGAATAGTAAGTTAGTATATAAAACATCTGTGGATACTGGAGCAGTATTATCGGTAAATACAATATTTGGATCAATCATAGGAATACCAATGTATATTTTCAGTAAAAATTTAAATAGAAATAATGCAATAGGAAGGATGCCTTTGTACTATTCAGAGTTGTATTATAATCCTAATGAGATAAAGGATGGTGATGTAAAAGACATGATATCGACATATCATTATAAAATATTATCAGATTGGGATGAAGTAATAATGCGTAGTAGAGATGTTGCTGTGAATGAAAAAAGGATGAAACGTGAGACGCGGGAGAATATGAGAAATTCAGAGAATAAAAAGAATAATCAAAATCTATATGAAGAAAATGGATTGAAAGATTTTAAAAAGAAAGAAAAGATATATACAACTATTTTTAAATATACGGGATTGACAGTTCCGAAGATAGTTGTGCCATTTGTAGTCTATCATTCTTTTTATATACCAATTGTAAATCCTGCATGGTATAAGATAGAATACCGTTTTCATCCAAGTATAGTACTAGTAAAGATTGGGAGTCAAAATATGAGTATTTTAATAGAATATTTAAAGAAACTATATACAAATGAAGTTAAATCGGATATTGTAAATCCATTTATATTTTCTATATTACCTTCATTATCGCATATAATGCATATGATTAAAAAAGAGGTATATTCTGTTTATATGTTATTACAGAAAAACAATGCAGGGATAGTACAAGGTATGAATGATATAGTAATGGCTGTTTATATGTTCAGAGTTTCGGACAAAGTAGTTTCAAATGCTGATAATAATAATAAAAATATAATATATTTACCCACATCTATACAGATGAATACAACAGATAATAATTCGTTTATATATGGGTTTGTTAATGCTCTTAAGACGGAAAATCGCGATAAAAATATGGGATGTGTCGCTATCGATACACTATCACACAATAAAAAAATAATAGATTTTTTATTAGCAAATAGCAAACCTATATTGGTAGAAAAACACACGTTAATATTTTATAATTATATATGCAAAACAGTACTACCAGAACAATTGTTAGTAATGTGTTAATAAAATAAATTTTGGGTTTATTATTAATTTTGGGAATTTCGTCATTTCTCCCGCTTCTCACGTTTCATATATTTTTTCATCTCACATATTTTCCAGATCGCGAAAATGAGTCTACAATAAAAATGACAAATATTCCTAAAAATGTATATAATATCAAATCCTCAAAAATTGAATTGGTTTTATAGTCTTGTTGTTCTTCTAGTAAGTCAATAATGTAATTCAATTTCTCTATCAACTCACCCTTTGGTTCTTCGTGCAATTCTGATGATCCCTGATTAATATATGGTGCAAACTGTTTATAATACTGATTTGCATATGTACTTGGCATATTATTATATGTGTTTGTTGAAATTGCACCAACAGATGATGTCGGGATATCAGGCGAATGAATACTTGTACTATTTACATTTTTTGTAGAGGTTTCTCCTTTATGATTTATTTGAGGCATAGGGGGAAACATACCCTGACGGATGTCTGAATTATTTTTTGTGTTGTTGGTTCCGCTAATAGCATTATAATTTGCTAGACTGTTGTCTCCACTTTCATCTTCAGTATCGCTAGATTCGTCCATAGATTTTAACAATGCTGTTAATTTTGATTCATCGTGAAGCGTAGGTTTTTGTTTAATTGTTTTTCGTAAATTAGGTTTATTTTTTGAATTATTGTTTGCTAAATTATAATCATTCTGGCTGCCTTTTCCTCCCATATATGATGCTTTTGAATTTTGAATTGTAGAACCGCTTACATCATCGTCATTATATGATGAAGCAAATAGCGCTAAAGGTAAAGTCATTCCTATAAAAAAATGAGATAATATTTTTAAAAAAACACGGAAATAATATTCGTAATATTCGTAATACAACAATTCATATTTTAGTTTAATTTAGTTTTTAATCGTAAATAAATATTATTTATTTCTAAATATATAGTAAATATATATAATCAAACATACAAATGAATTATTGTAAAAGGTCTATAACTTTCTATTCAATTTTATTGTTTATTTTAATCTCATTATTTATACCTTCTATGTATAACTATGCTTATGGGTCATTTATAGGAAGAATTATTATCGTAGTTTTAATTATTTACTTTTCAATTGAAAATATATATTTAGGTTTAATATTTCTTGTAATTATAATTACAACTTCTTATCCATTATATGAAGGGTTTGATAATGGTAGTAATCAAACTTTTACTGTAGCAAATTCTTCTATTGTAACATCTAATCCTGATATTTCGGATAAAACAAATAATCAACAAGTTTTAAATTACTTTACAAATTTTTATTGTTCAAAAGATAATAATGGTAATCTAGTTCCTGATGCTGATAAAATGGCTAGATGGAATGATATGAGTAACCCTGATAAAAGTAGTACAGAGCAACAAATTGTGGCAGGATTTCATAAAGATATAGCGAGTAAAGTATGTATTAGCAACGATCCAATGTATCAACAAAATAAAACATCACTAACAAATGATATTACAGCAAAATATACTGTTACTTCTGTTGGTGGTTTTTTTAATTTTGTAGGTAATTTATTTAAAACTGTTGTAAATTTTACAGGAAATGTTGCTGGGGCAGGTACTGCTTTCGGTGATACTGAGCAAAGCGAACTAGATAGCATAGATCCTTGTTCATATAAAAGTTCTAACTACGTATTAAGTACCCCAGGATGTATAAAAGAAAATTTAAATAGTCAAATATGCAATTACGCTGGTAGTACACCTAGTCCTTTATCATATTCTTCTAACGCATTAGCAACTAGTTATAATTTAGATCCACGTATACAACAAGACGGACAGTGGTATTTAAATATGTCACGACAACTATGTTGATATATTATTATTCAAGTAAATTTATGTAATAAATCTACAATAACATATACAACAAAATATACAACAATATATATCTTGTATATTTATTTTATATAGTATATTTTATATAGTATATAATATATAAACTATGTTGGATATTTTAAATAATGCAATCAATTCATTAAATTCTAGTACATTTTTTGCAGGAATAATGAT